CTTATAAAGACGGAGGTATACACATCAAGAAAAAGAATCGTGGGAAGTTTAACGCTCTTAAGAAGAGAACAGGTAAAAGTACTGAAGAATTAACTCATAGTAAAAATCCTTTAACACGTAAAAGAGCTATATTTGCGCAAAACGCTGCTAAATGGAATAAAGGTAAAAAGAAAAAATAATCTAATTAATTACAATTATGGATAACAATAGTAATGATACACTATTTGGATTTGAAGCAATATCTAATATGTTTGTAGAAGATCATTCTAACACGACTACAATTACTCCTACTCCGGACGATCCCGATGCGATGACTGATGAGGAGTTAGAAGAATTGAAAAGACAATCAGCAAAAGCTAGACCAGCCACTCCAGGTGCCAAGAACAAGAAGCAGGAACCTGAAGAAGATGAGGTTGATGATGATGACGATGTAAATGATATTGATGATAACATCGACGATGACGATAAAACAAAGAATAAGAAAACTAAGAAAGTAGAAGAAGATGATGATGTCAATAATATCGATGATAACGATGATGATGTAGATGAAGAAGAATCTTCTAAAGTTACAGCATTATTCGATGCTATTGCTGAAGAATTAGAATGGGAATTTGATGACGATGAAGAAGAAGAGAAACCAAAGACTGTAGAAGAATTGGTTAACTATTTTAAAGAAGTTATCAAAGAACAATCAGTTCCTCAGTATGCCAATGAAGACGTGGCTAAACTGGATGAATTTGTACGCAATGGCGGCGATCTTAATGATTATTTTACTCTTACTCCAGAGATCGATTATGAAAACTTTGATACTACAATTGAAAGTAATCAGAAGCAAATTGTTAAGATGCTATTAGCTGAAAAAGGTTTTAACGAAAAGCAGATTGCTCGTAAAATCGAAAAATACGAAGACGCTGGCATCTTAGAAGACGAAGCTGAAGATGCTCTGGAAGCAATGAAGGAGATAGAAGAGACCAAAAAGGAACAGCTATTAGAAGATCAGAGAAAGCAACATGAGCAAATGGTAGCTCGTCAACAAAAGTTTATGGACGACGTTGTCGGTGAAATAAACGCTATGAAAGACATTCGTGGAATTAAAGTTCCCGAGAAAGATAAGAAAGCTTTACTTGCATATATATTCAAAGCAGATGCTAATGGTAAAACTCAATATCAAAAAGATTATTCAAAAAGCGTAAAAAATTTAATAGAGTCTGCCTATTTTACAATGAAAGGCGACACCTTACTTGATACTGCTAAGAAAATGGGTACTAGCTCAGCTATTAAAAATCTGAAACAAAGTCTCAGATCTACGGGTGTTAGTAAAGGTACAAGAAGAATCAATACCAACTCCTCTAACTCTATATTTAGTCGCGCAGTACAACTACTTTAATTAAATAAATTTTATTAATATTTATGGATAACGGAATTTTAAATAATTTACAGATCGGTAGAGGTAAATGGTTTTCAGATCTTGTAGATGAAAACATGATTTCAAACGCAATGTTAACTAGACCGTACGAAGTAACACGTGTTATTTCTTATGTATTTGGTTCTAAAGATGATGGTTATAGCACGTCTTTGGATGCTATTACTGGTGGTCTTGGTAATGTAATGTCAATTGATCAGAGAGATTACGAATGGAACGTAATGATCGATACCGATAGAGCTGTAACTATTCGTTCTGCAAAGTGGAATGGACAAGAAATTACTGCCGCTAATGCAGATACAGTTATGGCAGGTTTGGGTAATACACCTATCATGTTGTGGCTTAACGTTATTTTATTATAACAACGGGTCCTTGAAATGGAAACATTTCTCGAAACATTTCGTTAATTGCTGGAAACTCCTAAAGGTTTTTATACCATAGTGTAACAATAAAAACATAGAATTATGAAAGTTTATAAAGAAAATGGACAATCAGCAGCCAAGCAAGAAATTGAGGTAAAAGACATTCCTGGTTATGAAGGAATGTACGCCGTAAGTAAACAAGGCGATGTTTATTCTTATAAGACAAATAAAATATTTAAACCTTCTAAAACAAAAGATGGATATTTAAAAGTAGCACTAAGAGCTGGCGGTAAAGCTTATTACTATAGAGTGCACAAATTAGTAGCTATGACTTATTTAGATAATCCTGATAATTTATCTGAAATAAACCATAAAGATTTTAATAGACAGAATAATAATCTCGAAAATTTAGAATGGGTTTCTCATGAAGATAATATATTATATTCAAAGATCCAAAATAGATTTAAATCAGATAAACCACTAAGAAAGGCTTATATATTCACAAATATACACAATGGTAAATCTTTTACAATACTAGGGATAAAAAATGTTGCAAAACATTTTGGTTTTAAAGATAATAGTATAAAAGTATTAAGAGATCATGTGAATACAGGAGAATATGTAAAAAATGGTATTTTAAAAAATTTAAGAATAGATACTCAAGACTTGAAGGTTCAACGACTAGAGCAGACATGCTCGTAGACTCAAGCGAGTCGAAATGCGAAACCCCTTTAGGGTGAAGATATAGTCTGAACTTCTATGGAAACATAGAGCAGTTGTCAATAACCATAGACAACGGACGTGAAGTAGCGAATCACGTTGAACATATTGCGAAGATAAATGGTTTGGTCCAGGTGCTATCTTGGAATTCGATGACAGAAACTATCAGGTACGTGTATCTGGTGCACCTTATCAGGATGGTAACGAATGGGTTTACACTTGTTTCATTGCTGATGGACAATCTAGTTCTTATATTCCTGGTGAATATTTAGTATCTGGTCATCAGGTATCTCGTTTGGCTTCTGCTTATGAAGAATACAGCGAAGAAGGTGATATCCTGAACTATAATACTCATTTCAAGATGAGAAACTTCTTGTTTACTACTCGTCTGGATTATGATATTACAGGTACAGCTTATTCTACAGTACTGTGGATCGCTTTAAAAGATCCTAAAACAGGTAAGACTTCTTACTTGTGGTCTGATTATCAGGAATGGAAAGCCATGAGAGAATGGTCTAAGAGATGTGAACGTATGTTAGTTTACTCCAAGAGTAATGTAAACAAAGATGGCTCTACTTCTTTACTGGGTACTAATGGTCGTCCGGTATATATTCCTGCAGGTTTGTTGCAGCAGATTGCTCCGTCTAATAGACGTTATTACACTGAATTGACAGCTGAACTGTTGGAAGACTTCTTGTTTGACCTGTCTTATAATATTTTAGGTACCGATGAACGTAAGTTTGTTGCTTTGACTGGTGAGATGGGTATGAGAGAATTCGATAGAGTTTTGAAACAGAAAGCTGCTACTATGAATTTAATTGATACTAAGTTTGTAACCGGTTCGGGTCAGTCTTTAGTATTAGGTGGTCAGTTTGTTACTTACAAAATGACTAATGGTATCGAATTGACATTGAAACGTTTCCCGCTGTATGATGATACAACTTACAATCGTTTGTTGCATCCAGTTTCTGGTAAACCGCTGGAATCTTATAGAATGACATTCTTGGATCTGGGTCGTAGAGACGGTAAATCTAACATCGTTAAGGTGGTTAGAAAAGATCGTGAAATGGTAATCTGGAATACTTCAGGTTCTGTTGCTCCTGGTGCTGGTTATGGTAAGAACGCAAGTACAGTTAGATCAAACGCAAAGGACGGTTACAGCGTACATCTTCTCGGTGAAATGGGAATCTGTCTTTTCGATCCTCGCGCTTGCGGTGAACTTATAATGGACGTTGAAGCGTAAAAATGTACCGTATAAATTGGAACAAATTTTAATATCTTACGTTCATGTGTAAAACACAAAATTACAAGACAATGAATGTTATAGATATTAAAGACGAAAAAATATATGAAATTTATAAGATCACTGATAAAATAAATGATAAAGTGTATATTGGAGCCACTAGTCAAGGATGTGGTAAACGTTTTAAACAACACATCTGGAAAGCAAACGAAGGCTCCAATTATGCTTTTCATAAAGCTATTAGAGATATAGGAGAAAATAATTTTGAAGTAGAAACCATAGAATACCTTAGTTCTCTAGAGGAGTTAAAACAACGTGAAAAATATTGGATTATTCAATATCGTTCAATGAATCCTAAATATGGATATAATAGTGATTGCGGTGGAGATATAATGTTTCATACGGAAGAAACTAAAGCTAAAATTAGTAAAATCCATAAAGGAAAAGATCAATCTTCACGATATAAAGCTGTTTTACAATACGATGAAAACGGTAAGTTCATTCGAGAATATCCCAGTTTAACACACGCTAGTGAATTTACAAATATCTGTAGAGCCTCTCTTATAAGAGGCTTAAAACATGTATTCAAAGGTAGATCCAAAGTAAACCCGTTTATTTGGGTATATAAAGAAGATTATCCTGATGTTCCTTCCAGTATAGATACAAAAGGATTAATAGGAGATATCAACTTTGAGCGACCTATTAGCGAGAACTTTATAAAAGCCAGAAATAGTAATTTAACTAAAGATGGAAAAATGGATAATTTAAAAAAATCAGTAATTCAGTATGATTTACAAGGAAATGTACTTGAAGAATTTGACAGTATAAGTGAAGCTTCTAGAATTACCGGAGTATCCAATACGACAATTAGAGATTATTGTAATGGAAAATTTAATACAAGATTATCAGATCCTAAATTTCTAAAAAGAATCAAATACATTTGGAAATATAAACAATAAAATTATGGAAGTAGTATTAAAATTCGCCCGAGTAAATCCGTGGGCTGGAATAGCTAAATATAAAAATTGTTACGATTATATTGGTACATATTGGACAAGAGCTGGTAACATTCATACAGGTTTAAGTGAAGAAGATGCTCGTAGACTTGAAAAAGTTATGGGTTATGAAGAAGGTCATTTAGCACCTACTAGTTCTTTTTGGAAAACTTATAGTGTAAGATTAGGAGCTAAAGATACTTTTTTGCATACTGAAAAACCTGAAGATGAATTAGCGTATCTGTTTTTAAAAAATCATAAAAGAGTTGCAACTGGTTTAAGCAATATCAGACCTCAACATGATTATGTGTTAGTTAACACCGATGCGGAAGCAGAAGCTGCTAATAAACTTAACAAAATTAAACGTGAAGCATTTGCAGAATTTAATAAGATGTCTCTCGAAGAGATGCGTAAATGTTTACGTATTTATGGTCATAAGTCAGACAACATTAGCAATGAATTAGTAGAAAGCAAGTTGTTTGAATTGATTGAAAAAGATCCTCGTAAATTCTTCTTACTGTGGATTGATAACAAAAATAAAGATACTCAATACATTTTAGAGACTGCAATTAGTAAGAATGTAATTCGTAAGTCAAAGAATGTATATTATTATGGTACTGACGTGATTGGTAGAAGCCAAGACGATGCTATTAGTTTCTTAAATGAAAAGGCTAATCAAGATATCAAAATGGCAATCATGCAAGAAATTGAATCTAAATAATTATGAATATTAGTGAATTACATATAGCATTTAAAATAGAAGCTGACAAGAATGCCGTTAATATTGGTATGTCTGGTTGTCCTTCTTTTTTACCTGAGGAAATAGATTATTGGTTATATGCTGCATACCTCAGTAAAATAGCTACCAAGTTTACGGGCAATAATACTATTAGAACTCCTTTTGAAGAAAATAGTAAACGTGTATCAGACCTTGAAGGTTTAGTAAAAACAGATAAAGGTTTAACACTATTGAGTGAAACAACTAGTAATAGATTAATGCTCAATGACTTTAAATCTACTATTACTTATGGTAGTCAAGCTCAAGATAAACGTATGTATTTTATTCAAGGTATATTACACTTTGGTAGTAAATTAGCTAATGTAAAACTAATAAGTCATGAAAACGCAATGAGGTTCTTAGAGACATATAATAACAAACCTTGGATAGAAGAACCTGTTGCTATACTAGAAGATAATAAGTTGATAGTGTTCGTGGATAGGGATCTTATGACAGGTCCCTATACTATCGACTTAACTTATCTAGCATATCCTAAAAGATTAAATAATCAGGATATTACTTCAGGTATGGATGAAATACCAGAGTACATGCAATATGAAGTGGTTAAGTTAGCTGCTGATATGGCATTAGAAAATATAGAATCACCAAGAGTTCAATCACACCCACAGTATGTGGCACAATTAGCAGAATGATATGAGTAGCAAGGAAATGCAAATGTCTGAAGAAGAATATTATGCTAGCTTATTATCTAACCCTGATTATGCTAAACCAAAGTTTTCTATATACCGATTTAAAAACATTTTAAACGGTAAAGTATATATAGGTCAAACTGTAGTACCTGTTAGAAAAAGGTTGATACAACATATGACTTTTAGTAAACCGTGGACGAAATGCCAAAAAACATATTTTCATAACGCTTTGAACAAAAACGGTTTGATTAATTTCGAATTCGATGTTATTGAAATTTGTGCATCTCAAGAAGAGTTAGATATAAGAGAAAAATATTGGATATCATATTATAAATCAAATAACAAACAATATGGATATAATATTGAATGTGGCGGTAAGGATGGAAGAAAAGGAACTAAATTAACTGAAGAACATAAAAATAAGTTACTAAAAGCTAATTTGGGTAAACATAGAAGTGAGGATACTAAATTAAATCTTAGTAAAGTACACAAACAACTATGGGAAAATGAAGAGTTCAGAAATACACATTTAAGTATAGTCCGAAATAATTTATCTGCTAGCTGGGAAAAGACACAAAAGAAAATTTATCAATACGATACTAATGGTGATTTTGTAGCAGTTTGGAATAAATGTAAAGACGTTGCAGATTTTCTTTACGGAAAAGGAAAATGTGGTAGTTTAACACGCAATATTAAATTAAACAATAAACGTGGTAAATTGGGGTTCTCCAAAAAAGGATACATTTGGTCATTTTTTGCTCCCCAAAGAAAGGAGGGAATATAGACGCAAAAAATATGCAAATGGAGTTTGAACGTAGACTCCAACTTATTAGTCCAGATCTTACTATAGAAAACAAACCTAATTCGGATTTAATCTTTTCTATACTGAATGAAGCACAAGATCGTTACGTAATGATGAACTATGTTGGTGATGATCAAATGGAAGTTGAGACTAATACTCAAACAAGAAATACCGATTCTATCAAAAGTCTGTTGGTTGAAAGAGAACTCACTCAAAGCGGTTCTACATCAAACGGTATAGCTAGATATAGACTACCCTATTCTACTACTGATGAATATTTCTTATACGTACACTCCGTAAGTAAAGTAAAAGGTACTTATAGGCAGTATACTACTGAAACTAAAGTAGATAATCAATTAGTAAAATATAGGGATCTACCAAAGTTTATGAAGACTGCTTATAATACACCAATTGTAAGACAACCAGCAGTAGCTTTAATATCTGATCCAACTACTAAATATATGTACATGGAAGTAGTAGTAGACGCTTACACTACTTTAAGTGGTGTTATTCTTACTTACTATAGAAAACCATTAAGATTTAATACTACAACTGGTGCTTCAAAGTGTGAATTACCTGAATCTGTTCATAGTGAAATAGTTGACCTTGCTGTTAATATGTTTATCACAGAAGGTAAATACAGATTACAAACTAAACCATCTAACCAAAGTAATAGAGAATAATTATGAAGTTCATTGAATTACAAACTGCATTTGAAACCGAAATAGGTTTACTTGATAACAATATTGAGAAGCCAGTTACAGCAGATATTGAATATTGGTTAATGGCTGGTTTAGATAAGTTTATTAAAACTAGATACTCAGGTATCAATTACAAGCGTACAGCATTTGAACAGGATCAGAAAAGAATTGATGATCTTCGTACACTTGTAACCAATAAGACATATCAGTTTATAACATTCCCAGAAGAACAAGTAGTTACATTACCAACAGATTATATGTTTACTTTAGGTGAAACAGCAGTAATCTATAGTAATAACAACTGTTGGCCCAAGGGACCTAATGGTCAACCTAGGACTAAACACACAGATGTGTTAGAAGCTACTATTGAGAATTTTGATAGACAAAGACAAAATACATTATCAGAGTATAGATTGCATGGTACTTCAGCAAGACCTTTGAGATTATTTCAAGGTAACGAAATCCATTTATATACTGATGGTAATTACAATATAAAGAATTATATCCTCACATACTTGAGGACTCCAAAAAGGATTAGTCTTACTACGGCTCCTTTTGATGAATATACGGATATGCCAGTATCTACTCATCAGGAAATCGTAAAAATAGCGGCTGAATTATACTTAGAAAATAAGGCTAATCCAAGATATCAATCGTATATGAACGAAGTTTCAACAATGGAGTAAGTATACGTTTTTTAAATTCTTAGTTTAACCTAACGCGGAAACTTGAAACATAGGAGTAGAAGGGTTAAATACAGTTAAACTAGGATATCCGTTTAACTAAAAATAAATTAATATTATGCTACAGAAAGTAAATACTGTACTGATTGCTAAAACAGCTCCTGCTTCTTTTTCTACAGCAGATGCTTTGGCAGATGGTGCAATTGCTTTGTTTGATGAAAACAAGAAAATTTTAACATCTACTGCATTAGCTGCAGCAGCTAAATCTATTTATGTAGGTGTTTTTGAAGGTAAAGAAGATGTATATGATCAGAAAGGTGCTAAGAGCACTAAATCTGTAATTAGATTTTCTATGCCTATTCAAAAAGGTTCTAATCCTACTTTGGTAGTAACTCCTTTCGTTGCTAAAGCTGAAGATAAGATTGTTATTACTGCTACTAATGTAGCTCCGGAAGTTGGTCATCGTTATGTTTTACGTTTAGTTTATAACGACATTTACGAAGCTCCGGGTCAGTTTACTCATACGTATGAAGTAATCGCTAAGACTACAGCTCCGAAGGATTTGGTTGATGCTTTTGTAAAGAAAATTAATAAACACAAAGAAGCTAGAGTTACTGCTAGCGCTAGTGCAGATGTATTGACTTTGACAGCTAAAGAAATTCCTTACAATGAAGGCATTACTTTGGATCACGGTTATACTCAGGTATCTGTAGAAGCTTTCATGTGGACTACTATTCCTTCTGGCTTACTGAGCAACGCAATGTATCCGATTTCTAATTTGACAATTGCTAAGACTCAAGGTACTCCAGGTAAGGGTAACGCTTACATTGTTAGAGATCGTGAAAATGCAGCAATGGGCTACAGAGGTATTACTCATAGAGCTAATGGTATCTATCCTTATATTGCTCCGGAATTTAGATCTGATTTGAGTGCAGAATACGATACTATTACAATGGAATGGGATAATAAATATCTGTCTGATGATAATCAATATATTAAAACAACTCCGCTGGCAGTTGAAATGTACATTGTAAAAGATCAGATCAAAACAAATAAATTATTTGTGAATATGATTAAATCTTTCATTTCTGGTGCAGAAGTATCTGAATAAGGATTTAATTAATTTTTAACCATGAAAGGGATTGGGGAAGTTATCCCTAATCCCTTTTCTTTTTATATACGATTGATATGAATGACATAAACGATAGCTTGTATTATGCAGAAGTAAAATTACTTACAAAGTACTGTCATAACTGCTTAGATAACAAGATGAAAGATAAAATCATGATGTTCTTATTCAAGAAAACTTTATATGAAAATGCTATAGAATTAGACTTTACAGAAGATGCAGATAGATATTATAAAGAAATGCTTAACTTGCTTGATATGAGAACATGCAATTGTACTATTAATGACTGTAAAAATTGTAAAGATGGATATTGTGAATTATGTAAATAAGGTTGGGGAATTAGTTAATCAGTCTACCAAGTACAATGCAAAACTGGATAGAGTTTCTATTACCAATTTAGTATTATTGTTGCATTTAGATAAATTATCTAGTTGGGCTAGTACTAAAGTAGATGATGAAGATTTTCCCATTACTCAGGAAGATGTAGATAAAATTATAGAATGTATGCATTGTTTAAAAAAACAAATTAATTTCTATCCAGAAAAAGATATCGATGATGATTGTATATTAACAGAAGTAGAAGAACATATAATTCAAGAGTAATATGAATAAAAAGATATCACAATTTGAGGTTACCACATCTTTTGAAGATAATGACATTCTAACTCTTGTACAAGATAAAACTAATAAGATAATTCATAAAGATGATTTTGAAACTAGTTTATCTAGTACGTTTGCAACTAATGAAAGAGTAGATGGTATTGAAGAAGATGTAGCTAATCTTGATACTAAAGTAGACAACAATTATACAGATCTATCCAACAAAATAGTAGAAGGGGATACTAATGTTACTAATAATCTGAATAGTAATATTAATAGTTATTATGATGTATTAAACAATAAGATCATTACTCTTGAAGATAAACATGATAAGGATTTAACTGAAGTTAATGATACAGTACAGGGTTGGATAGATACTATTGATGATAAGTCTACAAAGGAACAATTACAAAACCTATTAAATAGGTTGATTGAAGATGAAAATATCATTACAGCATTAGCAGATTTAATTGCAAATGGTGGTGGTAGTGGTGAAGCACCTGGTTTTCATACACAACCTACTAGTACCATATTTCCATTATCAGGGTACTATAAAGGTGAAAATGCTGATCCTTTAACTACTACAGATACCTTAAATCAAGCATTAGGTAAATTGGAATGTCAGATAGATAATATTACTTCGAGCAGTTCTGGGTCTCTTCCTTTAATTAAGACTGGACAAACTACTGCACCTAGCGATGGCACAATATATACTTCAGGTAAAGTAAAAGAAGATTATCTACGTAAAGACGGTGATACGGCAACAGGTTATACTACATTTTTGGCAGGTATACAAGGTGGTAAAACCTTTAGATCTGGTTGGGATGGTGAAGGAGCTAGTTTATGGCCTGTAAACACCAAATGGCATTTAGAAGTAGATGATTTATTTGTTCGTGGTAATCTGACAGTAAATGAACTAATTGTAAATGAAATAAAAGCTGTTGGCGGAGATATATTAGTTACAATGGCTGATATGGAAATCGTTGAAGTAGTAGATGGTAGTGATGGATGGACTTGCTACTTTGATGACGAAGATGGTACTAAGTACAATCAGTTTAGGGTGAGAGACCAGGCTATCTGTCAGAAATTTGATGGCAAGAATGTAAAGAGATACTGGAGAATGGTATCTGAAGTTGGTAATAACTTCATCGTCCTTTCTAAAAGCGTATGTGAACCAGGTAGCGCTAATCCTGAAGTAGGAGATAAAGTCTTATTGTTAGGTCATAGGGTAGAAGCAGATCTTGAATTGAATTCATCTATGAATGATAGACGTAATGCTATATTCATTTCAGCTAAAGGTGAAGGTTCTCCTAGAATTGCTTTCTATGATAACATCGATGACTTTACTTTGGCTGGTAAAGATCGTACTGTAATCGGCAAAGAAAGTAAGTTTGTTGGTACTCTGATGCAGACTACAGAGACTGGTGATGTAGTTAGAGTTCCTGTATATAGAGGAGAATGGAATCCTGATACTACTTACAATTATTATGATCAAGTTACATATCAAGGTAGTTTGTGGATTGCTATGAAGGATGGTGTCACTAGTGTACCTGGTCCAGATAATGATGAATGGCAATTACAAGTATCGAAAGGTGATTCAGGTAAACCTGGTGATGATGTAGCTAAATGGGTTGAAATCACTGGTACAAGACTGTTCTTATATGATACTCCTGATTACTCTGGTACACCAACTCCGTCATCTGTGGTACTATATTGTAATACTTATGGTATGACTAATCCTACATATGAATGGAGATTATTAACAGAACCTATAGAAGTAATTGGTAACAATGTAAGTACAGAGATACCTCATACAATATTTACTACAAGAACAGCCAATGTGCGTTGTGTAGTTACAGATTCAGATGGTAGTCAATACTACGACGATATACAAATTGCTAAATTAGCAAATGGTGCTGAAGGTTTGGATGCTTATTATGTTGATTTAACTAATAGTACTGTAAATATACCTTACGATTCATCTGGTAATACACCTTTAGTTAATCTTAGTACTATTTATACAGAAGTATATGCTTATCGTGGAATCGATCCTATTGACATTGTATCTATTGAAGCAACTACAACTCAAGGTGATGCTACGGTTGAAATACAAGGTAATAAAATCACTTTAAGTAAAATAAATAGTATAAGCGCAACTATAAGGTTGACTATCAAATTAACAGATGCTACTATCCTTACTAAGGATTGGTACATAAATAAAACTCATGATGGAGAATCTGGATTTGATGGTGTAGATGCAGCATATGTGATGGTTACAGGAGAACAAGTATTTAAATATACTTCTAATGCTACTACTCCCATTCCGGCTACAATTAATTTATTGGCTACTGCATTTAATATAGAATCACCTATGTTTTATTGGTACTGGGCTCTACCTGGTACAAATGATTGGCAAGAACTAGTAAATGAAACAGGTAATAACCTATTAGTAAGCCCTACTGGTAATTATTTCTCAGGTAATAATGAAGTAACATTTAAGTGTGAAGTTACATCTACTAATGGAGGTGCTACATATATGGATATGATGACCATCAATAAACTGTATGACGGTAAAGATGGTGAAGGTGGTTACAGAGGTACGTTAACAAATGAAGCTCATACTGTATCTGCCAACTTTAATGGAGAAGTAGATCCTACAGAATTATCTAGGGCTATAACTGAAACTCGATTGTGGTTTGGTATAGATCAAATTGAAAATAATAATTATTCTATTACAAGTACATTAATAAGTGGTGATGGTTCAGTAAATGTAGACAATACTAGTAAGAAAGTAACAGTAACATCTCTTACTTCGGATACTGCTGTATGGAGAATTCATTTCTTAGTTGATGCTAAAGAAGTAGATGTTTGTGATTTTACTGTTACTAAAGCTAAAGGTGGTGCAGCAGGTTATCAACCAATATCAATCTACTGTATGACTAATAGTACACCTAGCAGACCTACATTGACTACTAGACCTTCTTCCTCTGGTACATCCAGCGGTGGTTATACTTGGTATCTTGATCCTACTTACTCTACTAGTTATGCTACATGGGAAAGTCATGGTAACATAGACCCTAATAATAATGGTGTAGTTGTAGTAGACCAAACTACCGGGTATAGATGGACAGCTCCAGTAAAGATAAGCGGTAAAGATGGTGAGCAGGGACCACAAGGTGATAGAGGACCTGCGGGTTCTTCTGGTTCTGACGGATCTGATGGTTTAGATGGACCAGGATTGAATTATAGAGGTGCTTGGACATCTGGTAAGACTTATGGTTGGACAGCGGGAAATGCAGGTAATGTGAGAGACGTTGTTAAAGATGGTAGTTACTACTATATGTGGAATAAATACTATAGGGGTACTGCACCAGTAGCTTCAAGTAGTAATAAACCATCTAATAGTTATACTACTGTAGACGGTACTTCCGGTAGATACTGGACTAGATTTGGTTCATCCTTTGAATCAATAGCTACTGGTTTGTTATTAGCAGAAACAGCAACTATTGCAGGTTGGGAATTTGCTGATCAATATATTTATGCTCAATCTAATACTATGCGTCTAGATGGCAGAACTTCACCATTAAGCGATGTGCATTTAGCAGCTGGTAGTAATGCAGCATCTAGTCCTGGTAGTGCTCCTTTTAGGATAAAAAAAGATGGAAGTATGGTTTCCACTAAAGCTAATATTACTGGTACAATATCAGCAAGTAGTGGTGATATTGGTGGAGTTCAAATTAGTAATGGTTTAAGAGGAAGTGGATGGTCATTAAGTAACTCCGGATATTATTGTAGTGGGGATGGAGTTAACGCCGGTTTTGGTGTCAATTCTGCTCCAGCAACGTATGGTAAAAATCTTCCAATGTCTATAAGTTATACTAATAACGTTTATGGTGATTATATTTTAGGATCTACTATCAGTGCTAATAACTCAGAGGGTTGGGCTGTTGGTTTAGCTGTTACTAGTGGTTTTCTTTGGTGTAGACAAGGAGTATATGATACATGTAAAGCACAATTAAATCCTAATGCTTCTGGAAATAGTATTCAACTAGTTTGGCCCAAAGGTAGCAATGGTGGTGGTTACGGTTGGAGATTTGAAATATATAGTACTAGTTACAGTACGGTATATTTACCGGATAGATCATTACTAGCTAAACATTTAGGCTTAAAAAGTAGCGATTATTTTAATATAGAAGTGCTACTTTATGCTTCTAACTGGGGCACTTCGTATAATATTTTTCCTAGTTCTGGTATGTCGCTGTTTAATGAAGCTGGTAGAAGTATAAGTAGTTATAAATTAGACAAAGCTATGGCAAGAAGATTTTTAATTACAGCTTCAGATACTTATTATGCAAGAACAATTTAATATTTAAGTTATGACGATAATAGTAAGAAAGAGTGATGGTTATGTACTAAATAGTGATGAATTTAATGGTTTAGATATGACTGATCAAATAGATGTTTTAATAAATGATCTAGATCTTAATTATTATGATATAGTAGATGTTGAAGATCCACACGATGAGACTATAAAATATCTAATGAAAAGATATTTCTATAAAAATGGTGAATTACTGTGTACATATTACATTACTGCAGAACTAGAAGAAGTGTTAAAAGAAGCAGAAGAAGAATTAGCTTCTACTGATTATATAATGACTAAGGCTGCAGAAGCAATGGTACTAGGACAAGAACCTTCTTCACAATATAATTATACAGAAGTTGCAGAAAGAAGACAAGTTCTTAGAGATCTTATTAATGATCTTAGACAAAAGAAAGAAGATTATCCTTTCACCAGTATGTATCTAACTGAACCTTTAATCTATAAACAATACAGTAATGATAAAGAATAATGTATATTATGAATTCTTTGCAAGCTATATGGTACCCAATTCTAATGAAGTTGGGTACTGGATAGACTTGGGAGCAAATTCAAAAGGAAAGATAATTAAAGTATATAATCCTGATATTAAGTCTTGGGTTAAACTAACAGATGCTACTAGTGAAGATGCTGTTGCTCCTTTCATTGGTTCTAATGGTAACTGGTGGATAGATAATCGTGATACAGGCATACCTGCTTCTGGTAAAAGTCCAATTATTGGTGAAAATGGTAATTGGTGGATATTTGATCCAGCATTAAACGAATATGCTGACACTGGTGCTACTGCATATGGTAAGACTGCATATGAATATGCAGTAGATCATGGATATACAGGTACTGAAGAAGACTTTGGCAAAATGCTTAATGAAGTACCTAATGCGGTTAAAGATGCCAAACAAGCCGTAAAAGACTCAAAAGAAGTACTTCAGAATCCACCAAAGATTGTAGATGGTAATTGGTATATCTATGACTATGCAAAAGATACTTATCAAGATAGTGGTATTAATGCCGTTGGTGATGCATTTGTTATTGTAAAGACCTATCCTTCGATTCAAGCTATGCAAGATGATTATAATAATCCTGAAGTAAAAGCAGGACAATTTGTAATGATTGATACAGGTAATGTTGAAAATGAAGAGGATTCTAGATTGTATTTAAAAGGTAATACTGAATGGAAGTTCATATCAGACTTATCTGGTGCACAAGGTATTCAAGGTTTATCAGCATATCAAGTAGCAGTACAGCATGGCTTTGAAGGTACAGAAGCTGAATGGTTAATCTCTTTAAAAGGTGAGAAAGGTGAAACTGGACCTAAAGGAGATAAAGGTGATACTGGAGAAAAAGGGGCTACTGGTGAAAGAGGACCTCAGGGTTTACAGGGAGAAAGAGGTTTACAAGGTGTTCAAGGTGAAAAGGGTGAACCAGGTATACAAGGGCCTGTTGGACCTAAAGGTGAGCAAGGAGAGCAAGGTATACAGGGAATTCAAGGGCCTGTTGGACCTAAAGGTGAGCAAGGAGAGCAAGGTATACAGGGAATTCAAGGGCCACAAGGAGAACCTGGTCCACAAGGACCTAAGGGGGATACTGGTTCAGGATTAAATATTAAGGGAGAATTAGATTCTGAATCACAATTACCACAAGAAGGTGTATCTGGTGATGCTTGGTTAATTGCTGGTAATCTATACGTGTTTGTGGGTGAAAACGGTAATGTTGAATCTAATCCTAAATGGAGTAACGTAGGTAGTATTCAAGGACCAGCAGGACCACAGGGACCTGTAGGACCTAAGGGGGAACAGGGAGAACCTGGTCCTAAAGGTGAACCGGGAGCTGATGGAGCACCTGGAATACAAGGTCCAAAAGGTGATCCTGGTCAAAAAGGAGAGAAAGGAGACCCAGGTAGTGATGCTTCTGTAACTAAGCAGAATGTAGAAGCTGTACTTACTGGGGATATTACTAGTCACAATCACGACAGTAGATATATATCTAAAAGCAATACTAGTACATATACACCTACTGCAGATTATCATCCTGCCACTAAGAAGTATGTAGATGATACTGTGGCAGCAGTAGATGTTACTGAACAAATCTCTGGTAAAGCTGATAAAACTTATGTAGATAGTAAGTTAGATACTAAAGTAGATAAGGAAGAAGGAAAAGGATTAAGTTCTACTGATTTTACTTCAGCTGAAAAAAGTAAATTAGCAAGACTTAATGGTTATATTGTAAATATGGCCGATAACATGGTTCCCACAGCTGAATTTGGTCGTATTACGTATTCCTTTAAGAATGAATCAACAGGTTCTAACGGCAATACTCAATCTAAAGTAATACAGATACCAGCAGCTACAACCTCTGCTGCAGGTTTAATCACTGCTGAAGGATTTAATAAACTTACTGGATTACCCACATCAGAAGAAATAGATCAAAAGATTAACACTGCTATAGGTTCAGTATATAAGGTAAAAGGTTCTGTAGCTAATTATGAAGCTTTACCTAAAGATAATGTAACAATAGGTGATGTATATAATCTTGAGGATACAGGAGCTAATTATGTAGCTACTTCAACTACTCCAGATTGGGATAAGTTAAGTGAAACAGTAGATCTTAATGGGTATTTAACTAAGACTGATGCAGCTAGTACGTATCAACCAAAAGGCAATTATCTTACTTCAGTACCTGAAGAATATGTAACTGAAACTGAATTAACTGCAAAAGGTTATGCTACTACTACTCAGGTTAATACAAAATTAGATTCTTCTGCATATACTGCTACAGATGTGTTATCCAAAGTAAAGACAGTGGATGGAGTTGGTAGTGGTTTAGATGCTGATTTACTTGATGGTAAACAAGGCAATGAGTATGCTTTAAAAACAGAAGTAATTACAGAGGCACCTTCAGATGGTAAGACATATGGTAGGAAAAACAAACAATGGTCAGAGATTATAGCTAGCAATCAGTATCTGGATGTTGTAACTTTATTTCCAAGTAAAAGTGGTACATTATCAGATGAAAACTATCAAAAGATAGTTGATGCAGTAAATAAAGGAATAACAACAGCAAGAATTGAAACGGATCCTGATAGATTTAGCCCGATAACAATTAGTAATTCTACTGAAACATATAGTATTATAACAAATATTTTAACAGTAGACTCCGGTGATCACTCTATAGGGTTAACGGTAATAACCGTAATTATTAACAAGAGTAACAAGACTTATACTTCGGTATCTAATCGACAAAGTTTACAAAATACTGGCTCCGGTACAAAATACCTCTCCGACAACGGTGAATACCTCACTCCCCCTACCGCCACCTCCGCCACAGCGGGGTATATGTCGGCGGAGGACAAGAAGAGGGTGGATGATATAGTAAATTTCGGCACAGGGAGTAATGCTGTCACCACTCTTGTGAATATACCGACAAGCAAGAGGTTGGTTAAGGCTACCCTATCCTCCGTTTCAAACCTGTCGATAAATGAGTCTGCAAGGGCACTGAATGTAGGCGAAGAGATATACCTTGATTGTAATCCTACTGCTTCTTTTACGCAGCCTATCCCTACTACTGGCAGTTTTAGATCGATGTCCGGTAGTTCTATTACCACTACTTCCGACGTGCCTTTCGAGATGTCCATCTTGAAGATCGCTACGAGTGGTGTCATGTATTCAATAACCGTTAAAGAGCAGGATTGATATGTTGAGAAGAAGGACTATGGGGAATAAGAAGTTGGTATTGTTCCAAAAAAGGTTTTACCCGGCAGGGAATTACACCTGGACGGTTCCACCGGGATGCACGGAGGTGGATGTGTTTCTTGTAGGTGCTGGGGGTGGATGTTCACATAATTTACATAATGGAGTCCCCGCAGGTGGTGGAGGCGGATACACAAAAACTTATAAAAGGGCAACGACAGGATATAGAGATGGAGGTGCTGTATCTGTGATCCCCGGACAAGTTATAAATATCGTAGTAGGAGCAGGAGTGAGTGGCAATAATGGTGGTTATTCACAATTTCTTAATTCTAATTATCGCGCCAATGGAGGTCATCTGTCTCAATGGAATGGAGACGGGAACGGTGGTTCGGGAGGCGTAGGGACAAATAGATCTACTCATTCGGTCGGAGGATCAAATGGTACAGGCAGTGGTGGAACATCCGGTCAAGGACATACAACACGTGATTTTGGAGAATCTAATGGTAAAAGGAATGCAGCAGGTGGTGCAAGTTCTTATAACAGATCAGGTGGTGAAACGTCTAAACCTGGAGCTTCTGATTATACAGAAGGAAGTGGCGAAGGCAGTAATGAAAGTAGCGCTTTTTTTTCTGGCTGGAGTGCCGGACTTGGTGGTGGCGGCTACGGTGGCGGAGCTGGAGGAAATGCATCAAAAAAATCGACGAAAGGCGGCGACGGCACCGTCCTAATCCGCTACTACGCATATGAAGAATAAACAAACAAAATATAAATGATATGAGCAACTATCTATACATACAAAAAGACACAGCAAACATCTACGTCGCAATGCCGGAACAGCTCGATTCCAATAACTACGAGACCGGCACAACCTGGGAAGATTACATCGCTGGAAAGTATGTTTTGCTGACAGAAGAACAGATTGCCTTTAAAGAGGCAAACGAAGGTGCATCCGTAGAAGAAGTGTTCAATATGCAGTTGACACCTATTCCCGAACCGACACCGGAAGAAAAACTTCAAGCCGCAAAAGACTTGAAACGTCAGGAAGTCTACAACACCGACTACCGGCACTATTACATCGACGGCAACGATGCCTATACCTATGACCGTCTGTCTCTGAAAGACCAGTGCACCCGAAAAGATACGGTTGAAGTAAACGGGAAATTGTATAAATCCGCCCTGTTATTGGAAGCTCTCAATGAGATGGTGGATTACAATGATATCTGTATAGGTCTATCCGAAAAGCTGCTCTCTGACATTGAAACAGCCGAGACAGTGGAAGATGTAGAAGCAATTGAGGTGACGGGCTATCCCGATGTAATCCATAGGACGACAGCCGAATTACAGAAAGCCGTAAACTACACGGAAACGCACGATTCAGAGAAGCAGCTATCCCGTATCACCCGTAAATCCGTGTCTGTAATGCAGCTGACGGATGATGAAGCGATTAGTGCCAAATACGCACATGCTGAATGGAAAGAATTTATTAACGGGAAGTTGGATACCGGCAACCGGGTAATTAACGATGACTGGTTGTGGAAAGTCCGGCAACCGATAAATCCGGTTCTCGAAATATATCCTCCTTCGGTAGATACGGCTGCCCTTTATGAGCGCATGGACGAAAATCACAAAGGCACTGAATACGATCCCAAACTCTATGCGCCAGGCATGACGCTTGAACAGGAAAAGTATTATACGGAAATAGAAGACGGCGTAAGGAAGAAATATTACTGCTTTTATGGTACGATTAATCCGGTATATGCCCATTTGAAAGAATTGATTAACATAAATGTAAGATTGGTGTGATAACTATTGATTTATCTAAAGTAACAGTGGTTCAATAACCGCCATTAGATATGTAATAGTCCTCTTTATAAGAGGAACCTTTATTTAATATAATCGTTTACTTTATATATCAAGCTCTAAGTATCATATAATTTTCAGAACGCTAGCATTCTTTTAGATTGTCTAGCGTTTTGTTTTTTCAAAGTCTCACAAATCTTCAATCATGTTTAGATATATAAACGATATTATAATAAAAGCCTCAAGTGTATCAACAGTGAATTATTTTAAAGAACTAATAAATGATGGTCCGATTAAATTTTTTACTTGCATTAGTACTGCTTTATCTAGTGCTATAAGCACATTCTTTTTACCTATTTGGATACCAATAGTCGCAGTAGGAATACTAATAATTATTGATATGATATTAGGTATTAGAGTGTCATTAAGTAATGGTGAAAAGATTCAATCTAGAAAGTTTTGGTCAACTGTTAAAAAGCTTTGCTTTAGTTCATTAATGATAAGCTGTGGTCATCTAGTAGATGAATATATATTGACATCCATCGATGCGCACTTAGTTGAGGGCTTTGCTGGTCTTGTTGCTGGTGTAGAACTATGGTCAATGGTAGAGAATCTACAAACATTAGATCCTACTGGACCTTGGAAAATATTCAGCAAGTTCATTAAAAGAAAAGGCGAGAAGTACTTAGATATCACTATTGATAAAGAAGATTTACCAAAGATTAAGAAATTAGTTAAAAAGATTAAGTAATATGAATTATCTTAGAGTATTGATAGTAGCTATTATGACTTACTTAGGAATATCCAATTATGTCTTAAGGAATAAAGTAAATGAGTTAGATGAAGAATTGGGAGATGCTCGTAATAATATTGAATCTTATCAATCAATCCTAAGTAATAAACAAAATGAAAATAGAGTGTTAAAACTTAGTATAGAAGATTTCAAACATTCTAAAGATAGTTTAATACAAGAGTTATCAAAAACACAAGATCAACTTAAGATAAAGAATAAGAAGTTAAAAGAAGTAATGAGTATGTCCACAGTATTGACAGATACTATAGTAAAGACAATACCTGTGGATAGAAACTTCAATGTAGAACTTCAGTCAAATCCATTGACTACTATCAAAATAAATAGAATGGATTCAGTTATAACCTGTATTCCAGAAATATATAATCATCAAGATTTATTTATAACCGAAGAAAAAGTATATAGAAAGAAATATAAAAACTGGTTTCAACGGTTAATACATTTTGACTTTAAAAAAGATAAAGTCGAATCTTACAAAATTATCAATTCTAATGATTTAATAAGAGTATTAGATACTCGGGTTATCAAAATTACAAAGTAATTTGCAAAATATTTCAATTTAATATTAATCAATAAATAAATTGAAACTATGCATTTAAGTAGAATATTAGATCAAATTAAACGCCATCCTTCCCCAACAGAAGCTTTAACTAAATTGGGTAAAGCTATGGATAAACATGAAGATAATCTGTTGGAAAAGGGCTTCAGAATACTTAAATCAGAACTCTGTGCTAATGTATATGAAGCTATAAATGGCCCTCACTTTGATGAGGAACATGCTAAATACGCAGTAGAAGGCATGGAAAATGAGGATGGATCAAAAGGCCCTCATTGGACAGTTGAAGAGACAACGTCCATTGCCAATCAAATGGGCATAAATTTAAAATCAGAGAAACACAATAAGTGGGACTGGTATGTAGCCATGAATATGATCTACTCAGATTTTTATAAAGCTGTTGTAGCAATGACTGGTGGAGCTAGTACCAAACTTTGGACGTAACAATACCGTTCGTATTTTAGACCAAGTAATACCGAAAATCAATACAATAAGCGTAAGCGATTCAACAGAATCTACAGTTCTGGGTATCTGTCCTAAAGTGTGGTGTAGACTTCCTAGAGAAGGTGTATTTGTATTAGAGGTTAGACATACTCCTGCCACTGCTAGTGCAACACTTCCTGTGTTTGTATCTACTACTGGTTCAGTAAGCACCGCTTCAAATAACAACAATATACCTGTAGTAAAAGGAGATAGCACACCATTAGTTGGTTCTGAAATCTCTGCTGGTAACAGATATTGGGTTTATTACAATAAATGCGATAATGTTATTCAGGTTATGAATCATTACACTGTGGCTGCAGCTCCAGCTGCCTAATATATATTAACTAAGTATATGGGCAGCGAGTAATACCTGCCCATATCTTTTTAAACTTAAAGATATGACATTCTCACAGTTAACGCCGGGTACAAATATACACGTACTCGAGATTACAGGTACTTTTAAAAAGAGTACTACATACAGTTTAGGTAAAGTAGTAAGTGTATCAAAACCCTACGATGAACCATTGCCACCAGGTCAGTTTCCAATGCCTATGCAAAATAGGCGTAAGCTTGTAGATTTAGTTATCTCTTGTGACGGTGAGCAGAAGAAACTGTCAGTATCTGAAGATAAAACAATGATGACCGATTCTACCATCGGACTTACTATAGCTACAGATAAAACTCAAATTGTAGATATGGTTAAGCAATCCTATAATGACTGTAAAGTTAAAAAGGAAAGCGTATTAAAATACGATGAAGAGATGAGGAGATGTGAAGACATCTTAAAATTACTTAATACAACTCCGGACATAACAACCAATGTGACAAAAGATTTCAAAGAACTTGATGAATTAAAAGCTGAAGTGAAAGAGCTTAAGCAACTTTTACAAAATGTAACTACTGTTCGTCCAGAGGTTAACGAAAAGGTTCCTCAAACTGAGGAGAAACAAATTGAAATCTAAAACACAAAGGTTGGCTATTTAGTCAACCTTTTTTATTTTAATAGATATGAATACATACAATAATAAATACGATATATTAGGGAGTACAATTAAACCTAATCCAGCGTCTGTTAAATATTGGGCAGACTTAGCTTCTAATCCTAATGGTGGTGATTTGAAATACTTTAATGGTAAGGATTGGGTTTATGTAAACAATAAAGCTACAGGGGATATTGCAGGGTTACAAGAAGATGTAAAACAACTTCAAACAACTGTAGCTAATAAAGTAGATAAAGTACCTGGTAAAGATTTATCTACTAACGATTATACTACTACAGAAAAGAATAAACTTGCTGGTTTATCTAATTATGATGATTCCGAAGTAAGAGAATTAATCACTGCATTAACTCTTAAAGTGAATTCTCTAGAAGAAAGAGTTACTACATTAGAAACACCTACTGCGTAATGGAACTCAGATTAGATAGAATATTTCGCACTAATGAATATACTATTGGGGAGTTATATGTAGATGGTGCTTATCTGTGTGATACACTTGAAGACCCAGTGAGACCATTACCTGAAGTATGTCCTAATACACCTAAAGGAATTGCATGTAAATGCAAAGAAAAGGTGTATGGGGACACAGCTGTACCTGCTGGTACATATGAGGTGAAATTAAGCTATTCTAACCGTTTTAAGCGTATTATGCCTGAGATACTTAATGTACCTCACTTCTTAGGTATACGTATCCATACGGGCAATTCTAGCGCCAAAGATTCAAGTGGATGTATACTGGTAGGTACTTGGGATGGTATGAAAGAAGATTGGATATCTAATTCTACTGTAGCTTATAACAAGCTTGTACCCCTACTTCAGAAGGCGATGGATAATAAAGAACAAATAACAATAACAATAAATAACTTATAAGTATGAAGAAACATTATGAAACACATGTAGAAGATACAGATAAGCTTATAAGTGTAGCAGGTCCTGTATTAGACTATAAGTCTTGGTATGAGCAATACAGGAAATTAATGGAAGAACAAGCTCAACGTAAATATGGTCTTTATACCCCTACTTCAGAAGGCGACGATGATGATTTCCCATCTATTCCTGGTATGATTGCAAGATATTCCGCTTCCGGTCTTACTAATGAGCAGATGAAAGAAAATCCTGTGTGGGTAGATAAGACAGGTAATGGACATGACTTGCAAATGAAGAACTTCCTTTGGGGTGGGATGTCCGGAGTAGGTGGATATAAATTAAACTGGGGTGATTCTAGCATTTGGGTAAATTATATTACTCAAGGGACATTTGGTACAGGTGAAGTTACTGATAATACAATCCATATTACAAGTGCTAAAACAAATAATGCGTTATTTGAAACAAGGGCAAGCCTTAAATCTGTTGAGTACAAAGTATTGATAAAAGGATTAACGGATGATATATATTTGCATTATGGTGTATTTAATGATGGGAAAGAATTATGGACAGAAATAAAGAACGATGGTATATATACTTTGCCGTCGTATGATTACGATAGTAGATATAATATGAAGTGGAAAGTGATGTCCCAAACCTATCCTATAGATTGCAATATTACCATCGAACAACTACCTCTCTACCCCGGCTTTATCCTCGGTGACGGAGTAGACGACTTTGCAGTTACAGAGAAGGAGCTTAACTTCGAGGATACCTATACGGTGTACACAGCTTTTATTCCGTTCCAGAATAACCCGACAAGGAATATGATTTTGTGTGGAGCTGATAGCAAAAAAACTTTTTCCATGCAATATTCGTCTTTGGTTTATGTAACTTTTATAGCGGGTAATAACTATTATATAAATGCTGATTTTGTTAATGGGCTTAATTTGTTTGCTTGTAAACGAAATGGTAATAATATATGTATTAAGAACTTATTAACTAATAAAGTTGTAACAGGTACGTGTGGGGACTGGGTGGAAAACGCTGGGCTATATTGTTTATGGAAGAATGCAACTTATATATCTTTTGCTAAAGCAGCTATTGCTGGTCAAACAATCTGTAATGGATATTTCTCTACCGATGAAGACGATGAAAAGGTTCTCGATTGGTATAAAAAGCAATATCCCTGGCTCTTTCCCGACCAAGCGTGGACAACGGTAGGCAAAACCAACGAGGACAAAGATCGTGCTACTATTGCCAACATTACAGGCAATGGTAATAATCTTGTGCTGTCGAATTTTGGGTTTGCAGAAGGGAGTGGGTATGGGTTGTATGCATATAATTTCAACTCATTTGCGCTTAGAGATAATGTAGTTAAGCCCACAGATGTAAAAAAAGATTCGTTTAGAATAATCGGAATTGGGGACAAAGGTAATGTTTTGGTTTTATCAAATACATCTAATTCTGCTGCCTGGAAGATACGTATCACAGGTATGAAAGAAGGGGATAGCTGTATAGTTGGAAATGCAAATAAAAGTGGTGATTATATTAAAATAATCAAGGACGGTGTATATACTTTCCAAAAACAGTATGCTGCAACTTCGATAAATGGTATATGGTATAATTCTTCACAAGAAGTAGATGTTTTAGTTGAGCAAATCCCCGAATACGAAGGATACCTCATTACTGATGGGGTGGACGATAAAGCGGTTAGTAAACAGTTTAAATTTGGCGAAAATTTTACTGTTATATTAGATTTTAAATTCCCAGTTAAAAAGATATCTTATTGTGGTTTTGACTTATCATCAAAGGTTAGAATCCAAAATCTTCAAGGTAGTGGTGTGTATGTCGTATTAAAGGGAAATAAAACCTTGATACCATCAAATGTAGTGAGAGCCGTAACTTCAGAGGGTAAAGTATATGATGAAAATTGGAATGAATACAATATTGTGCCTGGCAATATATCATCAAATTATACAATGGTAAATTTAGACTTTGATGGAAGTAATCAATTTGCTGAGTCGGCAACTAAATTAGCTGGAATTTATAGTAGTACTTTATCCAAAGACGACTGTATCAAAGCATATAACTATTTACAAACTTTAAAAGCAAAATAATATGAAGTTTATAATAATACCAAAAGAATTATTTGATTCTATTCCAGAAGAAGCAAAAAAACAACTAGGAATAGATAATCCAAGGATGAACATAGATGAAACCGAAGTATTACTTCATATTGAGCATTATGATGTTTTATTTCCGCCTATGATGACTTTGGAAGAAGATGATAATAGCGATATCGTTTATCCGTTTCCAACATACGATGCAACATCAACAGAATTCAATAGTTTAATCACTTCTGATGAATGGAGTACAAATACTAAAGACTATGACATTTAATTCGTTAAATACAATAATTGATGATATTTTGCTCATTGTACGTGATAATAATATCAGTGAATCTGAGAACTTATCACGTGTACAGATAGAGCAATGGATACATCAATATAGAGCATATTTAATTAAACAGGATCTAGATAAGGGTAGAGATATAAATCCAGAGTATATACAAACTATTGGGCCTTTACACATATCCAAAGTAAGTAATTGTACTGGCGGTTATAACTACAAATCCGATGAAGAGATACCTAATTTTATTGACTTACATTTTGGTTTAGGTTTGGTTGCTGTAAAAGATATGAATGGTGATTTAATTCAATTAGGTACAGAAACAAAAGCTAAATATCAAGTAAGTAGAAAATATACTTGCAGTGATTACATTGCTTATATAAAAGGCAATCATCTGTATATACTTGGTCCTGAACACTTAGAATATGTTAAAATAGAAGGTATATTAGAAGATCCTACCCAAGCTGGTGAGTGTTTTGATAGAGATGATACTCCGTATCCAGTGCCAGCAAATATGATACCTACGATTAAACAAATGATATTTGAAAAAGAATTGAATATCATGTTACGAGTCCCTAGTGACACTACGAACAATAGTACAAACGACGTTAACAACGAACTGAATGCAAGAAACTAAATACAATAGAAAAGCTTATACGATTGCTGACTTCTATGATAGTTATTGTAATTACGTAGAAGACAATCCACTATATCAGGTTTCTTATAAAGTATTTAGACAAATTGTTTCAGATTACTTTAGATACTTAAGAGACGAGATAATTGAAAACGGAAAAGAAGTCAGATTACCTTGTAGAATGGGTACATTATCCATAGTAAAGCATAAACCTAAAGAATATACTGGTAAGAGTTTAAGGATAGATTACGCTGAAAGTAAAAAATACAACAAAGTAATTTACCATCTTAACGAACATACTGGGGGTTTTAAATATAGATTTTATCACAATAAACAGAATATGCTTACTAAGAATAAAACTAAATATCAGTTAGTTATGACTAGGGATAATAAGAGACGTCTGGCACAAATATTAAAGCAGCATGTAAGAGATTACATCGAATTATAATTATACAATATGATTACAAAATTAACATCTGTAAAGACTGTAATAGCAAAGATCATAGCAGACCTAGATCTCAAAGAAGATGACACTAAGATTAGTGATATCACAGAATGGTGTGGAGAAGCTATTGAACAAATAGGTGCTATTACTCAATTTATACCTAAAGTTACCGGTGTTGAGGGAGTTCCCGCAGTAAAGATCAATTGTCATCAAGCTCCACTGCCTTGTGATCTACATCAATTGCATCAAGTGGCATACTCATTTAATTGCAATGGCCCTTGGTTTCCCATGAGGAAAGCAACAGGATCATTTGCTGTTTGGGGATGTGGTGACAATTGCTGTAAAGAAAACTGTGAATGTCTTACTCCGGAAATGATCATTCAAAATGATACTTTGGTGAATATGGTGGTTGATATGTACGGAAATATTGATAAAACTGAAGCTATTGAAATGATTAATAGTAATCAAAACCTTAGAACTATTTTGTCAAATTTAATTAATTTGCATACTTATGATATTCACAGTTTAAATTCTATAAGCTCCACAAATCCTAGTTTAGGTTTTCAATATACCGTGAAACCAGGTTTTATAATGACCAATGTACCAAATGGTTATTTAAAATTATCATACAGCGCTATACCTACTGATGAAGAAAGTTATCCGTTGATACCAGACTTAATGTCTTATAAAGAAGCTATTTACTGGTATGTTACAATGAAAATGAAATACCCAGAGTATCTTAATGGCAGAATGAATAGGGAAGTATATTATGATATTCGTAGATCTTGGAACTTCTATAGGAATCAAGCATATGCTGAAGCATTGATGCCTAATGAAGATGGTCTAGAATCTATAAAAAACAATTGGAATAAAATTGTACCTGAATTTAGAGATCATAATTCTTTTTATAGTCATACTGGGGAACGTCAAATAATTTATAATGCTACTACATAATGAATGCACAAAGACAAACAAATACGTGGACAAAAGGTATGAATTGTGACTTAGATTATTCAGTCATAAGTTCAGACCAGTATCAATGGGCAGAAAATATACGTATTATTGCCAATGATAATAGTTCTACTGGAGTAATGCAGAATATTGAAGGCGTTCGTAAGCTCAATCCTACATTGACATTGAATGGTGAAACAATAGTCCATACAAATGCAATTAGGGATTGGGCAATTGTGTTTACTAAGAAAGGTAGTAACTTCAATATCTATAGATATGATTTTGGTGCATCTGAAACTGAACCTATAGTGACTACAGTAGCATCCAATGTAGCATTGGATATTCCTATTATAGATGGTCATTATGCCGTTAGTAGTGTTTGTAAATGGGAATCTGATGATTTAGTTAAGATATACTGGTGTGATGGGGTACATCAAATTAGAGTATTAAATGTAGCCACAACTCATCCTAATCTTAATGTAGACTCTTTAAATATATCACCAAAAAGTCAATTACCACCTTTATTCTTTAAAGGTTTAGGTACAGGTGGATTGAAAGCCGGTAAGTATCAATATTGCTATCAACTATTTAATCCCAGAACATCTGAAACATCTATATCTGTTTTATCTCCAATTATTACAGTATCTAGAAGTTTAGAAAATACTAATAGCCAAGATATTTATGGTAGTTCTAAAGAAGAGACTACCAACAGATCCATTAAGCTACAGACTACTGTGGATACTAACTCTTTTAGTAGAGCTAGAATAATTTCTATATATTACTCTAGTAATACTGCAGAACCAGTTATTACAGTGATAGATGAAATAAGTATTTCGAATAATACTCTAGTTTATGAAGATAAAGGTGGTTCAGTTATTGATGAACTTACTCTGGAAGAATTCAATGGTTTAAGTACTTATATATTTACTCCCAAAGTAATAGAATCTAAAGATAACATGTTATTTGCTGCTAATATCACTGAACAGACTTGGGATATTAGTGATGATGAATTTGATGCTAGAGCATATAGATGCAATAAGAATGGTCAAATATTATTAACTTCTACATCTGGACAGGATTCTATAACATTTTCTACTTCAGAAATAAGTACTAAAGATATACCAACTAATCACGACTGTATTTGTCCTGCAAACTATGATGATAATAGTCAGTATTTATATGCTCCAGATGCTACAGGTAAGTATGTATATGGTGGTATAGGTAAAAATATTTCATATAGGTTTATAAAAACAAATCTAATTGAAAGTGATGCCCCTACATCTAGGACAGGTTATGCTGAAGATTCTTTCTCATTAAACTCTAAAGCACGCTCTACATCTACTCTAGATTTATATAACATTGAGGAAGATGGTTCCTGGTCAGATGCAGGGTCTTTATCTTTTGCTGATGCTACTGCTAAAGTATTAAACTATAGTAATAGTGAAGTAGAATCAATGGCAAGGAGTTACATGAGAGATGAAATATATCGTTTTGCTATTGTATTCTACAATGAAGAAAATGTAGCATCCTCTGCACACTGGATTGCGGATATAAGAATGCCTAAAGCTAGTGCACCTGGTTACAACATCTTTACTTCTGGTATGCGAGTAGATATTGGTGGTAGTACTACTAATAGTCTAGAAGTAGTTACACATCCATTAGGTGTACAATTCACAATTAATATACCAAGTGATTTGATCCAAAGTAAGAAGATTACTGGTTATGAGATTGTAAGATGTGAAAGAACTATTTCAGATAGAACAATATTGATGCAAGGAGCTGTTAGTTGTGTTTGTAATTATGATAATACAAATCAATTAACTGCTTTTCCATATCTTACTTATTCCACTTCTCACGGTATGGTGTCACAAAATAATAAATATGCACATGCTTTTGACTTTAGTAGTCAGAATGCTAATGAATATTTCTTATTTATATCTCCAGAAATATGTGTCAATAGAACAAATGCATCTGAAGTAACAGGCAGAGCTACAGAGATTAAAGGTATATATAGACTAAGATCTTCAATATCTCCTGATGAATCTATGGGTAACGGTACTCCTGCGAATGATAAGGTTGTACCCAAAGGTGATAAAGTCAAAGTATTGGTTGGGGCAAAAGCTTCAAAACATGATTTAAAGAATATAACCTCGAATACTGGTACTAGTTGGGCTAAGAATAGCGGTTGGGCTTATACTTCGGTTACGGCTATAGGTGATTCTATAAAACAGTCTACTGCAAATAATGCAATTTATATGGGTGCAGAATCATGGTATGATGCCACTTTAGCTAAGTATTACAATAAAGTTACTACAGGGGGATATAATTCAGCATCAATTCAAGACATTACAATTGCTACTAATACAGATCCCTTTGACTTAGATGACGATGCATGGAGAACTAAAGCTACCAATGTAGGTAGCATGGTATACTATAACTGGGTATACGGAGATACATCTAAGGCTAGTGATTATGATGATAACAACGTTAGGAAAGTTGGACCTCATGGGGTATGTGCAATATTTCAGAGTACGGATATGACTTCTCGTAATACTATGGTTGGTGAAGTACCAGAATTAGCTGCTGGACCTGAAAGTGCTAATACAATCCTCATTGCCAATTTAAAACAGTCTGTAACACCTTATGGTGGTAATAGCTATGCTACAAGACAAAACTCTGTATACATTAGTACAGGATCTTATATTAGTGTAAAAGACAACAGTAATACTAAAGTAAATGTATTCGGTGGCGATACATATGTTGGTGTATTAGATTATGCTAACTGCATGTTTGCATACCACAATGCTAGTGATAATTACGAACAACCAGATAATGAAAGAATTAGAGCATATAATGGTGCTTATATACCATTAGAATCTTCTATCAACCTTTCATTAAGAACAGATACAGTAGGTACAGCTAAGACTTATGAATCTGGTACAGGCTATGCAAATCACTTTGTAGAGAATGATATAGTACAAGTAGGTTCTATATATGTTCAGAATACGCCATTATATGCTTATAATGATGCTTATTCTGCTCAACCCAGAGCTAAAAACTATGTTAGTAAATCAATCTATAGTATAGATAATTTACATACAGATACCAGAGTAATGAATTCAGAACCTAAGACTAACTTAGAAGTAACAGATTCGTGGACTAAATTTAGAGTTGCTAATTACTTAGATGTCGATACTAGATTTGGTTCTATAAATAACTTAAAGCTGTTTAAAAATAACTTGTTGTTCTGGCAAACTGACGCTTTTGGCACACTTGCTGTAAATGAACGTTCTCTTATCCAAGATAATAATGCAGGTGCACTTACGTTAGGTACTGGTGGTGTATTAACTAGATTTGATTACTTTACTACCAAGAACGGTTCTAAAGAGAATCAATTAAGAACTGCAACACAATCAGATAGTACAGTATACTGGTATGATGCTGATAGAAATGAAATATGTGGTTTTGATAATCAATTACGTACTGTATCTAAGTTAAAAGGTGTACAGTCTTATTTACATGATAATAAGGATATAATTACAAACGATCCTATATCTGTATACGATAAAAAATATAATGAAGTTCTTCTTACTCTAGAAGATAAGACTTTAGTGTTTAATGAACAAGTTGGAGCTTTTACTTCATTCTATACTTATAGACCTGATTGGTATGCTGAATTTACAGATAAATTAATGATATATAAGAATTTAGCGGTATATAAGTATAATTCAGGTAACGAATTAGATATGTTTACTGGCAAAGATAAGATATCTTATGTTAGATTTATAGTAAATGATAAGTACCCTCAAACTAAAACATTTGATAATGTTGAATATGGTGGTGACTTTACTTACGATACTAACTTTGATAACATCTACTTTGAAACTAAAAGACAAACTAGTTTTACTCTTACTCAGGATGATATAGATTATAGAGAGGATACTTACAAGTTCTGTATTCCTCGCAGTAGTAGAGAATTAAATGAAGCTGAAGAGTTAGTAAACAAATCTTATAGAGATAGAATGAAAGGGAAATATTTAATCTGTCATTATAAGTATGATTGTAATGGTGGTAATACATTTAAAGTTCCTTATATTAGTACAGCATACAGATATTCATTGATATAATATGAAAAAGAAAATAAACAAAAAGAAAGTTCCAGCTTACGCTTTTGGTATAGATCAAGGTTTAGAGATTGCTTCTATATTGGGAGCTGGTTTACAAGGCTTTACAGAAGAAGGATCTGGTGCAGATATTGCTGGCAGTACTCTAGGAGGTGCTGCCAAAGGTGCTTCTGTAGGTTCTGCTATTCTTCCTGGTATTGGTACAGCGGTAGGTGGAGTTGTAGGTGGTGTTGGAAACCTTGTATCAGGTATCTTTAGAAAGAATGCAATTAATAAGCAAAAACGTATTAAAGCAAATGCTAAAGAAATAGCAATGGGGAAAGGTAATGCAGCTACACTTGAACAAAAATATTGGGATGATAATTCTTTAGCTTACACTTTTGAAAATGGTGGTATATTACCAGATTTAGCTTATGTAGATAATAATGAAGTAATAAGAGATGATTCTGGTAATATTATACAAGTACCTAATAGTAAACCAGGTACAGATAATCATTTAATAGATGCTTCTAATCTTGAATCTGTTCTATCTGATAGAATCAAAAGACCTGGTACAAATAAAACATTTGCACAAGAAGGTAAAAAATTAGTTAACATGACTAAAAGAAGTAAAGGAAAAGATAGATTTGCTCGCAATGCTGATAGATTAAATCAGATAAATGCAAATGCAATGTATGAACAATTGCTTACAGAACAAGAAGCAGTTAAAGCTAAGAAAGGTATTAAACCCAAAGTAAAAGGAATACCGGCATACGAAGATGGCAAAAGATCTGGTATAGCTCAATGGCTTGTTGATGAGTTTAATTCTAATCAAACAGGTACAGCGAAGTCTGATGCAAAGAAACAATCAGCTAAAAAAATACTAGAAAATGGTTTTACACCTATTATGAATTGGTTAAAATCTAGAAGCGGTGATGCAAGAGCTATGGATAAAACTCCATACAAACGTAATTATATTACTGGTTCTATAGATAGAGACGTAAATATCTTACAGTCTTTTACCCCAACATTCGATAATAGCGTAGATGCTATTACTGGGGAAACAATCCCAGTAGGGATAAACGCACCAGTAAACGATTCATCTAAAGCAATAGCTCCTAGTCAGGCTTTTGTAATGATGGATGCACCTACCAAAACGAAGAAAACACCTGCCAAAAATGCGGCTACTATAAATAAAAAAGCAATAGCTCCTAGTCAGGCTCCTTTATTAGATATCGCAGACTTTAATCCAACTTTAGTATCTGATCCTATCTATGCTCCATTAGTTTCTGTTGATGATTTCAATCCTACGCTAACACCAGATGAAATTAAAACACCCAGCAAATCTTCATCTAACTTTGGCAGTCTGTCTGGTTTATCTCCTATACTGTATAATTGGATTCAAAGTAGACGTAGACCTGAAACAGAAGACCAAGTCCTTAATCCTTACTCTGGAGCTATTAATAGAGCTATGACTAGTCGTAGAGTTAATATAGAACCCACTCTTGCAGCTAATAGAAGATCTAGAGCAATCGCTCGTAATAACATGGCTAAACTCAATCCTAACACGGGTATGAATTTAGCATATGGAAATCAATTAGCTACTGGAGAATATGCTCAGAATGCCTCGGTATATGCTAATAGAGATAATGCTAACAATCAGTATTTAGGTGAATATGCGAATATGATGAACAATTTAGGTCAGCAATATGTACAGAACACTGTACTTACTAATGATTTAAATGCTCGCAATAGAGCTGCTGCAAGAAACTTTGGTGCTACTGCTGCCGGTCAGTTAGGTCAATGGTCTCAGACCAAAGAGAAAATGCGTAATCAAGCACGTAGAGATCGTCAGATATTACCTTACTTACAGAATTTCTTAAGATATGGTACAGTAAATAGTTTAGTTGATAGTTTAACAGTATAATTATGGCAGTAAATAGATATGACAATCCTGCACAAGCTCAATTTATAGACACCTATGTTCCAATTCCTTTTGAACAATTATACACATTGGGTAAGCAGGCAAATGAAAGAGTTGACAAAGCTTTAGCAGATTATAGAACTGCTGCAAACTCATGGGCTGAATTTCGTTCTAGGTCTATGAAAGATATGCAGACTTGGGATGCAGAAACTAGAGGTAAGGTACTTCCGATTATTGATCAAGCTGCTAAGAATCCAGAAGCGATAAAGAGTATGGAATGGCAAATGGCTTTACAGTCTGCAATAAACAATGTAGATAGAGCTAAGCTTTCCACATTAAAACAGAATGCTGCCAATTTTGATGAATATGCAAAGCAAGTTCAAATTTTAATGCTACACGACAAATATAATCCACTATGGCATGATAGAGATTTTACTAACTGGGATACTACTACTTCGGGTTTATTCAACGAAGTTCCTTTAGCTTATTCTTCTATAAAAGACTTAACTAATGAATATGTAAATAATTTGAAGGATAGCTATCTTGGTAGAGAAGGTGGATTTATTTGGACCGGTGTTACAGGACAGCAAATTAAAGACATACTGGATGCTAATAGAAGTGGAATATTATCTACACCACAAGCACAAATGCATATGCAAACATGGATGAGAAATCATCCTGGATCAACAGAAGAGGATGCAGCTAATGCTTTCATGCAAAAAGCTTATACAGATAATCAAGAATACATTCGTAAAAACCCCACCGTAGATCCTTATGCTATGCAAGCGTTGAAATATAAGCAAGCATTAGAAACCGCTAAATTGAAAAAGAAAGGTACAGAAAAAGAATCTGTAGATTACCCTGACGCTTATAAAAAGCTGTATAATGACGCAGTAGTATTTGAAAAACGTCAGTTAGAAAATAGTCCAGTATATTCACAAACTAGATTTGTAACTAATAAATTCCAAGAAGCCGCATCAGCCTTAATGTCTGGTAATATTACTCCGGAAGAATATAATTCCTTAGTAAAGGATTATGGAAAAGAAATGTCAGATGCAACTGCTAATGATATTGCTAATCTGTTTGCAACTAAAGCTGGAGAAATATTTCCTAAAACTGGAGTAAGATCTGATAAATTGCCTCAGTATTACGATGCAGCTACTAGAGTACTGAACGATATTACATACCCTTCTTCTGGTATGATTCTTAATAGTTACAATAAAGTTAAGAGTTCTAATGAAATTGATATTAATTTAGGCGGTTCAGTAACTAAAGGATATGTTACACCAGACACAGGTGGTTTAATATTAGCTACTGATTTTGTAAATAAAATCATGAAGGTTCCTTCTATTAAATACAATGTAGAAACTACAAATGGATTAGAAAGAAACTTTGCAGAAGATTTAAAATCTGGAGTATTCAAAGATGTTATTAAAACCCCTAGAGGTAGAATTATGTCATCAGTGGTAGATGGCATTCCTCAATTAATGCAGAGAGTAAGTGTAAGAATACCTTTACAAGCTATTAAGAATGCTGGTTATGATGTAGATAGTTTTAAATCTATGGTTAGTAATTCAATGGGTATATCTGCGGAAACAGGTTTAAATGTCAAACCCATTGACAAAAAAGATTACAATGATGCTTATGGCGGGAATGTACCATTAACTGGTGAATATTTTACATTTGATACAATGGAGCCGATTGATCCACATGGTATGACTAGAATGACATTTGATCAAGAAGTTAATGATATTCATGGTGGTTCAAAATTACAGAATGATAATTATGAGCAATCATTTACTGATGCTTATGATAGTTTAATAAACAGTTTATTACAATAATATATGGAAAAATCTATATTAGGTCAATATCCTACTGACAATACACCTAGCAAAGCAGCCTTATTAGGTAAGGCTGTGGATACGGTCAATGCTCAGTATTCTCCTATCACTAATATTAAAACAGGTTATGATAGGAACTTAGAAACAACTCCATTAGATGATTATGAATACGCATATCTGTTAAATAAGGAAACTCCAGAGGAAACCTTAAAGGATAAGAGTTATTTAAGAGATGCTTGGACTACTTTTGCTAACAATAGAGATCAGATCAATTTGATGTCTGAAAGAGCTAAATTAGTAAAAGATATTAATCCTGTCATTGAAGATATTGATTATGAATTACAATATTTAAATGATAAGAAAATGCTTTTGAATCTTGAAAATGTCTTACCTACTATGGATAAGAATTCTCAAGAGTATCAAAACACCTTACAGCAATATGAAATTCTTAAAAACAATTTAGAAGCCAATTCTGAAAAGTATAATGCAATATTAGCAAAGTACGATGATTCAGAAGGTACAGATGTTGATAAGAGAATTGAATACTTAAATGGGGTAAGAGACTGGTGGGTAAATGAACAGTCCGAAGTAAACAAGAATATTCAGGATTATTATGATTCTATTACATCTAGATCTGAAAAGTATAAACCTTCTGCCAGATTTCAAATAAAAGAACAAAAAGCTCAAGATAAGCCTTTCTATGATTCTGATTATATATTGTACGCTGGTCCTGGTTTAACAGGCTCATCAATGTCTACTGTTGAATCTTATATAGCTGATGCATTAGCGACAGGTGCTTTATATCTTGGCAGACATTATGCCACTACTGGCGCTTTGAATGCAGTTCCTGGCATTGGTGCAGCATCTAATCTTATTGGTTGGAGCTCAGCTATTGCTGCTACAGCATTAAGTTTAGCAGGTAATATCTATAGTAGACATAGAGAATCATTGGCACAAGTATATGGAGCTTATCGTTCTAAAATTGAAAAGGATCTTGAAAGTAAAGGTGTATCTATCCAGGATTATGTTCAAATGGGTAGAGATCAATTGAAACAACAGAATCCTAATATAGATGTTACAAAAATTTCAGATGATGAAATTATAGATAGAACTTTATCTGGAGAGATTAAAATCTCCGATGAAGTTCTAAACTCTTTAAAAGATTCAGCAGATAATGGCTTAGAAAATGTTTACAATAATAACATGGCTTTGTCTGCAATGGATGTAGCACAATCAGCTTTGATATTTACTCCATTAGGTAAGGCTATGGGTAAGATTATAACTAAACCTATAGCAGGCGCATTAAAACCTTTAGTTAAACTGTCTGACACTGCTACTAAGAACTACAATAAGCTTATTGATGCTTACACTGGATTTAATGCTAGATTGGCTTATAATAGTCCTAAAATGAACATGTTGAGCAAGGGTGCTAAAGCTCTAGCTCGTATGGGTTTTGCTGCTACTGGTGAAGCTTTTGAAGAAGGTAATCAGGATATATTTGACTACGATTACATTCATAATCAGTATGATAAAGATTCTTCTGGCGTATTCTCATCATTACTTGGGTTAGCTGAAGCTAATTATCGTACTGCAAAGATCTTATCAGGAATAGATACTGAATCAGAATTAGCTAATGATCCTCAATTCTGGAATGATGTAAAAGGTGGTTTTGCATTAGGTATGTATTTAGGTGGTCCTACTACTGCATATCACGCTGGTATTGATATGCGTAAAGACTTCGTTGCCAATACGTTTGTTAGAGATATGGTAGCAGATAACATAGCTAAGAAAGATGCTATGAATAAAGCTGTGACATACGCAGACAGAGCATCAAAATCTATGCTCAATTACAAAGATAGTGTACTTGAAGTATTAGAGAATTTTAAATATCATATGCCTGATGGTCTTACTGAGGAAGATATAAATGCTGAAATCAAAACTGCGAATAATGTATTTAACTTAGCTAAGTCTAAGACTACTAAGAACATTGGTAAACAATTAGGTTATTCTGCAGGTACTACAGAATATAATACATTAATTGGTTTACAGCATGTAGCTCAATTAGATTTACAAGAAGCTGTAAACAATGCAAAAGCAGCTCAGGATGCAGATAATAAATTGTATGCAGATCTTTCTGAAGATGCTTTATTGAGTAATTACACTCCAGAAGAAAAGCTAGCAGCTATTACTTTGACTAAGTTGAATGTACAGAAAGAAGCTTTACAGGAGTTAAAGAATGCGATTGAAGCTCCAGCAGAAGATGGTAAAACTAAATTTGGTATTACTAATAGTGATAATTCTGTAGCTAAATCTATTTTAAAGACTATACCTAAAGCCATTAAGAACATTGATAGTCAATTGGCTCAAGTAGCTGCTGATACAAAGTTTAGTACAGATTTTGTAGCAGCTCCTCATGTTATGCAGACAGGTGTAGATAGCTATGCAAACTTAATGTTAGCTCAGCATGATGCTTTGGTAGCAGAGCATAAAATGAATGAGATATTCGGTAATACTCTGGAAGATGGCAAACTTACTAGTTTTGACAAAGCTACAGATAAATCAAAGAAAAAGGTATTAAACAATATCAAAAAGAGAATTGAGAACTACCTGAATAATTCAGATGAATCTAGTAGAATTGCAGAAGATAACGCCAAGCAGATTGTTGAACAAGATATTGCTTCTACAGAAAAAGAAGTAGCTGATAATGGTACAGACAACAATGAAACTGTAGCAGCAAGTAAAATTGCTCCAGAAGTACAAAGAGAAGAAGTTGAAAAACCACAATCCCCTGTAATGGATTCTAGGGCAAAATCCAAAGTAAACACAGAAATACCTGCACCAGAACCTACTGTTCCTGAAGCAACACCTAAAACGCAGCCTGAAGAAAAAACAGAACCAGCAACTAAACATGATGAAGAATTTCCTACAAAGAGTTTGGAAGAATTAGCTGCAGAATTTGAAGCAGAACGTAAAAGGATTGCAGAAGAAAGTAAGACAAAAGTTCCAGTAGTAGAAGATGTTGAAGAAGAGGATGAAGAGTTTGCTTTTGCTACAGATAAAGATTTGAGAGCAGCTGCTAATGCTGATGCAGATCCTTTAGCTGCTGCTACAGATGAAGATAAAAAGGTATCGCAAACAGTAGATACTATTACTCCAGATATTACTGTAGAACAGAAAGTTGAACAGGCTAAAAAGAAATTAGCTACTGAACAGAAACATGACAGTAAAACAGATATGGATTCTGAATCTAGAGAATATGAAGATTCTTTAGAAGTAGAAGAATTAGCTAAAGATACCGTATCACATACACTGTTCTTCTCACCAGATTCTACTACTCCTATATTACCGGGTTATAAATCTGGTAAAGAATTAGCAGAGAGAATCAAAGATCCTAATTTCTTTACAGACAGTTTCTGTGAATTTATTATCAATGAATCTTACACTGAAAAAGGTAGCAAGCCATACAAAAAAGGTGATAAGACTACATACGATAGTGCCTCTATCATATTAAGTGTAGAACATCCTACAGGTAAGTATGCTTTAGCACTTAAGACTCCTAAAGGAGCTAGAATTAAATTTGATGCAGATATTGCAGGCATTCGTAATAGTGCTACAGCAGAAGAGCTTAATACAATTGAACAAGCTAATGAAGTTTCTATAAATGACTTAAAATCTTTTAGAAACGCAATCATTACTGCTATTGAAAATAAGACAGAAAATGAAACTATTGTACCAAGTACTATCAGTAGAACTAGAGGTAGATATAATGTAAATAGAAATGGTCAGAAAGCGGTATTTAGACCTGTACAAGAAGTAAAAGGTTTTGCTTTTCCGAGCAATATGTATGATATTACTCCAGAAAATGTAACCTTTGGTATTAGTAATGGTATTATTTCTGACAGTCTGATTCTTGGTGCTGGTGGTGAAATATTGAATGGTACTGGCGGTAGTGGTCAACTGTTTATTTATCCCCCTAAATCTAGTACACTCAATAATTCGGAAATACCAGTACAAGTTAATTTACAAAGATTTGATAGAAAACAAGCTGAGTTTCTTGCAGATTTGCTTTTGAATTATGGAGCTTCTCCTGAGTCTTACTACAAAAATACAGAGATTGTAGCTGGGGAATTGATTGACTTTATGGTTCGCTTTGGTGATAAAACCAGAGTTACATCCAATATTCCTACTTTCAATTGGATGAAAAAGAAACAGCTTTATGTAAATGAAAAAGGTGATCTTGTGGTAGGAGAAAAATCTTATCCTGTAGGTAATATGTCTTCTCAAGATAAGGAAGATCTTATTAACGATTTGATGAGATTCCACTGGAGAGCTAATAGAGAAAATTTCTTTAGTCCTATAGGTGATGCTTTACCTTCCTTAAAAGAAGCATTTACAAAAAACAGTTCTTATATATGGGAAGACGCTATTCCTGGCGTAATATTACGTAGAGAGGATTTCTTAGGTAATACAAAACATACCCCTTTGTATACAATGGGTTTGTTTGTTACAAACGATTTAATCCAGAGTGATTTACAAGATCAATTGTTCAAAGATTCTTTTGCTTATGCGGACGATATTCAAACTATATCTAAGAAAGTAGAAAGCGATAAGGCAATTGAAGAAACTAAAAATAAGGTTGAAAACGTAGCCAATATTCCTACAGGTACTCCTGCAGTAGAGCCAGAAGAATTAACAGAAGAATCAAAAAAGATTAATGAAATTACCAAGAATGGCACAATTGACCCATTTGCTATAGAAGACGATGACATTGATATTCCTATGAGACGTCTTACTGGTAAAGTAACTAAAGAGGTGTCTAACGAGGAAATAGAATGGTTCAAAAAGAAATTAGGTTTCCAAAGCGATTCTCTTACTATAGTAGATGATGCTATCTCATTAGGTAACAATGTATACGCCATGGGTCTTGTTAGACAGGATTCTACATTACTGTGGAAGGGTGCAGAAACTGGTACTTTATATCATGAAGCGTATCATAGAATATCATTGTTGACTATTTCACCTAAAGAACGTCGTAAGATATACGAAGCTTATAGAAATAGAACTGGTTTAATCGGTACTGATAAAGACATTGAAGAAGCTCTTGCAGAAGACTTTAGGCAGTATATGCTGAATAAAGTTGAACCAGATTTAAACATCATCAAAAGAGCTTGGAAAGCAATTAAAAACTTTATTAGTAAATGGGTTTGGAGAACTGATACTACTATTGACAACATCTTTGATAGGATCAATACAGGATATTATAGTAGATCTAAACAGAATTCTGCAGCTGTACAGGAATTCTTAAATGCTTATAAAGGTGCAGGAGCTCCATTTAAGTTGGGTGGTCACAATTTTAAGAATATCACAAATACACAATTTAAAGAAAGTGTTAATTCATTAGTTGCTTCTTTGTTTACTTTGAATAACATAAAGATGCGAGATGATTTAACAGGTTTAAATTATAGTTTGTTAAAGAGTGCCTTGGAACCTTCTTTGACAGATAAACTTGTAGAAAACGGAAAGATCACCAAAGAACAAGGAGAGGCTAGAAAAGAAATATATGAAACCTTTGATAGTGTATTCCTACCAGCAATTATAAGGAAACTGAATGAATATCAAATCAGAGCTGTAGACAAACAGGAAAATATTGACCAAGAAATAGATGAAAAGGCTGAAGGTTCTGCTGTAGGCGATCAAATGGCTACATATATCCGTGAGTCATTAGAAACCTCAGTAAAAGATAATGCTTTGGCATCTATTAAAATCTTCATTGCTACTATGCCCAAAAGAGAATTCTATGAGGCAGATGTTAAAAAAGAAGATGGCACTATTACAAAAGTACAGAAAACTAGAACTGTATTGAGTCCTGTTACAGGATTACCTCTTATGGTTGATTTTGATTCTACATGGAATACTATAATCAATGAATTGCATTCAGAGAATACGTTTGAAGGTATGATGAATAAGTGTGCTAAATGTGCAAAATCATTACCTATCTTTGACACATTGTACAGAGAATTGTATAAGATATCAAAGACTGCTCCAGGAGAATCAGAAGCCCAAGTAATAGCTAGAGAGAATTTACAGACTCAATTTAGAAATACCTTTAGAAAAGCTAAACATAAACTTATTGGTATCTTGTCTGAAAAGATTGAGAATACTAATGGTAATGATCAGACTAACTTGTATGTAAAGGATGAGAATGCAAATAAGATTTCTAAGAATATAATCGAAGGTTGGAATTATGGTTTACTTAGGATGACTGAGTTAATAAATTTTGATGGTAATAATTACACATTAAAAACCACTGATAATAAAACCAATGTAGAATTATTATTAGATGATTACCACAAGATTAATAATCTACTCAAGAATTATAAGAATAAACCAAATGCTAAGCTTAAGAATGGTCAGACTTATAAAGAGTATGTAGAAGCTAATGTCATCAAAATAAAGGAACATATATTATCACTTTTAGGTAGAGCAGGTGTATCTGTGGATATGGCTACATTAAACTCATTCTTGATTAAAGAATACTATGATCCAAACACTGCAGAACAATTAGTAAACCTGTTTACTGATGGTAGTAATGCTGGTTTATCATTCTTATTCAGCAATAAGTTAAAAGATGTACTGAAGATTGAACCATCTGGTAACGTACCCGGCACATTCAATAGACATATCAGCAGATACTATGATGATTCTAAATTCTTAGGTAGATTGTCTGAAACGTATGGTATGACACATCCTAACTCAGATGAGTTGTCTGTATTGTCTACTGATGGTAAGTTGTTATATCCTATATCTGATCATAACTACTTAACAGATATGGTTCAGAATCTTGATAATGATCCAGCTACAGTAGAAGCTCTTACTAAGGTATTATATAATACTGGTAACAATGCTAACCCTAATTATTTCAAAGGTTCCTATTTACTTACAAATCTTTATAATAATCCTACCGCATCTGGTAAAATAGGTGTTGAAACTTTGGTTTATTTCAAGGAACAGGGTAGTGGTGATAAAGGACGTAAGTATACAGAAATCTCACCATTGGAAGATTATATTGCTAAAATGACACTTACTCAGAAAGGTAGAATTGTTTTACCTACTATGGGTGACTCTCAGACATATAATACTTTATATGGCACAGCTATCAACAATTTCAATCAACCTTTAGATACTACTAACAATCAAGTTAAATTTAATGCCAAAGTATTAACCAGATTTATTAATTACTTTGAAACTGAATTAGATACTATTGAATTCAACTATAAGAATGAAGGTAATCTGACAAAGGAACAAAAAGTAAAGAACTATGATATTGGTAATAGAAATGGTTACAGATTTAGATATTTCAACGGGTTCTTTAAACTTAAAGAACAACCAACTTTAGGTGGTATTGAATTTGTAGATGATTTCTCTAATTTCAATGAAGCTCTTAAACTTGCTGAAGACATTGGTGGTAGTGACTTAGCATTATCCGTAGTAAATCAAATAAAAGCAGCTTGGGCTAAGATGAGTAACTCTGATAAAGCTTTGTTAATGAATGAATATTTAACAGATGCTTTTAAAGACGAATTGGATTATGCAAAAGAAATAGGTATAATTGATTGGAATGGTAAGGATTTTGCTAGTGTAAAGAGCTTAGCGCTTCCTCAAAAGGCATTGGATGATGCAGAAAATCACTATAAAAAACGTCAAGAGGTATCAAAATACAGCAAAGAGTTAGCTGCTACAGAGTTAATGGCAAACTATTTTGCTAATACTATATCCTCAGTAATAGAATTTGAGAAGTTATTTATTAAAGATCCTGCATATTATAAAGATCCTGTAGATAAAATTAAACGTCTTCGTGAGGTATTGTCAACTGGTGTTACTCCTAGAATAGATTATGGAGAAGGTAATGAATTATCAAACTTAACTGAAGTTAATGTAGGTACTTTATCAGATAATGTAATACCTAGTAGACAGCTTGATAGAATCAATGAATTTGCTAAAAAGTCAGCTGCAGTAAGACTGTTACAGGAAATGCATGATATGACTCAAGAAGAAGCTCTTGCAATGTATGAGAGTGGTGAAGCATTGCCCCAAGACGTTGAAGATGCTGCTAATCTTGTAGTTGATAGTAAATTTGGTGGTTATACCAAAGTAAACCAAACGGATGCTACAGTACTTATCTCTCCTGAATTCTATAAAGAATTAGTTAGAAGAATTGATGGATGGACTCCTGAAGTAGCTAAAGCTTTTGATATATTGAATAACCCTGAAACAGATTATGAAGCTGATGCAGATACTTATAATGAAGCCTTAGCCGTTACATTAAAACCTTTGAAGTTAATGTATTTCGGCGATCATTATGATGTAAATGCAAAGAGAGACATACCCGTATTTGACAAAATGGCTATGTTCCCAGTTCATAGAATATTCTCTACAGGGGATATGGGAGAAGTATTAAAGGTAATGCAAGCTAGAAACATACACATGCTTGCGTTTGAATCTGCAGTTAAAGTTGGTCAAAGAGTTGAAGAAGTTAAATCTAAGATTTACACAGATAAATCAAATACCAAGGTAGACGTAGAAGGTTTAATGAATATGCCTACACATAAGCAATCTTTGGTTAACTTTAGACGTCAGTTGGTAACAGATCCACACCACGCAGATAGACAGATGTTTGTATCTCAGGCTCAGAAAGCAGCTATGGGTAACATTAGAACAGCTTGGACATATACTACTCCTGATGGTGTATCTTACTCTGGACAAGAGGTTATTGATAACTTTAATGGAGCTCATAACGCTATTACTGAATTTGGTAGAAAGAGTATAGAAAAAGACTTCGGTATTGATGCCAATAATCCACAAGCTAGTATTGTTAAGTTTGCCAATATTCTTAAGAGAAAAGCAGAAAATTCAAACATGAACGATAATGTTTTGAATGGTCTTACTGTAGAAGATGGCAATACTAATGCTCCTATTTCAGGTTTGTCTGATAACTCTTGGATTGAAAGTGGTCTCATATCAATGTTGAACAAAGCCATAGTAGATACCAATCTACCTGGTGGTATGTTCATTCAGATGTCTTCTATCTTATACAATAGATTAGCTGTAACATCTGATGCCAACAATGTAAGAAAGCTTAATTTTGTTAACAATGATGGTAGTATGGATTGTGTTATATCAATTAACTTATTGAAACACATCATACCTAATTATGATAAAATGACTTTCAGTCAAGCTAAAGCGTGGTTAATAAACCACGATATAATTGGTCCAGATACAAAGGCAATAGCTATGGGTTATCGTATCCCTGCACAGGGTCAAGCTTCTACAGCAGCTTTAAAAGTGGTGGACGTTTATCCTGAACAGATTGGTGATACTATTACTCTTCCTGATGAATTTACAGCCCTTACTGGGTCAGACTTCGATTAACAACATAGTTGAAGTAAAACTCCTTTAATTGCTGGAAACCCCTTAGAGCTCATTTACTACAGCATAATCTGAAAAGATATGTGCGAATGTTTGAAAAACAATGAGATTGGACAATCAGCAGCTAAGCCCCGTATAGGGGAAAGTTCAACGACTATCGAACGCATAGATCAAAAAATGATCGAAGAAGCAAGTAGAGTAGCCGAAAGGCGAAATGGGGAGCACTATCAAAGTGAAGATATAGTCTAGCCCCACTGGAAACAGTGGGTACAAGCGATTGATAAATTATTTATAGCAAGATATAACTATGACAATAATGGTAATAGAATCAAGTTCGAAACAAAAGATCAGTATGTTCAGAGATTGAAAGCTACTGGTTTAGATGATGAAACTGTAGTAAGAAAAGCTTATGAGAGATACAATGGTAAAACTGATTTTGAAGCAAATAGTAGAGAAGCAAATGAAAACATGCTTCTTGATATGTATTTGTCAGTAATTAGCAATCCTATGAACTTTGCAGAAGCTAGACAGCCTCTTGATACTGTGACAGATTATCTGAAAGATAAGATTCTTAAGGATGTTGATAAATTAACTGGTCAAGGTAAGAGAACTAGTAAATCTCAATTGTATTTCTCTACTCCAGCATTCCAGAGTAGGACTAAAGCTGAGTTGAATGGTGGTAAGTTTGGTATTGGTCCATTTGCGTTAGCTAATGCTCATCAAGTATTAACTCAATTAGTTAAATTGAATTTCAAACCAAATAAAGTATTGAATGATTATGGTATACGTGATTTGCATCACATTCAAAGTGAAGATACAAATAAGATCAATGTTTTAGACTGGTTATCAGCTTTGATTAATGCTCACGTAGACGTAGCTAAAGACCCATATATTATTCGTTTGAATGTACGTAAATTAACTTTTAACATGACTAACTTCTTAATTAGAAGTGGTAAAGGTGAAAGTACATTCTATTTCTTACCTCAACAGATATTAAAAGACTATGCAACTGAATATGATAAATATTCTGGTTTTTATGGTGTTGAAATACCTGCTGGTAAAAATCCTGAAAGATTAGCATTTACTAAAATTTGGAACGATTACTATAAGAAAGCAAAAGAGTTATCTGGTGGTAAGAAAGAGAATCTTCTGAATTATCTTAAGGATAAAGGTGTAGGTACTAATCAAAGAAAAACTATGTTTACTGTACCACATCTTAGAAAACAATTGCAGAAAACTGAAACTTTTGATTGGTACTATAATCAGTTATTAATTCTTAAGGCTTATGAAGAATTAACTCCATTCTCTAAGAGTTTGTCAGAATTAACTAACTTATCTCAGATTGATACTAAGAGATTTGGTAATAACTTTGGTTTACAAAGTGCATTCTTGGATAAGTGGAAACAGTATATGACTGAACAATCTGTTTTCAACAATCCTTTGAAAGTGTTTACTAATACATTCTTAGGTAAGAAAATGATCGATGGATTAGTATTTCCTAGAAATGCATTCCAGAATGTCATGATTAGACTTACTCCAGAATTTGAAACCTTACGATCATTAATTGAATACTATACCAAAGGCTATGCAATAAGTGATGATACATATATTAACAACATCACTAGAGCAATGGAAGTATCCTATAAGACTAAATTCTTTAATCAGTATGTTAAAGATAATCAAATGGGATTTCGTGGTATGCTGTTTGGTAAGGATAGTATTTCTAGAAGATTAGATAGACTTAAATCCGATATATTACAAGGCAAATACCCTTCATTACTTGGGAGTGATGGTAGTTTTTCAAATGTGTTGATTAACAATATCTTTAGTAGACCTAAAGAAGATGATGCAGAATTACAAGGACCAGATTTCATTGCATATAAACCCAATAAGAGTGGTGATAATAATTTAGAAAATGAAATAATTCGTGCTTGGGAAGAACTTTACGAAAGTGATTATAAAGAAGTAAGAGAATTTGCTAAAGATCTTGCAATATATTCTTTCTACACTTCTGGAGATGCTTTTGGTAAAAATAATATATTTAGATATGTTCCTAACTCCATAAGAGAAGAAATAGGGTATTTTGATTATATTAGAGAATTGGAAAAACATCCTGAAAATGTTATATCCCAAATAGATTTACAAGAGGTAATTAAAAATCTGTGGTGGAATGATCATGTAGTTCCTGCTATTGAATACTACAAATTGGATTCTAGCTATGAAACTATTGAAGAAGAAGGTAGAGCAGTATACAGACCTGTAGCTCACGATGATAGTGGATTGTTTGTAACCAATAAGAAAGGAGAACAAGTTGAGATACCGTCTATAATCTATGATGAATCTAGTAAATTTAGGGGCATTGTAGGTTATAATGAAGCTGGTAATCCTATACATTATCTTTACAAGAAAGTTAAATTAGATAAGAATAATGATCCTAGAACTACTTTCTTATACAAATACATCGGTATAGATGAAAATAAAGTACCAGTATATCAATTAATTAATAAAAAAGGTTTAAGTTATAAGGGTAATGTACTTGTTGAATTTGGTTTTAAGAAGTCTTCTGTAGGTTATAATAATGTAGTACCTACAGGTTTAGACTTTACTCCATCTAAAGCTATAACTTATGTACAAGATTTAACTCCTGTCAAAGCTAGTTTGCAGACTAAGATATTCAATCAAGCTGGAGAATTCAATGAAAATGCTTTACAGACTGTAGCTACTGAAAACGTTGACTTACAGAATACTGAACCTTTAGCTTATCAAGAAGGGTCTAAGACTTATCAATCAAGAAATGGTGAAACTGCATCTCAAGAAGCATATCAGCAGTATCTTGATAATTTTGAATATGGCGCAAAAAGACAAATGCCTAAATTAAGAACTTCTGATGCTACTACAGTTCCCACTACAAAGATAATATCTGGTGGTCAAACAGGTATAGATCGTTTAGGTTTAGAAATTGGTAAAGAGTTAGGATTAGAAACAGGCGGTACTACTACTCCAGGTTACTACACTGAGAATGGACCAGATACTAGTTTACAAGATTTTGGTGTAACTGAAATAGCTCCCGAATTGCAAGCTGGTAGAAAAGGCAAAGAATTCTATTTGCCAAGAACTGAACAAAATGTCATTAATTCTGATGGAACAGTGTACTTTAGCACAGATGAAGATAGTGCTGGTAGAATTGCAACACAAAGATTTGCTAAGGCGCATAATAAACCATTTCTATTAAATCCAACTAGTCAAGAACTGGCACAGTGGCTTGTAGATAATAACATCAATACGTTGAATGTAGCTGGTAATCGTGGTTCTAAAGTGTCTCCTGAATTTGATTCTCAAGTAAGAGAAACTATTAGAAATGCTTTTAAATCTCCTACTCAACAGGATCTATTTGCACAAGAGGAGGTAAAACCTTCAGAAACTCCTACTCAGTTTACTGAACTTCAACAATATGCTAATCAAGTAGGTTTAACAGAATCTTTACCCAAAGTAGAAGAAGTAAAACAGGCTGTTGAAGAAACTAAGCAAATACAAGATAAATATGTATATACTTTCGATGACGGTTTAGAAGTTAAAATAGATTTTGAATTGAATGATCAACAGAAATCTGCTTTGAAAGAGTTAGAAGCATTTGTTAATGGAGATGATACATCTATCACTTTGTCTGGTTATGCTGGTACAGGTAAGACTACTATTATGGGTATATTTAATGAGTATTTGAAGCGTAGAATACATGCAGATATTATTTTCTCGGCTCCAACCCATAGAGCAAATGCTGTAACTAGACAGAAAACCCCAAATGCAAAAGTGGTTACACTTCAAAGTTTATTGGGATTACGCCCTGATTTTGACATTACTGAAGATGTGTTTGATTTGCACAAGTTAAAATTTGAACAGGTTGGTGATGTTAAAATAGAATCTGATTCAATAGTTATCGTTGATGAAGCCTCAATGATTCAAGACAGTTTGTATGATTTCTTACTTGAACAAATTGCAGCAAAAGGAGCTCAGATTATATTTGTGGGGGATAAAGGTCAATTAAGACCAGTAAAAGCAAATAATATATCCAAGGTATTTAGAAATAATGGTGCACAATTACAGTTAACCAAAGTAGAAAGAACTGGGGATAATCCTATATTGAAAGAATCTACTAGAGTAAGAAATGGGGAAGGCTTTAGCTATGAAACAGACATTGCTCCTAATGGTCAAGGAGTTGAATATTCATCAGACAAAACTAGAATTAGAGAATTTGTTAAAACTTCATTAAAAGAAATGAAAGATTCACAAGATCCTCTATATTTTAGAGTCTTGGCTGCAACAAATGCTTCTGTAGAAGCTTATAACTCTGCAATAAGACAAATTCTGTATGGTAGGAGACCAGCACAATTGTATGAAGGAGAACTTGTAATGGGTTATTCTAATAGAGAATACGATTCTTTAAGAAAGAAATACAAATTAATGAATAGTGGAGACTACGTAGTGCAAAGTGTTAAACCCACTACTATTCAAATTGATTTAACATATCCTGACAGAAAAGAAAGTATAAGTATGGAAGGATATAAAGTTACTCTCAAAGATGCAATAGATACTTCTGCTTCTTCGTTTACTATTGATGTAGTATCTAATTTTGAAACAGATGAAAATATCATAAAAGTTCAAGAATATATACAGACCTTGTGGAGTATGCGTAATCAATTGTTAGCTGAGGGAAATCCGACTGCAGCTAGATCTGTTATTGAAAAAATTAATAATATACAAAATAGAATTCACACTATGCGAGATATCAAAGACGCTAATGGTAGATTAAAGCTTAGAAAATCTTTTGATTACGGATATGCTCACACCATTCATAAATCTCAAGGTGGTACTTATAGTAAAGTTTTAATTAACGACAGTAGTATAAATACTTTTGGTTTTAATGATAAAAATGGTCAAGAAGTAAGACAAGAATTGAAGTATGTAGCAGTATCTAGAGCAAAGAATTATGTAATGGTCCAGACTTTAGAAAAAGCAAAACAACAAGTAGTAGAGGATTATGATTTAGATGAAGAATTTGTATCTGCTACTGCAGCTGACTTGAAACAAGCAGCGAATGATTCTGCTACGGAAGAGTTAGATAAAATGGGTAAACAACGTAAAAAAGAATGTGAATAATTATGCAGTGTTTAAATATTAAAAATCCAGAAGTTGCAGCTTTACTTAAAGAGTATACAGAAATATTAGGTAGTGAGAATGCTGCATATTATGTTCTTTCAGAAAACAATGGATATGGTTTAGATAAGGCTCCCAATGGGGAGCCATCTAAGCTATTTTCAGACCTTTTAGAGCATTATAATGGTGACAGGGTAGCTGCTATTCAAGCTAAAGCTAGAACTTATTCTAAGAGCTTTAAAGAGTGGTTTGGTGATTGGGTTAATCCATTAAAACCTGGTGATATCATTTTTGGTCATCCCGCAATTGGTAAAACATACTCATTGGAATCTGGTAAATATAAGGATAAAATCATCGATTGGGATGTAGAGTTCAATGAAAAACGAGACAAATGGATTGAAGACCATTCAAATACTGTTAAAGGAACTCCAGAATATAAAAAAGCTAGAAATGAGTATTTGATTTATCCAGAAAACCATCCAGATTATGTAGAGTTTCTTACAGAAGAATGGGAAAGAGTGAAAAGTAAAACTAAAAAAGAAGGTAAAATATTATTTGCTTCTCCACATAATTTACTTAAAATGTTTCCACAAGATTTTAATAGAATTATAAATTTAAAAGATGATGACTTTATAAAAAGAAATATTGGAAGAGGTGGAAAAGAAAAAGAATCTAAATTATGGAAGGAAGGAATAAATAATACTATTTTAAACACTACTAACATCCCAATAGAGTATTTAAATGAAAACCAACATTTTGAAGATTATTTAAATAAATATGTTGGTGTATCCAAAGTAATAGATGAGAATGGGGAACCACTTTTGGTGTGGCATGGAACTGCAGAAATTTTTGATGCTTTTTCTAAGGATTTTAGAGGATCAACAGATCCTGGTGATTGGGGATTAGGATTTTACTTTTCACCAAAAAAGAGTACTTCCGAAGGGTATGGAAACATCTTAATTCCTGCATTTCTTAGTATTAAGAATCCGGTACCAACTGAAAAGTTTAAAATGGTAAATTCATTTGGAAGAAAAAAAGCAAAACCTATTACTTTAAAAGAAAAAATTCAAGAAGATATTAAAACAACTAAATTCATTATAGAAGGTATTGAAGAACAGTTATACGGAAATGATCCAGAATATAAACATTACAGAGAAGAAGGATCACTTATAAATAAAATGCATAAGAAAGAATTAGAGATATACAAAGATAAACTTAAAGATCTGCAAACGCAACTTCAAACAAAATCAAAAGAGGAATTAGATTATGACATCAATAAAAAATGGAATGATGAGGTTGAAGATATAAATAAGTATGACGGAATTATTCCAAATATCAATTCTGGAGATGCAATAAAAGAAAACTATGAGATAATTGCTAAAGAACCTAATCAAATTAAATCAATAGACAATCAAGGTACATTCTCTACTCAGGATAATAATATCTATAATCAAGAAGCTGCTACTCAAAACGCTACTGGTAGAAATAAAGAATTAGCTTTATTACTGCAAGAAATATATCCAAATATTGAAGTAAGTGCATTAACAGATCCCAATCTTAGAGGACAGGCTCAAGTAGAAGGATATATGGCTGGTAGAGTGTTATTAAATGCTGCATTAGAAAATCAAGACACCTTACCTCATGAGTATGCTCATCATTATGTTGCTTGGTTTAGAAATACTCCTCTTGTACAAAGAGGTACAAAACAATTTGGTAGCGAAGAAGCTTTAGTACAAGCAATAGGTGAGAATTCTGTTAAAGCATTAAAATGGTATAATAGATTCTTCAACTGGTTGAAAGGATTATTTAATGAAAAACAAGATAATCTAAACGAGATTACAAAAGCGTTTTTATCTGGTCGTAGATTAGATAATTCTTACTTCTTTGGTAAAGAAACACACAATCAAAAAGCTGTTGAAGTTCCAGAAGCTATAAATAATATATATGACAAATTGATGTCTTCTATTCATCGTAGAATGAAAGATATCCAGTATTCTAAATATGCAGATCCAAATAAACTAGATGAATTGAGAGCTCTAGAATTTAGATTAAATCAATTAGAAAATGATAAAGCTACTTTAGAATTCATAGATTACATGGATCAAGATATCAATTCTGCATTAGATGAAACTTTAAGAATATTATCCAAAGTAAAAGAAGCTGCTAAATATGGTAATGATCATGAAATCTCTAATGCTGAATTGGATCTGATTAAAAAAGGTTATATTGGATTCTATAACAATATTGCTACTAATTTGCAGAATATGCTAGATGATGATACTACTTTTGATTATTTCAATAATGAACAATTGATAAACGATACAAAAGTAGCATTAAAGAGAATCATGGGTAATTATGCAGAACTTGTTAGAAATTTCAATAACGTAGTTGATATAATTGCTAAAGATAACTTTATTAAAGAAGCTACTAAAGCTGGTTCTTATACTGTAGATCAATTGAAAAACATTCTAGAAGAAGGTGATTTAGATATTAACTTGTGGGATCAATGGGTTGGTAGTACACAGTACTCTAATAGTGAATTAGTTAGAATAATGATGAATAAGATAATTGCTGTTAAGAATGCTGTAGCAGATGAAGAAAGAATTAAAGGTAAAGAGTTATTATCATTGTTAGATCAGGTAGATAAATCTAAACTGGCTTATTTTCATGAAAAAACAAAAGATGGTCACAAAACGGGATTTATGACCAGAGATTTAAATTATGGTGAACATTATCAAAAGCTTTTTAAATTTCAAAGAGATTTAGCGGATAAATTAGGATTTGGAGATAAAGACTTATCAGAAGTACCTAGTTTATTAAGTAAAGAACAGTTAAAGATTTGGAACACTGAGAACAATAAATGGCACGCTAAATATAGTATTCGTAGATTTGTACCAGAGTATTATGAACTAACAAATAGTCTTAGTGAAGAAGCTAGAACAAGAAGAGATACAATTAATATGGAAATCAATCTACTTCTTAACAGTACTAGGGATAAAAATGGTGATATACATAGAGAATTATTATCTAATGAAGACTATGGTAAATTACAGGAATTAGAGAATAGTAGACGTAATTTAGCAAACCCATTCTATGCAGACGGTACTACAAAAGCTGGTTTAGATTTAGAAATAGCTAGAGAAATGCAGCAATATAATGAAAAGCTTAGAGCTAAGTTGAACTATAAACCTAATATGGAAAAGTACAACAAAGCTAAAGCAGCTGCTAAGAAGAATCTTTCTCCAGAATTATTCAAGAAATGGGAGGAGAGAAATTCTGTTGAAAGAATTAAAGAAGAATTCTGGGAAGATATTAAAATGTTATCTTCTAATCCAACTAAATCTGATAATCAGATATTATATGAAAATGCTAGAAAGAATCTCTTGAAATTGTATGCTAGAGAAGACGGTACATTCAACGTTGATGCTATGCCTGAGAATGTTAAGTCTATGATAAATACATATGACGTAATGATATCCGATGAAGCTATTGCTAACAGAGATAAATCAAAAAAATCTAGAGTAATGGAAATAGCTAAGTGGGATATCAACCCTAAATTCTATGAAGAATACGAACGTATGGAAAAACAGGGTGAAGCTGCATTTAACGCATGGTTCTCTGTAAATGCTAGATACACTTCTAGAGGTGACGTTGTACCAGCTTCTTTCTGGCGTAAATTAGTTCCAAAGGATGAATTTAAATCAAAATACGTAGAAAGAATACCTAATAGGTCTTGGGCAGAAATTGATAGAGAATCTCCATTCTATGATTCTAGATTTACTAAGTATGAAGATCGTGGTGAAACTGTAATACCAAATCCTAAATACTTTGATAATAGTGCTGCTTACAAAAAGATTACAAGTGATCCTAAATTAAAAGCATTATATGACGCTTTAGTGGATGTTATGGATTTATCTAATTCTAAAATTGGATTCCTGAGATATGCTAATAAATATAAATTACCTCAAATTGAAGGGGGTTCATGGACCCAAATCCGTAGTAAAGACAACTTTTTAAAGGGTATAGCTTATGCTGCACAGGATTTATATACAGTAAAAGATGATGATGATAGGTATATGATAGAAAATGCTAAAAGGTCTGACGGTTCTTTAGTTAAATTAATACCTACCAGATATATTAAAATGTTGGATAATCCTGATGCAATTACTAATGACGTGGTAGGTTCTATCATTCATTACTACAAAATGGCTGTAAACTACGAAAAGATGAGTGAAGCTGCTCCTGAATTAGAATTAGCTTTAGATTTCGTTAGTAGAATGGACTTTAAGGATAAAAAAGGTGGTAGAATATCTGGAGTAGAAAGTAAAACTTATGACAAAATGAAAGACTTAATGGATCGTTTTGTTTATGGCATGGAGAAAGATGCTAAAGAAGTTGATATAAAACTACCAAAAGGCAAACATGTTAAATTAAGTATTGATAAATTAGTAAATAACTTAGCAGCATATACAAGAATCCAAGGTATATCTCAGAATCTTAATGTTATTCTAACAGGTTTGATTACAAACAAGATTCAAAATAGATTGGAAGCAATGTCTGGTATTTACTTTGGAAATGAGGAACTTGCTAAAGCAACTAAAACTTTATTACCAGCTTATGCAGATGCTATTAAGAACATTGGTAAAGCTAATAATAAAAACAAGGTACTGTGTTATCTTGAATTTTTAGGTGTAGTCAGAGACAATGAACAAACATTTAGCAAACTAAATCAGTCTCGATTACTCAGGGCTTTGAATCAACATTACTGGTATTTTGGTCATGAAATAGGTGATATTATTACTAAAGGTAAATTAGCTCTATCTGTAGCTTTCTTTAATAAATATGATCCTGAAACTGGTAAATTTGTAAATAAGAATCAATTTTTAAGGAAATTCAAAGATAAGAAGAAAGGTAAAGCTGCCTGGAATGCGTTAAATATTACATTCTTTGATGCTTTTGAAGTTAAAAATAACCAGCTAGTGGTAAAACCAGAGTATGCTAATATAGTGGATGAAAGAACTATAAATAAAATAAAGAACACTACTAAACAAATTGCTACTAGGATTGATACCCAGTTAACTGATTTAGATAAATCAAAATTACATTCTACTTTGATTGGTCAGTTATTACTTATTTATCGTAACTTTATCTTGGTTAACTTACAAACTAAATTCTTAACTAAGAGACATTTCAATTATTCTACTGGTATGTGGAGTGAAGCACAAATACCTGCTGCATTTTCTTATTTAGGTAGACATTGGGCAGAAAATATAAGTTTTCTAAGGAAACATTTCTTTGATCAAAAGAAAATAGATCAATTAAGAGAATTGTACAAAGATCATTATGATGAATTAGATGATTATGAAAAAGGTTGTTTAAAGAGAGTTACATATGAATTTTTATTTTCTACTTTGGGTTTCTGGTTGATTTTTTCCATAATACGTGCTATGGCAGATGATGACAGGGATAATTGGTGGAAGCAAGAAGCAGCATATCTTACTTTAAGAGCCTCTTTGGAAACTCGTGGTAATGTGTTACCTATTGAAGTATTTAATATGCTTAATAGTCCTACAGCAGCTTGGTCTACGTTACAGTATTGGGGTGATTTAACTACAGTAGCTTTGCAAGATCCTACAGAAGAGATAAATAAGGGACCATATAGAGGTCTGAATCGATTACAACGATCCTTAATTAAAGCAACTCCTTTAAGAAGTATATATGAAGCAAGAGATCCAAGATCTAAGTTAGAATATTATGATAATTTGATTTCAATCTTTTAGTCTACGGCCCTAAATTTTTTAAAGGCAACAATAAGAAGCCCCTTTAGTATTATGCTATTGGGGCTTTATTGTGTCTTGTAGTGTAATATTTTCACTTAGTGGTTTTATAGTCTTAGTATTTTCATCAAACAAATACTTATGTAATTTACCATTTACTCCAGCATTCCAAAAATTCAATATCTTGATTTTTGTTTCATAACCAAGTGATTTGTATAATCCATACTCAATCTTTCTAGTTATGACGTGTATACAGTAAGCTCTATTAAAAGCTAGAACTGTATATTTGATCTTATTCATAGTTATAGTATAACTACAATGAAATAAATGATGTTGTTTTAAAGTATTTAACAAATATGGTTTTATATTGTGAAATACTAAAAAAACGTGACTTGAAAGAAGTGGATTATTAACATCATTCATATACATGTTAACAAATTCACTATCATCCAAGTCACGTTTACTTAAAATATCACCGAAAATCTGAGGAAGTGAAAATATACTATGTTTAGTATATTTATCTATCAGCATATCATTTCAGCACCGTCTTCATCATAATATTCTTTCATATGATCCCATAGATTATTATCTTTATGCCAGGCAATTCGTTTTATGGCATAATCTATGGCTACAAGCCTTTCCTCAACTGTTTTAGGATTGAATTTAAAGACTCTAACTTCATACCCATCATGAGATTGTACTGCAATAATATAAGTTTCGTATTCATATTCTTCAATATTAAGTTTTAGTTCGTTTTTAAAATACCAATGGATAGCTAACCAATAGTAAGCTAATTGACGACAATAATCAAATTCTTCTACTGAGTGTTTAAAATTATAAACATCAGCTGTCGTCTTTATATCCACTAATATTATTTTTTTATTTGTATGATCTATCATTACTCTATCTAGTAATGATTTACATGGTAAATCTCCTAATGAAGAAGCATTAGGATACTCCCAATTAATATGAAATTCATTATGAACTTCAAATGTTTCTGGATAGTTAAATAATAATTCATTTGCTTTCTTATGATCTTCCATATTTTTTTTAATTGCTTTTAACATATTAAGATCTGCAAATGATATTACTTTTTTAGAATCTTTATTTCTAAAGTATTCTATGTAATTTTGATATAATTCTACTAATTCTTTTGCTTCTTGAATCTTTTTCTCTTTAGATTTATTATTATTATAAGCTGCTTCATAACTCATAATTAATATATCATCTTCAGATGCAAAAGGATCAACTAGTCTTGCAGTAGAATAGAATTCAAGTAAATCTTTTTGTTGCTTTACTTTGGGCACTGCAAAATCTAATATAATATAATCTTTCCAAAATTCTTCTGGTTGAAGAATATATTCATGTATCATAGTGCCTTTATCCAAAAAACTAGCTTTTAGACCTTCTTTCCCATCAAGCATTTCTTTAAGATATTTTGGTCCTTTCTTTAAGAACCATCCGATATTAGAATTACTTATACGAGTGAGATCTTCATAATACGGTATAGATATATCCATTACTCTTCAAATAAAATTAGATTTTCATATGCATTTATACTAGCGTAAGTCATCATATCGTTATACTCATCGCAAGATAACATAATATCTAATTCTATCTGATTGAATCCTTCAACCATATTCTGTTCGTCTAACTTAACGTTAATCTTTTCGTAATTTTTCATAGTTCAAATGTTAGTGGTTTATAATTAATCGAATAAGATTCATCTAATATACTTACATTAGCATATTTTGTACCTGCGTACTCTTGTAATGTGTGATCTCCGGAATGAATGTGTCCAGATAATACATACTTAGGTTTCTTTTCTACAATTTCATCAAATAAATAGATATTACCTGATGGTATACCATTGGGATATGTTTCGCTTTTCTGTTCCATAATATTTGCTACATATCCTACTTGGGGAGAATCATGACACATCAATATATCTACATTTTTTGGTATAGTACTATAAACACTTGGTAATATGGCATTACCAGGCATATATGCCCAGCAACCAAAATCTTTACAATACGGCGTACCAAATATTTTGTAGTATTTATGATCTACATCAGAATAAATATTTACTTCTCCATTAATTAAGATGGTTAATTTATCAAATAGATATGTTTGGGGTTGAGTAATCATTTTTTCAAACCAAAAATCATGATTACCTGGAGTAAGTATTACTCTATCACAAGGTAGATTCATAATCCACTCTTGAAACTCATTAAAGAACCATTTAGTCATTTGTATATAGTCTCTTTGAATTTCTAATGGTGAAATGTCTCCACAAATTAACAGTGTGTCACATGGTTCTATATCAATAAGATTACCATGTAAATCACTAATCGCAGTTATTTTCATATCCTATTTTCTTAGATTTTTTGGTTTTATCTCTAATAAATAGATATTCATTAAATCTATCATTAAAGAAAGTGTTAGTAGAGATAAATTTAATCTCTTCTACTTTTAAGTTTTTCAACTTCTCGTTCATGTTCGGTTAACATTTCATTACATTTATCTCTTAAACATTCTACGAAAACAAGACATTCATTTCCTTCAAATTGTTTAAAGAATTGATCTGCAGCTTCTTTGTATATATCTATACCATGATTTTGTTTACAATATTCTTTATGATCACTTAGAATCATATCTTCAAAATCATCATCGGCTTTTTCAAATATATGCATTAAAATTGCAGTTCTATGAGATATTTGTATGAATTTTCTTTTATAATTCTTGAATTCGTCTAATACATTCATCTACTTCTTTTTGATTATGTACTATAAAAAACTGTCGTGAATCATTAGTTAAATATAATTTATATTTAAAAAGTTTTTCTCTAAGAGGCCAAGCTTCATTAGGAAATCCTTTACATTCTATTATGAAATTTTTTCCAACAAAATCTGGTAAGTATGTTATTGCTCTAATCTTTTTACCTAAAAAAGTAAAAGCTGGAATTAGTTCAAATCTATTTTTTTCATATTCATTATAGATTTTTGCTTCTTCTAGCTTTTTATACATATAACTTTCTAACTTACTTCGGAAATTAATTCCATCAAGAACTATAGGAGTTGCATTTTTAATCTTCTTGTTCTGTGAGATCTTTCTTTTTCTTTTTGTAGTTTTCATAAGCAATTATTATAGCTTCAATTCCTTCACAGACTAAAGTAGCACCAAGATTAGAAATAAATACAATTAGTGCTAATTCAAACGTTGTTACCATCTTTTTCTATTTTATTTAAATGTTTAGAAAGTTTTTCTAAAGATATTAAATCATAGTTAGCTAGATTTCCATCTATACCTACATCTACTCTTAATTCTTTAGAATCTATATTTATTTGATCTACTTTTCCATGACAATGTCCGTGTATCATAACAGATCCTTTATCTTTATGTTCCCAACTTAATATTGGAAAATGACACATAATAATTTCTAGATCTCGATACAAGAAATTATATACAGATTTCTTAAACTTAATATTCTTGATTTGAGTAATATGATTAAAATAACATTTTAAATGATCTGGTATTTTATCATGATTACCCAGTATTAATATTTTATTACCATTTAGTCTTTGAAATAGTTTTCTTTTATCTTCTACTTCACCAAATGCTAAATCACCAAGAATATATACTGTATCTTTCTTATTTACTCTAGAATTCCATAACTGTATCATAGCTTCTTTAGCCTTTTCAACAGTATTTCCAAATATTTCTTTACGTTTTGGATGGAATTCTAAGATACGGTCATGAAAGAAATGTAGATCTGAAGTAAACCAAATCATAATATTTCTTTTTTATATTTCCAAATATAACCACCAGCGGTTTTTCTTTCTCCTTTACAACATTTTACAATATTGTTATTAAAAATTCCAGTTTTTCTTTGTGCGTCCATAAAAGATAAATAAGTATTTAAATAATTTCCGTTTTTATCGTATTGATTTATGATAATACTTTTCTTTTCTACAGCTCTTTTTATTGCTGTTCCATAATTTGTATTATATGACGCAGTACACCATTCAAGATTATCAATATGATTATTTAATTTATTTTCATCTTTATGATTAACATATTTTAGATTGTGTGGATTTTTTATAAACGTAATTGCAACCAATCTATGAATTTGAAAGTGTTTTGATTTTTTATTCTTATATAATTGAACTGAATAATATTGTCTTCTAATTTCTGGTTTTAAGATAATATTTTTTTTTAAAGATTTTACTCTTCCAAAATTAGAAATCATATAATTTTCATAATCTTCTATTTTTTTCCAAATTTCTTTATTTATTTCTAGATTGTTGTAACTCATAATTTAACCATTCTTTTATTTGTATAAAACTGTTTTTCTTTACTGCATCAGATATATCTTTTGCCTTGAATTTTTTATGTACAAAGAACGGTTTTATTTTAGTTTTGTTGTAAAGTTTGATAGAATTTTTACATCCACTGGAATCTCTATCAAAACATATTAAAATACGTTTAAATCGACGTTTAAGGGCATCTATAACGTCTGGAGTAGGAAAAGTACTTTCTGAAGATGGTGATATTGCAGTATATCCCATTTCATATAAACACATAACATCTTTTAATGACTTAGTAATAATCAATAAATCACCTTTTTTAGGTAATTGCTCATATCCTTGAATATCATAAGGAGCTAAATTATTACGCCATTTAGTATATTTATCTGCTAATGGTCTATAAATCTTAAAATGATCATATACTTTATAAGCATACATAGGATTTTCATCTTTATATATACCTTTAACAACACCATCACACAAATAATATTTTATACTAGATACATTAAATTTAGTTAATGTTTCCTTAGTAATACTAAATTGTGACCAATATTGTTTATCAACATCTGTCCAATCTTGTCTAACAATACCTATTACAGTGTCTTTAGATTCATATTGCTTTATACTTTTAAGTTTGGTATTATTAGTAATAGACATATCAGTTACTATACGGTTTAATATGTCATTATAATTTGTTAAACCTGTATAAAGCTCTACAAATTTAATAACATCTCCACATTCACCATTTCCATGATCTTTAAATAGTAATTTACCTGATTTTCTACTTCTGAATATTCCAAATGAAGGATTTTTATCTTCTCTAAATGGACTATTATATATAAAACCAATCTTAAATTGTCCAATATATCTAGCGTAAATATCATATTCTGTGACTTTTGATAAGATATAATCCAAAGTAATTGGAGTATCTTGCTGTTTTATTTTTGTAGAGTCATACATATGATATAGATTTAAATAAGTGCAATGTGGGGTAACGATCCCCACGAATCTAACCATTAGACATTGCTCCACCTTTAACAATACCCCCTGTGTGGTCAGTGCCAGCCTACGATCTGGTATACTTACATAACAAAAGTCAGAGGTAGTATAGTCTTCGTTCTATTGCGCAAATAGAATTATATCTTAAAACGGCAATCCATTAGAATCGGCGCTATTATTTTCATCCATAGAACTTCCCATAGAGAAAGGACTTGGATTAGATTTTTCTAAATCTGCTACAATAGGCTTCTCGAATTGATCGATACCTAATTTTACAATAACAGATTTATTTTCGTTTACCAAAGACATTGGTTCAATAAACGTATATTTTGCATACTTCGGTAATGTAGTATAACCACTATTATTGTATACAATTTTAACTCTCAACAAAGTAGTCAAATCTGCTTTATTAAGCATTTCGGTTACCCATTGAGCAAACTGAGTGAAGTTTTCACCGATAAACTTACGATCTTCAGCATTAGGATAATAACATTTCAAAATTTGTTCAATTCTTGAAAATTGATTATCACATTTATTCTGAAAACTTTCTTCAGTTTCATCAGATCTCTTAGAAGGTTCCCACTCAGTATGCGTCAGCAATTTACCTTCTTTTTCAAACTTAAATTCAATAAAACTATTACCATTGATAGATTTATCGAATCTTACTGCAGTTAACATTACGTTATCTTCAATACCTGCTGACAAATGTGCTACGTCTTTCTTTACAATAGTCTTGGCTCTTTCGGAACTATACATATTCTTTAATTTTGGTTAACTTAAACTTCTGGTAAATAAATTCTGTCCCAATGGAATGTTAATTCATTGTTTTCATTGCTTTCTGCAATTACTATTTTTTGCTCACGCAAATGTGGTGCTCTTGCTCCTTTTGTAGTTTCATCTTTACTATCGAAATTAATAATTGTTTCATTACCTTTTCGATACATAAAACCTACTGCATCAGCTTCTCCACATATAATATCTCCTAGTTTACCTACAAGATCTAAGGACATTTCTGTCATATCCTCACCATTCTTATTAATCATTTTATCCTTAGTATGACCAATAAGAATTAAGTTATCAGTAAGTTCTTTAAACATATCGATAACTTTTCTTACAGCAAGTCTAATGTATTGATATCCTGCTCCTTGTGGAAGCAATCTAACATCAGTACCTTGCCAAGATTTTCCTTGAGGTTGAGCTTTATAGAGAGTACCCGCATAAGGTAGACATATTTCTTCTAGTCGTGTAGCATTATCTATAGTAATATACTTATAGGGCTTTTTACCTGTTTCTTTGATCTTTTCTCTGATTGCATTGGCAATATCAGCAAAATCATTAACAGTTCTTGCTTGTACTGCTAATGCATCTAAGAATTCAGATCCACCTTCTAGATCAATAATTAAATTGTTCTCTAGAGCTGCTACACAACTAGTTTTACCAGTTTTAGGTCGACCGTAAATAATCAAAAATCTAGGATTATTTACTTTTGCTTTTACTTTTTCTGTAGGTAATACTATCATATTAAGATATTTTTACCTTTCCAGATATAATTTGATAAATTACGAAAGAATTTGATAAAATTTGAAAGAATCTGAAAAGTTTCGTTAATAATTACGCAGCAAAGATAGCGTTAATTTCTACTGCGATATTATAAATGTTAATCTGATCTTCTTTCTTCATAGTTGTAAAGAAATCAGAACGAGTGAATGTCGGAATAATTTCTGAACCTACCTGAATATAATTACCATGAATTTTAATTGGTGTATCACAGATAATAAAATCATAAGTAGGATTATTAGCATAATATGCACATTCTAACAAATGTGTAGCTGCTTTATTCCATTCCAGATTCAGAGAAGTAGGAGAAATATTTGTAATTGTAAAACTCGGCTTCTCAAGCGTATATTTCTTCGTCGGTTCATCACCGAAGATGATATAAATATTATCTTTCTTATCTTCTTTCTTTGCCCAAGGAACCAGATTCTTAAAGGCTTTTGTCAGAAGATTATCAATATAATTATCATCTTTTTTCTTACTGATTTTCTCGTAATACGGATTCAAGAAATCGTAAGTGTTAAAGTTAAAGTTATTATTGTTACCCTTTTTATTCAAAAATGTTGTAGTCATGTTAGCCAAAAATTAAATTAATACTGTGGTTTATTCTCAGATCTATCTACTTCAATTAAGTTGTTATATTGCAGATCGTTCTCATATTCGAGTATGGCTAATTTGCCTTCTCTAACTTTTAAAAAGTGTAGATATACTTTATTTTGTACAGGTAATCGTGACGGTCCGTATGCAGTAATACCTAATGTTTCAGGTCTTGATAAAACTGCTATAACATCACTACCTTGAAACACAGAATCTGAGGATGATAAGTCACTTCTCATAGGATAATGACTTGATGGATTTATAATCCTTTCAGGCATTTCAATATTACGATTCATTTGAGAAAGTTGAATTATACTTGTTTTGCCAACTTTCTTAGCTCTGATAAATACTCTTTCTAATGCTGCTATAATTTTACGCTCGTCATTAGTATCATTTCCTTCGACCAATAATGTATGATCTAGAAATATAATAAGCCATTTATCTTTTGCAATCGTATTTTGAAAATATGTTATAGTATCTTCTATCTTACTTACTGTAGCTGATTCGTCTACATAGTAGATGGGATATTGTTTAATAACTTCTACTTCTTTTTCAATATCCTGTAGTAAACTATCAGAAACATCTTCTGATGCACTATATAGCTCTGAAGTTGTGTGACGCAACTTATTAGATAGCTTTCTTCCTACTTGTCTACTAGAGAGCATTTCAAAAGAAAATGATAATACAACTAATTCCTTATCAGGATTAAGTTCAATTAAGTCAGTTTCAAGCGTATTTACAAATGATGATTTACCAGTACCAGAAGCTCCTACTATAGTATAAACACATCCTGGTTCAATACCACCACAGCACATAAAATTAAATTTATTCCACCTACTTTTAAGTGGTTCAATTTCATGATTCTTACGCTGTTTTATATAGGTAACAGCTTCATCAGCGGCTACAGATATATGTTTGTATGGTAAGGGACTAGATAAGTTCTGTTCCATAGAGATTATCTTTTATTGGTTCATTAATTTGTTCTTCATAAATTTCCCATTCAGAGTTAGTAAGCCATTTCCACATAGTTTTCATATAACCTATCTTACCACTCATAAGTTTGTCAGATACTTCTTTTTCTAGACATTGAATGATATGATTATGTAAAATAGTATCATTTTTAACTATTTTATTATATAATGTTCTACATTTCTTTGAATTACCTTGTAAAAAGCCTTTAGTACCATCAGGTCTTACTACTACTATAGGATAATGCTTCTTAAATTCTTCAAATAAATCTGCATTACCAGTAATAATATTTACTAATAGTTCAGTTTCTTTATAAGAAACTTTTTTAGCTTTTTCCTCTCTGATAAGAAATCCTCTGTCGATTAAATCTTGTATATCATTGTCGCTGACCTGGCTAACGATGTCTTTGATCTCTTTGATAGATTTTTGATTATTGTCTAATACAAGATTTAAAAGTACTAGCTGACTTAATGAAAGATTGTCTATTTTTTTTAATAGACTTGTATCTATTTCTAGTATCATAATGAATTAATTTAATTCATCTGTTCTAGAGTATGATAGTTTTTGTTAATATTCGTCAAAATTAAACAGATTTAACTGCTTTGGTTTTAGTTTTTCAATTACTTTTATACATTGATTAATATAATACTGATAATCTATATCATAAATACTTTGGAATGTTTCTCCTTGAGAGTATTTCCATTGAAGATCTTCATCAGAATAAAATTTATTATGTAATCTTACTCCATGATCTTTTAACATTATTTGATAAGACTTTTTACCAGCATCATCTAATTTCCATTTCCATAAATAGTATCCACTATTACTAACGTAGTAACGATTAGTTCTTTGTTGAATTTGTTCATTATACTCAACTGTCCATTGCTTTCCAGTCTTTTCCGCTTGTAAGAATTTACGTATATCTTTACAAGATTTAATAGTATCTTCTACTGGAATATTATGTATAAAATAATTGATAATCGCTTCTGGAATTATCTTTGGAGATAAACCTTTTCCTAAAGTAATTCCTGTAAGGAAATATCCTTTTTCTTTAATGTGTCCTTCTGGAGATAATCCGAAGTAATCATTAATAGCTAATTGATAAAATTGAGTAAATTCTTCTGTTTCTAATTTTAATTTAGTTAAGTCTTCCCATTCCTTTAATATCTTTTGTAGTTCTTCATATTTAGCCTTTTTACATGTATATAAGACACCATCAGTATTAATCTGATGTAATTTACATCCAATAGATAAAAGTCTCTCAGATAGCTTTAAAAGTAGTAATTGTCCATTAATTCTAATTTGCATTACAGTAAATGGACTATAACACCAAGAATGTTCATTCTGTAAATTACCACTTAAACCATTTAACGATAATTTAAGTGTTTTATCTACTACTTTATTCTTATTCTTCTTAGCGTTCAATCTTCTTGTACGAATACTAGAGTAAGTCTCTAGGAATTCTTTACCTAAATGTGGTGGATATAAATTATGCTCTATAATCATACTAGGATATAGAGAACTAACGTCAGAATCTAATAGTAATTCATCTTCTCGTGGTTTAATAATTTCTATACCACGATCTCCATGAATACCACCAACACCTACAGTTACTTTCATATCTCCAAAAATAAAGATATTTTCATATCCTTTTCTTCCTGGTGATACATTATGTAGTTGTTTCATTTCTTTTAATAGATTCTGTAATATAGGACTATCAAATTCAATCCAGGGAAATATTACTTTCTCTAGATCTATTTGATCACAAGGACTCCTTAATTGTTCTAATTTTTCTTTAGAAATACCAGTATGTTTAATATATTCTTGTTCAAGAATCTTCATACCAGTATTTACACCATCTAAACTTAGACAATTTATCTTATATTCTTCTTCAATAGCTACTCTTAGATTTAGATCACTTTCGCATCTATATAGTAATTCTTCAGTAGATTCTACATCATTTATATTATATGATATTAATCTATCTATATCCTTTTCAGGAAGATCTTGATGCCAATCTACTACGAATTCTTCTACATTCTTATATTGCATTGTTACTTGCATCTCTTTTAAAGATACTCGTAAAGCTTTAGAATATAGCATTGTTAATAGATCTATTGATAAGAAGTTTCTAGCGTATTTATACTCTTTCCATAAATCAAAATCAGAATTTTTATCAATTACTAATTGACTCATTCTAAATATTGATTCAGTTAATTCTCTAGTACTATAATTATTAAAATAATGTTTATTATATAGCATTATAATATAGTTTAGTATAGGATTATCATAATGTATATTATTATAACCTACAAAATAATAATCTTCATAAAAGAATGTAACTAATCCTTGTATATCTACTCTTCTTGGAGATATTTCAAATACTGTAATTTGTTTTGTTTCAGTATTCTTACAAGTACAAGTAAATACGTTCTTTAAAACTTCAATATCAAAGACTACGCAAGTCTTTCCTTTAATTTTCATAGTACTACGGTTAATTAGTTGCGGGAGATAGATTCGAACTACCAACCTCAGCCTCGTGAAAGCTACGCGCTACCTTTGCGCCATCCCGCTAGATTGTGCGTTACAGACGCACCCCTGTTGTATATTATGCTGCTTCATTTTTCGGATTAAGTCTACTACGATCTTTAAACTTATCGTTTAGCATTTCACTTATACATTTCTGATCTTTACCGATGCCAGAGTAAGCATAAATACCTACATATGTATCGGGTTCTTCTTTCATGCGTTTATTATGAGCTTCTTTCATACGTTTGTTAAGTTCTTCTGGCTTACAGATGAACGCACAAACAGAATCACTTATAATTTCTGATGAAGCAATTGATGCAACACGTATTAAATAACGTACTTTTTCATCCTTCATTTTTGCTTCTGCAGCTTTAATATATTCTTCTGCTCTAGTTTTATCTACAGCAACATTGTTCTTTACTTTGGGAACTTTTATTCCACCCGTAGTAAGATACTTAGCACGTTTTTCTTCTTTTCGTGCTAGACGAGCTTTTTCAGATTCTATAAAACGTTTAAGATTCAATTGTTGAATCTTTTGTTGTTTAAGATGTTCTGTAAAAATCTTATCTTTACGTAGTTTTCTACGCTCTGCAATCATTGCAAGACGTTCTGTTTCAGTACGTCTACGTTTCTCTACGCGATTAGCATAACCTTGACGGTCTGCTGCAATTTCTGATGCTTGACGTTTCATTTCAGCATTAAAAGCTGCTTTACCAGCTTCTTTTTTAGCTTTTATTGCTTCAATTCTTTCAGCTTTTGTGGTACGTTTGAGTTTAATTTCTTTATGATGCAATCGTTTAAGAGCAAGTTCCGTGTTGTGTTTAATACGTTCTTCACGTTTCTTACTCCATTCTTCTACGGATTGATCCATAAATTCTTCTTTCTCTTTAATACGAGCTTCAATCTCTTCACGTTTAACAGCATGAGCTTTTGCAAGAAAATCTTGTTGTTTCTTAGCATTAGCTATAGCTTCAGGACTAGGAATAGTTTTATTACGTAATTCTGCTTTACGTTTACGTTTCTTTTCAGCTATTGCCATTTTATCCTTCTTGACTTTCTCCTTAATTTTCTTGTCGGCTTCATCGAATTTCTTCTTCTGCTCTTCTTTCTCAATGGCACGAAGAATAATTCTATCAGCTAGATCATTAGCTGCAGATACTATTGCTGCTTTTTTAGCTTTCATTATATCTGACATCTTTTTCAGAAGAGTTTGTTTCATCTCTTCTTTTACTTTGGCTTTTGCAGCCTTTTCTGCAAGCTTAGTTTCAATCTTCTTAATATATTCGGCTTGCTCTTCATTTAAAGCTTCTACTTTATAACCTAATTTCAAAGCCTGACATACATCAGACTTCCATGTTTTGCTTTCTACCGGATATTTTTTGGTAGAATTGTCAATTGTTTGAGATTTGATATCTTTTTTCATGACTTTACTTTTTAAAATGTTAATATTAATATTTCGAGACTTGTTGGTCTCCGGGGATTCGAACCCCACTTGCCACTCGTTATTTTGAAGAGAATTATTAACTTAAGAAGGCACACAATTTAAAAATATCAAAATAACTTACGGAGACCAGTTTACCTTATGCTGCTAAATACATATATGCAGTAGATATATCTATTTCAGCATTACTGTTGAAATCTTCAAGCTTCTTCTTCAGAGCATTGATTTCCAGCTGCAGTTTATTCTTTAATTTAGTAATATAATCTGCAGTAATTTCTTCAGTTTTGAACAATTTCTTTTTACCAAGTTTAGCTTTTAAACCAGGATTAATAGTCGGAATAGATCCCAACTGAACTAAATACTCATTCTTTTCAGATAGAGTATAAATGATAGGATAAATACTTTCTTTAGGAAAGTCTTTACGACTCTTAAAACCTAGATTAATAGCAATTGAATCCAGCTTGGTCTGAATTCGATTATTGGACATTTCTGTAATCGTATCCAACAATGCTTTCATATCGTAATTGCGTGTAGCATTTTTATCGATCAAATTTTCAGTACGAATAATATTCCACATCTTTTTGATCTCTTTGTCATACTTCTTACGATTTTCAATAATTTCAGTTGATTTAATTTTCTTCATATACTTTTGATTTTAATTGATTAAACATAAAAGTATACTTAAATATGATCAACTACCTGTACTTTGTGGCTATGTTCATCCCGATATGACATCTTCGTCTTATTCTTGAAGCTTTCCTTCACTTAGTATCCATTACAGATACATTATCATAGCCTTATAAGATATAGAGAAAGGACTTGACTTACATCTGCAAGTCCTTTGATATATTTTGAAAAGTAATAATTACATTTAATATATTATTACGTTACATCTGCTATTATATATTCAATATTCTTATTACTTTAGAATAGTCAACTTTTATTAACTAGGATACTTACCTATTTTAATCGCATAGAAATCTCCAAAACCATCTTGTACCAATACTCGCTTATTCGGAAGTATTGCCTCACCTTTTTCCGAAGAAGCTTGCATTGCTGCAACATCGTTTAGATATCCTAGACGATAACCAATAAATATCCGAGTAATAGCATAGGAGTAATCTCCTTTATCTAAAGCTTTAGTAAAATCTTTTACAAGACAATCAAAAGCTTCATTGTTTCGCGTTCCTCCTTTTCCAGTAATGACTTTAATAAGCCGTAAACAAATATCATTAGTACTCAATACTTTCTCATCTTTAAAGAGTCTATTGATAAATTTGTATTTTGTTCTGCCTAACGTTACACTACCGTCTTTTTCGACATGAATATATCTAGCTATTTCTTTCTCATCCATGAATAGCAAAGATATAAAGTCTTTATCAGCAAACATATGCTGAAGGTCTAGGAACGCTTCTTTCGTTAAAGGCGTACTCATAGTTTATTTTATCCGAAATAATTATTAATTTCGATACCTTCAGCGGCCATTGCCGTCTTACAAGCAGCAATTTCAGTTTCGTTTGCAGTTTCAAATGTTTTAATGAACCGCATCTGTTCGTTGACAAACGCTGTAAGTTTAGCCCGTGATTCCATATTCAGAGCAACTATTTCTTTTGTCAACTGAGGATAATCAATAAAGATTGTAATCTCACCGGTTGATTCGAACCGAGTAATCGCATTCTTTACGCTTTCTGCGTTGGGCTTCGGGATAATATCCGCAATGTCGTTAATACCGGAAATCTGAAGCCGTAACTTCGAATCGCCGTTATACTCTACAAATTTAGTGCCTTCAGCACTTTCTACTTCCTGAGCCATTTTAACCTTAATAGGTTTAATTGAATACAGATTAATCTGCTGACTAGTCCGTAATTCATTGTTCTGTACTTTCCGTGAATAATTCGGATCTACTGAGTTCTTCTCTATAGTGAGAATATATTTACCTAATGATGCACCACACTGTGATGCCAAAATAACTGATTTATCCATTTTTAAATTCCTTTTTTGATTCCGTGGTTGATTCCACCTACGGAGATGTTAAACAATTGATTTACATATTTTATGAGTTTAAATTAACGAGTTTTGCTCTCTTTGTATAGATTTTATTATATAGAGGATGTGTCTAATCGTCTACGTACATTCAAGTACAATCCTTTACAAAGTATAAATATTTTCGTTTTAAACGCATAATCTTCATATTAATGATTTACTTACATCGAAATCAAGGTAGATACTTCCTCTTCCTTTCTGCGTTCCTTGCTTCTACAAAGTAGTTCGGATACCAGAATTAATATTACTTATACGAGTGTCTATATATAATAAATTAATAGCTTATCATACTATTGATACTGCACAGCTTTTTCTTAAGACTAATGAGATCTAAGACATTTAATATACATATTATAATACCATTACTTTAGATTTTACAATTCTCTTACGCTTAAGAGAAAGGAACTATTGCTCATCATATTAACTTAGTATTTCCCGGCGTCTCGGGGTTAATCTCAGCAAGTAATCACAAATACAAAGTAACTGTTTGCAAGACAGTTGCACATGCAGATTGGCCTGTCATGTAGCTTATGATTACCCAGAAGTTAATACTTACCACTTTATCGAATCCGTTACAGATACGGTCGTTTTCTAACGTTACTTAACTAGTTCTGCCCTACAAATGCAGCAACGGTTTTAAGTTTCCTATACGGAATTACATACAATAATATATATTATTATATAACCGTCCATAGGATTGTTTTACAAGCACGAATATTGAGGACTTCCACCTACTTTTCACTACTCTTTCCGCACGACAGGTATCCAGTCTATGAAGATTCATGAAACGCTTTCTAATGAACATATATTGTTGCGCAATATACTCTATTAGTTTTATTTAGCAATAACGGTTGGCTTGCCAAGGACGCAGTCAGGAAACATATACTACTATACAACAGCAGATTCTACTATCCCTAGCGGGGACTCCCCTGGATTTATTATTTCGTGGGCGTAGCCACTACTTAGGTTAAACATGTTATTCTCGCTTTTGTTTAAGAGTGACGTTAACTCTCGGGCCAGTGATGAATCGTTGGATTCAGGTAAACATCGTAACATTTACATTTCTCTGGATTAACAGACTTGAATTTAGCCCATTGACTATACATTAGCCCAACTTTCGCTTTTTATCTCTCGGAAAGCCGACTGAGATCTGATTGAACTTCTACCTTTCTTCTCAGGTAACGGTGTTTCTACCGGCGTATTTAACTTTTCGATAACGTAAATTATTGAGATCCCTCTCACTTCTTGCGAAGTAACCACCTTGCTAAAGGGTGTCGTTATTCTGTAGTAGTGTTATAGGACACGTTTTACAACCTGCTTCTTTCCATATATTATTGTGTCATAACTTGAAGCAAACACTGACACATTTGTATTAATCGTTCTATTAAATATAGGTTTGGCACCTAATCCGGATAATCTGTCATACTTAAATATAATAAAAGTCTCGAATTCTTATTATATTCTAATGAATTTAAAGTTCGTTGTATGGATCATAGCCTCTCAGCCATATGTTCCGAAGTAATAATACAGACTATTATCCTTTACTTCCAAGAGTAAAAGATTACGGAATTGTACCGTTTTACTTCTTCACGTAGCACCTAATAGCACCCTCGATTAATCTCTCTGCCTTCATATCTACTTTTATATGTATTTAAACATACGTTCCAATTTAAACCATTTGGTACCTTGTAGAGAACACTACAGTAGCATTTTTATCTTATCTATATCTTCCAATAATAGATTCAGAATGGATGCTTTGGACACACCCAAGAACGTTAGTCAGGAGTCAAAACTTAGTAAACTTTTGGATGTTTAACTAAGGGGCAACTCGTGTTTAGTCCCTTCTTGATTTCGTACATGATTGTACCCACGGACATAGGTTTCTCCTTTGTGTAGACTTCAATACACTCATAAATACATCTCATAACTATATTTACTTTAGGATGCCGATACCTTTGCTGAATTTGTCTTCGTGTCTGCTGACCTAGATCGCGTTTTTTAAATCTCCGCCAGACGGTTCTCTGAGATTTTATGGGTTTAGCACGCTATCCCATTTTCTTACTAATTCTTCACGGATAAAGTAATAAATCCATAGTAAGCTATCATATTACCTTTTGAATCACAGTGTTAGCTGTTATCATATTCTCATATCCTGTATTACTTATCTATATATACGAATCCTCTTGGCCTTTGATATTCCTAATATATATATGCTGTCTTATTGCTTTTAAAGTGTACAGCTACAATACCACTATATATAATGCCCTGCTTCTTACTACGGGGGAGAGACTCGTTTTCCCCGGTGCCATTCTACGGTAAGCACACAGTTAATTACTAATACAATAAGCAAAAAATAAACAAAATAAATAGAATAAAATAATACCAATTAATGATATTACATTAGTTTTAGTTATTTTTTGCTTCATTTCTCTACACTTTTAGGATACTCAGGTACAAATTTGTGAGAGCGGGGAGTTGGTAGAGTAAACATTACCGGTCTCGTTTGTACCTCAGTTTTTGTTTCATATACTACTTTGGGTTTAGATTTTTTATACACTACCTTTTCCACGATTTTCGTGGGGTGATTGACAGTTATATCAGTACTTGTAACGGGTATATTACTTTCCACGATACTTTTACCTGTCTCTAAATCCAGGTTAAGTTTAAAATTACCTGGAATTGGGGGTAACTGAACCGTTTTAATGGTTTCTGTTGCCGTAACACTTTCGGGTTTGAAAATGTTAGTATTGTAGGACATAATAAGACCTACAACGAATACTGCTAAATAAGCAAATTTACCTTTCATTTGATATAATAGGTTATTTACCCATTACAGCCTTGAAATCTTCTTTTGTAAAGAGCGGGAATGCAGCTTCTTTATCGACATACATGTTACGTATTTCGATCATTTTATTTGCTGCTTTCAGAGCAAAATCTTCGTCAGATTTAGAACCTACTTCATCTTTATAGATATCATAGAACGGTCCCATAATCTTCTTGAACCAATCCATTAGTTCATCTTCTGCCGGCTTTTGCAACGCAATGCGTACAAACGTATCACGAGTTGGAGCCAAAATACCCTTTACTACACAAGGATCTTGTTCTATAGGCTGTGCAGGATCTGCGTGCATTACTTCAATAAACGCTTTAATCAAGTCTACTACATCTTGATCATTCAGACCTTTCATATTCTTCCGTAAGAGAGAATGTGCAAAGATCATAGTCTGACCTAACTTCAACGAAGTTGTGGTAGAAGACATGAGTCCAGAGAGCACAACAATACCTTTCTTACCGATAATGTTGAAATACTCTTTTGCAAGAGCTCCCAAGTTAGCACTACTCCAGATTCCCTTCTGAACGGGATCTTCTGTAGTATTCTCACGATATGTTTTGATTTTACCCAAGATACGTAAGAATTTGTTAGATGGAGTTTCTCCTGATTCTTGAAGATCTTGAGTGATTGCAGCTTTCGCTTCATCATCATTCTTCCAATTCAGAGGATTCATCTGTTCCTCGGTAAGTTTTACATGTTTTGGTGGTTTAACTGTCGAAGCTAAACCTGATGCGGCATTCTCTGCATCAGCTGCTGCTTTTGTTTCAGGGGAAATATCCTTAAACTCAAGACGCATCTGATTAGGATCATCTGTAGGATGAGCTTCAAGAGCAACACCCATAGATGCAGCCGTATCAATAGCTTGCTGAACAATGAGCTCATCGTTCGGCGTAAGCATATTACATTCACGTTTCTGTGCAAATGATTGTACAGACAAACGTACAGCATACCACATCATATTATAATCCAGCATGGATTCCATTTGAATCGTAATAGGTTTACTACGATCCATACGAGCGGTACGACGTTCAAGTGCCGATAAGAATTCTGCAGCATGGTTTGCATCCATCAAATCATTAGGACCCATAAGTGAAATCAGGGAATCTACTTTAGGTGATTCTAACGGAGAAGCTACAGGTTTCTTTACTTCTTCTGCTGCTACATTTTCTACTGTACCAGTAGCATCAGTAGTAGGCTTTTTTGTCTCCTTTTCCTCTTTCTTAGGAGCTGTAGGAGCTGCGGGTTTAGGAGTTTTATCTTCCTTTAATCCCGTCTTCGGCTGTTCTTTCTTAGTTTGTGCAGCCGGTGCAGCCGCAGGAGCGGCAGTAGTTTTCTTTGTTTTATCGTCAGTTTTCTGACCTTTATTCTTATTATTTCCCATTTTGATAATGTTTAATTCGCCTTTTCGAATATTAAAAGTTAATAAATTATTTTATAAAGCTAATAATGTGATCCCGTTATATCCATCTAGGATGAATCTGGGAATGGAGGAGCTATGCGTTCAGTATACGCAAGCTTTTTGGAATTTAATCGTGGAAACTCCTTTACTACAGTTTTATAATCCTGTACCTGACTCACAGCCCCAGAATGGCTAGTTTTTACAGGTTCCAACACTGTACAAACAGACTGTGTGGATACAGGATTACTAACTGCAATGGAATTTTCAATCTTAGTATTCTCTTTTTTACTATGGTTTCCTTTAGTAGCAAATTGAATACCAAGACCCACGACAACAGAAAATGCCAAAGTAAGCAATAAATTGCTTGCCATTGACGAACTACCGTAATATCGTGCAATTGCAACAATACCGATAATTACTAGCATAGATACAATGAATGTTGTCATGTTTTGTTAGTTTTTGAAATTTTTTGAAAATAATACTTGAGTCTATGCTTAGCTTTGTTTAAGTCAGACTTTACAGTTCCAACCGGTATACCAAGCTCAGCACTTAACTCTTCATAACTTAGATTACCAAAATATCTGAGTTCTAGAAGGTTCCTATATTTGGCTCTAAGTCGAGTTAATGCAATTCTAAGAATATCTATTGACTCTGATTTAATTAAATCAGTTTCGGGATCGTTATCACTAGATATTTGAATTGTATTATCCTCATTATCTATAGAGATATTATCTTGTTGATTCTTATTCTTTCTAATATAGTCAATGACTGTATTTACTGCAATAGTTTTTAACCATGCTTCAAAAGAAATAGTTTCAACAAAATAATCGAGACGTTTGAAGGCCTTAGTAAAAGTAACAGATAATAAATCAGCTGTTGCTTCTTCATCTTTTATTGCATCGTATATAATATATCGTATTAAACGATAATAATTATCATACAATTGCTTAAAGGCCTTTTCATCACCGTGCTTCGCCTTTTCGATTAGAATTTTTTCTTCTTCTTTCATAGGCCTACGGATTAGTGAGTAAGAGAGAACCCAATCTCTCTTACCATATTATCATTTAATACTTAATATTTAAACGATAATCTGGCGCAAACGGAAGCTGTACTATTTCTTGCCAAAAGAAATTACTATATGCTCGTTTACGAATCCAAAAACAATATATAGTATTATCAAATAGATAATCTCGATATTGTCTTGGAATATTTAATTTGTCGATTAAAGAAGTAGCTATTCGTAGTTGTACTTTATCGGTTGCGATAGGACTTCCTACCATCAATTCAGGTAGAAAAAGTTTAGTACTAACTCTATATAACCAAGTTTGTACATTTTTTCTTTGTTCTAAGCTAAGAATAAATTTATCACTTATTGGTTTATAATAAGGTTTAAAATATTCTTTTGCTTCTTCTCCACCTATTATGTTCCAATCACATCTATAACCACTATTATTATCAAATGATGGTAATAAATAATTAGGAACTCCTTCATTTTTAATGAAGTCAATAAACTGCTGTGATAGCTTTGCAGATTTATCGTAAATATACTTTTTTACTTCATCTGCATTCACGGTCGTAATGATAATTTGAATTGTTTCCAAATCTCAGTGGCAATAGCTACATCAAGACCTTCATCTTTACATATAGTAATAACTGCCATATTATCATCCATTCCTAATAATTTATCCTTATTTTCAACTAATGTTGAATATCTAGATAAATCAAGAACATCTTCTTTTACATCTTTAGACTCTTTTTCTAATTTAACTTGAATAGGAGTATAAGTGTATGTATTAGGATGTGCTTCCATGTCATCTTGTAATTTTTGTTTATCTTTATTATCAGCATAAAAACCACTAACAAAATCAGATAAATTGATTATATTAATTACACGTAACATAGGTAATTCACCACCTATACTTACTAAAAATTGCTTACCAGTAGAATTGTGTTCTGCAACATATAAACCTGGTTTATTAAGCGTTATGATTCTTGATGACATGTTTTGTTAATTTTATTGTTATACACCTCAATAATTTTCTCAGCTTCGGTGAGTGATACACCAAACTCCTCTTGAATAGCAATATTTGCCATTAAAGGATTAGGATTTTCATCGATAATCTGTTTAAGCTTATCTTTTTCACCTGGTTTAAAATAAATCCAATAAGATAGTTCCATATTACTCTGGGAATAAAGTTTCTAATTCTTTAATGTTCAAATTGCTTATTACAATGTCCATTTGTTTTGGTACATTATAAGTAATATAAGCAGGTTTACAGTGTTTATGGGCTTTATTGTGCCAATAGTCCCACCATGATCTTTCATGCAATGAGATACGAGCGAATTTACTCCTAATTCCATCGTTAACACATAGAATAACAATCTTTTGCTTAGAGCTAATAAGACTATTATCCTTTTCCTTACTGGATGGAATTGCTCCTAACTCAATAAGTTTCCGATACAATCCAACTACACTATTTCTACTTCCAGCTCCTATAAATTCTTTACTGAAAGTCTTTAGATTACCATGTAATTGGCTTAAAGTCATCTTTTTCATCTGATTTCTTTTAAGAAATTAAACATAAGTTAATTGTTACTCTTGTGGGACTCGAACCCACATTCCGTAATAAAATTACGATTCTAACCTGTTGAACTAAAGAGTATCCCTAACTTTCGTATTTAGCACGCATCATATTCTTACGCTACGCAAGAATAATCAGTGACAAACATAGTGTTGCCATTTAAACACACAATGAACCTATCTTATCTTTCTAATTGCTAGTCAAAACCGTTCATCCCCGTATATTTTAATATCGAAACAGAACTATTCCACATATTATACGTTTTCGAATTAAAAAATTTAATATTATGTTAAAATATAAACAGAATAGAAAATTAATTCAAATAGTTTGTGATAATTGTGGACAACTGTATGATAAACCAATTACAGAATATAATCGTAATATACGATTGAAAAGACATAATTATTGTTGTAGATCTTGTTCAATGAAAGGAAATAAAAATAATAAAAGTGGTAATATTATTAATCTTATTTCAAATAATCGCAAAGATGAATTTACTCCTTTTAGATATTATCTTAGAAATGCAAAGAAAAGACTTAAAAACTTTAATTTAACATTAGAATATCTAAAAGAAATATGGGAACAACAAAACGGTATTTGTCCATATACTGGAATTAAATTACAATTAGCAACTTATACTAAAAATCATAATAATCCTATTTATACTGCATCTTTAGATAGAATAGATTCTTCTAAAGGATATGAAATTGGTAATGTACAATTTATATCTACTGCAATAAATTATATGAAAAATACAATGTCTCATGAAGATACTATTAAATTATGCAATATAATTGCACAAAAGTATAGTGGAGATGGGGGCATACGATAGCCCCGTCCTAACAATGATTAATAAGCCTAATAAGACACAATACAGTTCTTATACTGTGAATATCTACTTTTAATAATTTTAATAATATGAACCAAAAGGTCGTGAAAGTAAGGAGATTTCTCTCCTTACTCTCTATTCCTCATAGTCATCATATGTACTATCATAAAGATCTGGAAAATACTCTAAATCTTCCTGAATGTTCATAATGATGTCTATAAGTTCTTCTTTTGACTTATTTTCTAAGTCTTCTCTTGTCCAATCCATAATTGTGAATTTTTAAGAGTTTATCCTAAGTAATACTAAATATATTTTATAAAGCGACCGTAAGTTATCGGATTCTATGTTCTACTGTCTAAAGACGCTTTCATTAGAATGTGACTTTTTACGCATTTCCGTCTTTTATAAATAACATTTAAGCATAAAGCATTATATTACTTAGGATTACTGTGCCTTTGATAGACTGATAGAAATTGAAGTTTTAGTAAATATCTCAAAAACTATATTTAATAGATTATTCGACACTTGTTAAAACTTCGGCATAAAGCACAATTTCTATATGTGTTTTGATAACCATTACTATAAAACTCTACAAGTAGAGCCTATTGTTTTTATGCAGGACATAAAGTACAATAGCTAAAACAATAGTAATGATCTTCGGCACATGATCAGTGGCACGTTGTTTTTCCACCCTACGGCATATAGCACTTGAGGGAAGTTGTTAATTCAACTTAATTACCTACTATAAATCCATTCGGTTTAATAACTTTCGGCACTAACTAGTATTAGTGTCTCTACAAAGACTATTGAAGCAGCTTCTATTGTAAAGACACTAATATTAATTGATAAGCTTTACAGTACTTATCGGCACAGGTTCGGAGTTGTTATTAATCATCCCAATCATTCAGGACGTCATAACATTGCTTCTGCAACTGGTTACGCAGAGTGTAGTATTCATCAGAAATACTACGTAAAGCTTTGGCTTTTTCGTCATCGGCTTTACGATTTGCTTCACGAAATTCTTCCGGTGTCATCTTTCCTTCTTTTACTGCAATTTCATTTGCTTCTTTGGCCTTCAAACAAGCCTTGATTGGATCTTCTTCATCACGGTTACGCTGCAAATTCAACAATGCATTTTTGCGTTCGAATTCAGAGTCAACAGCGATACGCATCATTTCCTTTGTCAATTTTGCGTTACGTTTCTTAGCCAGTTCTTCAGCTGCTGCAGTTACTACTTCTTTGTTAATGATTCTACCATTACGGATTTCGTCTTTAATTTCGCTCATAATTTTGATAATTTTAATTGTTAATAAATAAAGTTTATTTGGATAATTCGTTTACTACGAGATCATTAATTTTTCTCCAGTATTCATGACCTTGTTTAGTATTTCTCCAAGTTAATGCAAGATTAATAGGGCACTCAGAGTTAATATTATAGCATATATTTTCTCTTGCTGTTCTGTCGGACCAACCATAACGAATAATTTTGTCTGTATATTCTTTTATGAATTTACCTTCAGCTTTATTTTCTCTTAAGACATTAGATAATACTGGATTTTTATTTAATTCTTCTCGTATTAATTTTTTAATTTTACTTTTTCTTTCTTCTGGTGGATCTTTACAAGAGCCAGAATATTGAAGAATTAGTTCTTCAAATTCATCACTCCAACTTCTATTTTTCATTCTTTAATTGATTTAATTATTAATAAAAATAGTTTTTTTAAGCCTCGTATATGAATACGAGCCATAATAATAAAAGAGATTACGATATATAGTATCGCAGGAATATCACCAAACGCATATGACATAACAAAGCCAAAGATCCATATGAAGAATACTATATATTCTATAATCTCTCTTAACATATTATGCCTCCCACAAAGCTTTAGGTATTGTACCTGTAAGCTTTTTATTAAGTCGTGGATGAGTATAAGTATACTCTACAATTGGTGAATGTTTATCACGTATCACTTTTTTAAAAGTACATTCTACTTCTACTCGAGTTATAGAACTCTTGTAAGGATCAAACTGTACTTTACTATTTTGTGGTATATATAACCACAAAAATAATTTCTTTTTACTTTTCATATTTGATTGTTTTAAGATGCGAATAAAAAGAAAGTGTTTGTCTTATTCATTTAACTTATTTCGACAATATCCCAACTACTTTATCGACGTACTATATATCTTCATATAGCTTTGATTTGTCTTAGGACTCTGGACTTTTACACTTTCTTGGGGATAACCACCATATAATAAAAATATTTGACGTTACTGGCGAGTTTCATCATATTTTTTATTCTCTCTTTTGTAAGGAAGCATCCGCTTCTTATGAGAATTTTTATTTTCTCGTAAAGATTTGGATGCTTTCATGTCTTTAAATGTCTTTCCCATTAGAATCTAAATTTGGTTATACCAAGACCTAAGAAGTCACATAACCATCCTAAACCATTAGATTTAAGATAATTCTGTGCTGAAGCATCCATATTCTGTTTTAAGAATAAGATTGCTTGTGCTACTTTTGGATCTCCGTTACCATAGAGTGTAAAGAATCTTCCACTCCAATCAGAGTCTTGAGGATTACCTACAACGTCAATTAATACTTTTGCAGCATTAATAGATGTTGCATTTGACAGTATAGCATTTGCTTCGTTTTCATCATAAGTTGTAACAACTAATGAATCAGCATCAGCTTGTGGTTTTACTGCCGTAAAAAAGTCGTGCTTAATACGATTCATGATCGCATCAAACTGTGCAGGAGTAATACCATTAGGTATTTTCACTTCTACGTGTTGTGATGCATCTGGCATCACAATTAATACAATTCCTTTCATTTTTTGGATTGTTTTAAATTTGACATTTTGATGACGGCATTGTATCTACAACTACAATGCAAATAACGAATGAACAGTGAGGGTATTGTTGTAGCAATACATAAACAAAAAGAAATTTTACCTAATAACGAGGATTGGTTTAGGAAAATTTGACTATCAAAACTTGTTTTAAGATACAGCATAATTGTATTGTCAGTACAATTCTTATCATCTACCTGATTTTAACGTCCGCACGATCATAACAGTCAGTTTCAGTGTAATACTACATACTGACATTATAGTATTACTACTTAGTTACTTACGCCCCACAGGTTTGTCATTTTCTGAGGACGACTGCACCTACATTCACATGCAAGTACAGTCACTGAAGAAATAATGAAGTTGCAAACTGTTATTGATACACTATTATTGTATCCTTAGCAGCTTTTGCTGGAATTGGTACCTTCTCAGGTTTCTTTTCTTCTTTTAGTTTTGTAGTTATTTCTACTCCTTCAATCCTTTTTCCATCTACTCCAGGATTATCAAGTCCTTGTTTTTCTAATTGTTTAGCAATTTGTAAGGATATGTAATACTCCCTATTACGTTCGTATTCATATACATAACTTCTTACAGGTTCTTGCGTACCCAATTTTTCAAACAATGCTTGCATTATTGCTGGTGGAAAGTTACTATAAACTTCGTAACACCTGGATGATTCTCTAAGATCATTCCATTCTTGCATAGCTTCTTCCACTGTAGGCACAGCTTGCATTTCAGACTCAATAAATTCCTCAGTAGTGGAATTCTGTGTAACACCAGGGATTTCTCCCTTAACATACTTGTAAGTGCAAATACCTGCACATACCAACAGTAGTACTAATACTACCGACACGAAGCCTTTAAAGGCTCCTGAACCTTGTTCATTTTCCATTTTTTGATAAACGTTTATTAATTAATAAAAATTGAACTATATAATTGATATAAATCAATTATTCTTTTGGAAACGAATCTATAACACTGCGTATACTTCCTATAAGATCTAAGTATAAAGATTTATATTTCATTAATTCTTTACGCTCTTTTTCATATTCTTTCTTATTAAATTGATTTAAATGCATTAATAATAAATAACCATAGTAATAGTAATAATTTCACTAACGCCGTCAAGCTGCTATTATATTACTATACTATGGTTAAGTTAATCTCTAGTCCATTCACATGTCATCCGAGATAGAGTCTATAATTTACATATTCAACAAGTTAATTCGAATATTGTCTTTCTATAAGACTATGTCTTTTAATGAATAATTAGTTCAATAAAAGTTATATTAAGGCATGTAACCTGACATCTTTTAATAAGCTTGTAAGACTAAGAGATATCTCTTTATCTTCTATAATGCTCTTGTAAGACCGTTTATCAAGTTTTTTAACCCTTAATAGTATATTCACAGATCTGCTATGTTTAGCAATATCTATATATATGATCGTTCCTACTAAATTGTGGCTTATGATAGTTACTTTTCTACCTATAAGCTGTTGTATTAAACTACCACGTTCTGCTTTCATGATTTATAAACTTTTAATTCTATACTAAAACATAAGAAAGCTATACCAATAATAGTAGAAAGACTAAAATCCCTTATACCAATAGCTGGAGTTAAATACCAACAGGTGTAATCTTTTCCAAATTTAATTTCTATTTTCATAATATGAATGTTTTAAATTAATATTCAAGATAAAAGAGTGAGTAAAAGCAAATACAAGAATTAATGCAATACTCACTCTTTAAATTTATGTACGAGAAATGTAAATACGATATCCTCTATAGTAATCTACAATATAACAAGTATAGTGATTTGCATCAACTAAACTATTAAATACTGAAGATATATCTGACATTTCTACATAGAAATAAGGTTTTAATCTATGATATGAAATATCAAGCTTTAAATTTAGAGGAAGTTCATCTTTACAAGGTTGTACTAATATTGTTCTTCCTTTTTTAATGTAATAAAACAATTTAATACATTCTCGTAGTTTTAGTTTCAATTCTGCTTTGAGAAATCGAAACTGTTGAAACCAACTGGTTTCGTACTTGTTCTCTAATATTAATCTAACCATATATATTATGAATTTAATATTCAGAGAATAATGACTATTAGCTTCTATGCCAGTATGCTATACATATTACTATGTGTTAGTGTTCCACTGGTCTTATAATACTGGACTCCAAAACCCATTACTCTTACGTGATTATGGCAAACGATAAACGATAAAATTAAGCAGGAGTGAGTAACTACGATGAGGTTGTCATTACTTTGGAGAGGTGAGAGTAATAGTGTTCAGTATACAGGTCTCCTAACCTGTACCTTGGCGCATCAACGCATACTTACTAACTATTACTTAGCGAGGAATAATCATTTCACAATGATAAGTCAATATAGGAAATCGACTGTGAGGAGTAGATATTCAAAAGACAGTTAACTATAAATATCTTGTGTAAACTCTCTTACAGAATTCACTATATTTTTCTTTTGGTAATCGTTTTTTACGATAGTCTATATACTGTAATAATATACATAGCATATAGCAAACTATCGCAAAAACAATAGGAATTGTAGCTATTATTAATGTTTTCATTGTGATAATTATTTAATTAAAATTAATATCCATCTGTATTTATAGAGGCTTTGGACTCTCATTCTATTGAATGGCTACATTAATATTAACCATGTAGTGATAGCCTTTCTGTATTTTTTCAGAAATTGATACAGTATCACTACATGGCTGGGTGGGCACCAATTACAATATCATACAACAGTACTTTCAGTGGTGTCATATTGCTGAACCAATATAACAAAGTACTGAAGTATGGCATAGCATATATCAAGAGTGTTGCACTGACAACATCATCTATGATAATCTATGTCTTTAATTGATATAGTACTACTTATGTAGCATACCCTATATCTTTTCTAATGGTTTGGAGTATCGCTCCCAATACTCGTCGCTCCGATACGCTATGTACACTGTCGAGCCTGATTATAAATAAATGCTTATTGAACCGTGCATTTTACACCTAAAACTTATATCGCAAGGAGTATATTCGACCTCTCATGTGTAACATATAAGAAACTGGTGCCCTCAATGTCTTGGGAAGTTATTGAGTTTTTTAACTATAACTTAAATTATAAAAGGCAGTTTTACTTCATGTCCAGGAAGTCTGAATACTAAGGCTTTTTATTAAAGTGATTAAACAACCATTTTGCTATAATGTAGCAAATAGTATTAAAAGCTAAACAATTAAATAAAGCCATTGGAAAGTATTCAGAGCGTGGACCAGTTGCCATACTATATAATATACCTATTGTTATTAGTATGTAAACTGTGAGCACGATGTACATGAAGCATCCAATTATTTTCTTCATTGTTTATTAATTTAGAGTTAATAATTGTCGTGCATTACTTCATGCACTATTGGTAGCGAATTTGCACGATCGCTATTTATTAGAAATTATCTAATAACTCACCAAAATGCCATTGTGATAGTATGTATAATATTATGAATATTAGTACAATAATTATCTGTAAATAGCATCCTGTATTATCGTTTTTATTGTTAGACATATTGTGACTGAATTTAAATTACGCTATATATTATATAAATTCTTAACGGGCGTGAGTGTTAAAAGTGTGAGAAGAGTAGGGAGATAGTGTGTTTTTCGCATATCTCCCTACTTGCTTTACATTACATTAAGTCGTCATCACCACCTTCGGCATCACCAACAAGTGCGTCTTTAGCCTGTTGTGCTGCCTCTTTAGCTGCTTTAGCGGCTGCCTGCTGTTTCTTATACTCCTCAACAGTCACAATGCGTGTACTATTCTGGAATAAGTTATCAGCACGACGTACAATGTAGTTATTACCCTTTATCGGATTGCCGTCTTCGTCACTAAACCAGTAGATTGTTACATCTGTGAACTGGATTTTAACGTCTTTACCGTCTTTCTTGCGGGTAAGCCATTTACCCTCAGCATCTTTCCGCAAGAATGGTTCATAGTCACCTACGATATACGTACCAATGTACGTTTCATAAGTGCCTTTCTTTGTCTCATCTACCCACATTTGTAGATAAGCGTTAGCTGCATCTTCTGCAATGCCGTATTTAGGCAATATTTGCAGTCTGATGCCGTTCTCTTGTGCAGCCATAAGCTTATCCAAGCCTGCACGTACAAAGTCTGCGACAACATATTTAGTCTTGCCGTCCTTAGACTCTTTGATTTCAGCTGAAACCAGCTGATACTTGGCTGCTGATAATTCTTTGATAGAAGCCATTTCTTTATACGATTAACCTTATATCATCGCGAGGTTTTTAAACACAGTAACTCTTTGAAGGGGGTATTTCCCCTACTTGTTAGGAGAGGGGACTTGATTTAGTACTGCTTCACGCTCTCATCATCATACTATTCAAAATTTTTTATAAAATATTTTTTGAACTATATCCCCACATATGCGTTTAAGTAATGAATATTATATTAGACACTTATGAAAAACAATCAAGTAAAATTTGATAATACAGTAGTTTGGAGAGACTTCACAGCAAAGGATTTTAAGGAAGCACTAAAAATGTTATGTAATGTTGAATATTTTCGTAAACATTGTATACAATTTAGAAACTATATGGTTTGTGCAGACTCACATGAAAAGCAGTTAAAGAATGGGCAAAATTAGTTTACAAACACATAAATAAACACGAACATGATAGAAGCAATTAAAAAAGAACTATTAGAGAAAGGATTTACTTATAATGAATCTAGTAAACTATGGTACTACGAATATAGTGATTTTGAAGTATTAAGTTTTATTATAGATGAACATACCAAAGTAAATGGTGATAAATGTATTAAGGTATCTGCAGTATCTTTAAATAATTATTTTGAAAATTTAACATATTTTAAGATTTGTTATACATTATATTTTGATAACATTAACAAATTTTATGATTTATTAACACTTTTAAATTATAAGATATGATATACAATGAAATAGCTACTGGTTATTTCTCACAATTAGAGAAAGAATATAACTTAGAGTATCTAGGTAAAAGTAAAGGAAGTCTAGGTTGGGAAGGTGTATATAGAGATAAAAATGGGCAATTATATATTATAAACTATGCAGATTATATGGGTGGTGGATTAGATATATTATACATGATAGACATCATGCCAGAATTAGAAGTTAAAAAATTATAAATAATGTTAAAATTATTTTTATTTTACTAAAAGTGGAACAAAATTGATATGTCAAACGTTATCTGTTACTGAGTAATAGATAGTAATAGATATATAATCCAGAGTAAAGATAATAAATTATAAACTATCTACTCTTACTCTAGATCACTTAACTTAATACTATTTATGGATGATATAGATTATAACTATTGCAATGATGAAGAGCTTGATATAGATCCTTGTGATGGAGAGTTTAATTATGATTAGATTAGAAATGGGAGAACCAGAGGCTAAAGAAGCTATATTAAAAGGCTTAGTAACAATCAACGATATTGAATACATAGTACACCCCCAACCTAACGGTAGTTGTGATGGATGTGTCTTTGAAGATAAAGAACATTGTCCAAAGATAGCTTTAGATATATGCTGCACCGGTGGTAATATACTAAAATACAAATTATAATATTTTTGGAACATTTTCAAGAGTTATTACGTTATAGTAACCAATTAAATTAAGTTATTCATGAATACAGAAGATAAAGAATTATTAAATACAGTACTGTCTAAATTAGAGTTTCAATTTATTAAAGATATTTTGGTAAAACCATTACCAGAAGAGTATATTGAAAAAGAAATAACAAAGCCTATTAATACTGGGGAAACAGATGAGAATGGCTATCAGATTACAGATAGTGAAACAGTTACAGAAAAAGTACCTACAACCTTTAAGAAAGGTATAGTATTAGCAATTCCAGCTAACTATCAATGGACAGATCCTAATAATCATCCTGAAGTAGGTGATATTATAGCTTACTCTAGAAAATCTACAATTGATTTTGATCTATTTAAAGATTCTCAGTTAGTAAATCCATATAATGTAGTAGCTTTTATTAAAAAATAAACTAGACTAAAGCGTTAGTCTTTTAATTAAATCGTGGTTGTATGTGGTGTCACTAGGGGTTAGGTTTTTACTTAACCCCTTTTTTATTTGTAAAAAGTTGCAACAAAAACACAACTATTACGTTATAGAGTCACGATACAACAAATGATACAAAACATGTTAGGAGATTATAGTAAGCTTATAACTCTCCTTCCAAATGGGCAAATTAGATTGAATGTGATTAAAGACATTAATGATATTAATAGTGAAGTAATTGATTCTATCGATTTATCCATGCAAGATGCACTAAGTTTATATAATATCTTTCAGCAACCTAAACAATATACTAGTAACGGTATTACGATTAAAGAAGGTGATACTGAATTTGATATTAATAAGTGGATACAACTTGCAATTAACGAATTTAAAAATAAGTAATATGATTACAGAGTATAAAGTTATTAAACCTTTTGGATGTGCAGAAGTAGATGATGTATTTTCTTATAATAAAGAAAATGAAAATTTCATTATGAGTTCAGAGAAAACTACAGATAATACTTACTCAGCAAAGAGTATGATTATTTCTGCAAATGTGATCGACAACTATGTAAAAGCAGGACTTTTGTCTCCTACTAAGGAAGATAAAATTGATAATAATTCTGATAAAGTAAAAAAGCTTTATACAGAAATTAAGAGATTGCAAAATAAGTACAATCAACGTAACAAAGTAGTTGAAGAAAAATATGAAGCAGGTAAGATGCCTACATGTCAAAAAGTAGAACACGACACTGTTTACTTTAATCTGATGAAAGTTCTAAATAAATTTGAATCTATTATAAATGAATAAGCTTGTTAAACAAGTCAACAAGGATGAACTTATAACAGAATTCTTACACACACTTAATGGTATACTCAGATTAACCGATAGAGAATTAGAGTTAATGGCTACATTGATTAGAATGGATATTGAATATGAAAAAGAACCAAATACAAATAAAAATGTAGCTAATAGACACAATAGAAAATGGATTATAGAGAATCTAGGTATTACTAAGGATAACCTGAGTAGATACATTAAGTCTTTCAAAGATAAAGGAATATTGAAAGCTGGTCCTGCAGAAGATGAATTGTGTGTGAATAAAGCTTTAATACCCATTATTATTGGTGATAGAGTCCAGTTGACTATTATATTAAAAATAAAATATGGAAACTCTGAAAATTAAACCTGGTAGTTTTCTACTTTGGAAAGAACATTCAAGAATAACTAAACTATTTAGTAAGTTATTTCATAAAGAATTACCATATAATAATTTTTCTTTCTTTCTAAGAGAAATAGAATTATGTTTTCCTATTACTAAAGGAAACAATAATTATGATAAATTAATAATCTTAGAACCAAAAGAAGACTATACAAAAGAAGAAATTAATTTATTAAATTCTTTAGTTATTTTTGATGCTAATGATTATTTTGATACAGTAAAAATATTTGCTAATACGCTTAGACCTAATTCTATAGATTCAAGTAGTAATCCAAATGATTTACTTTGGAATGAAAACTATAAAATAGCATATGATTTCTCAAAAAAGAATTAGCATATATACCCAATTAGCTAACAAATATAACATACCTTATCAAGTAGTAGAAGTAATATGTAATCATCCGTTTAAATTTGCAAATGAAAAGATAAGTAATACCGATGATATCAAACCAATAATGTTTAGTTATCTTTTCAAGATAAAACCCAAAAAGAAATATGGCAAAGAAATTGAACAAACCTCGTAATATTCTACTATTTCAGAATTTATATCCAATAAATCTTTATATATCAGATATAGATAATTGGGATGAAATAACTCAATTCTTTGACTTTTTCTTAACTACTAAACATCTTCAAAATGAAGATAAATGTGAAACACCAGATAAACCAAATAATGCATTAGGGGTTACTTATTTGGTAGCAGAAAAGAAAAGTGGAAGCATGGGCATACTAATAGTATTAAAATCTAAAGTAGAATGTTCTACATTAGCTCACGAATCAATTCATTATGCAGATGCAGTTTATGATTTTCTTAGAATGAATACTGAAGGTTATGATGAGGGAAATGAACAATATGCGTATTTAGTTACTTGGTGTGTGGATCAATTAGAAGAATATTTACGATGGAAGGAAAGAAAAACGACAGAAAAGATGATAAAACAAGATGGGAATTAATACCACTAGATTGTCTTGAAGACATAGCTAGAGTATATACAGAAGGAGCTAAGAAGTATGGTGATAATAATTGGCAGAATCTTGATAATGGTTATGAGCGTTACAAAGGAGCTTTATTAAGACATTTGTATGCTTCTTCTCTAGAGGAATTTGATCCTGAAACCAAAGTAAGACACGAAGCAGCAATTGCTTGGAATGCTTTAGCTCTTTTATATTATGCAAAAAATGGAAGAAAAACTAGATCAGATTTTGCTAAATCAAGCAACAATAATGCAGATGCTAAAAGCAATATATCAAGAAGTAAGTAAGAGCAATTTTGCTGAAGATTATGCTGCAAATCTAGCAGCACAGATGACTGAAATAATATTAGGAAATAATATAGTAAGAAAATAACATGGAAGTAAAGTTTAAGAAATTAACACAAGATGCAGTATTACCTACTTATGCTAATCCGAATGATGCCGGATTAGATTTAACCGCTACTAGGTTTACTCAGGAATTTGATAAGAGTGGTAAGATGGTATTAGTGTATCATACTGATTTAGCAGTAGAGATTCCTGAAGGATATGTAGGTTTCATCTTTATGAGATCATCTGTATCTCAGAGATCGTTATCAATGTGTAACTGTGTAGGTGTAGTAGATTGTGATTACAAAAATGAAATTATGTGTAAGTTTAAACTTACTACAGATGCATTACCTACTATCTATCAACCGGGTGAAAAGATTGCACAGTTAATCATTATGCCTTATCCGAAAATCGAACCAGTAGAAACAGAAGAATTAACTGGCGAAGATAGAGGTGGTGGTTTTGGTTCATCAGATAATACAATAGAAAATGAGACACAAGAATCAGGACGAGATAGCGGAACAACTGAAGGAGATAATAAATAACTACAGTCGTAATCCGGAGTACGTAAATGCGTTTTACACTAAACAAGAAGCAATTGATGCTTTAAATAGACATTATAAATCAAGATACTTAAAATTTGATTAATATGATTTACAGTTTAAGATACAACAGTTTGTTGAGCACTACAGATGGCTCTATTGAAAATATTCAGGATTCTTTTGATAAATACGATATAATAGACTATTATTATATTTTACCTGAAGCCGGAAAATTATATTACGAGGGTCAAAAATATGAAATCACCGAACCTAGTATATTGTTCAAAATGTTTACTACAGAAAAAGATAAAGCTTCTGAAATTATAATTGTACCTTGTGCCTCTGCTATTAATAAATTAGTAGAATTAAAAGAAAAGAGAGACAATTATCTAAAAGTACGTGATTGTGGAAAGTGTGAAAAAGTTTATTGTGATTGTTGTCCGAACTAATGAAACTATTTGATATTTTAGCAGGTAAAGTAGTTATACACAATGATGCCCTAGGTATCCCAGCCTTTAAAAAAGTATGGGATGCCGATAAGGCAGATAAAGAAATGGCTACTAAATATATCTCATATATAGTTCTTAAAAATAAATATGATAGTCCCTATGTCCAGAGTATGGACAGTGATAAGATAGAGCCAAGATTAAAACAAGAATTATTTGGAGATAAAAATATAAAACTTCCCAAAGAAGTAATTGAAGCTGAACAAGCTTATATAGCATTTGCAAACACCTTAACACTACAACTACTGCAAAATGCTAGAAAGAAATTAGAAAGTATATCTAGATACTATAGTGAATCCTTAGCTGATGAACTTGATGAAAAGAAAGTAAAAGATATATTAGCAGGTATGGGTTCATTAGGTAATACTATAAAATCTCTAGATTTACTCGAGTCTTCTGTAAGAGCAGAAGAATTGTCAAATTCAAAAGTAAGAGGTGGCGGAGAGCTGAATCCGTTCGAATTACCGAAGTAGTTGTAACAATATAAACACAATTTAAAACATTAAAAACCAAGCAGCGTTGCTGCATAAAATTATAAAGATATGGCTAAGACTAAGACATCTGGCAAAACTGCCAAGGCTAACGGTACTATTACTCTGGATTTTACAGAAGCATATAAAAGACATCAGGAATATTTAGATACACCTTGTAAGGGTAGTATGCCAATTCCAGAAAAGGCACCTGTTAAAATTTCAACCTGGCAAAAGATCAAAAATTGGTTTAAGAAAAAGTAACATGGTTGATTTCAGTAAGAAGATAATAAATTCAAATAAATTTAGACAGCCGGCCATCCAGTTTATGGAGACCGGCTCTTACTGTTTATACCCTAAAGGAACTTCAGAATACTTCTCGTTTTGGGAAACTGAAATGGATAGATGTATTAATGGATTTACTGCGGATGATGGTGATTATATTACAGGTTATAATTATTTTTATCTTAATTACTGTCCTATTCAAAGAATTATCTATAAGATTACAAAAGATGCAAAAGGACATGTTGTAGTAAAGAAGACTCGTGAAACAGCTTTTCCTGATTTTTATGATTATGATTATTACTATTTCTTATCTATAGAAGAAGCTGAGAATCAAGGTAAACACTTATGCGTAGCAAAAGCTAGACGTAAAGGTTTTAGTTACAAAGGTGGTGCTATGCTATGTAGAAACTTCTTTTTAATACCTAATTCAAAATCATATGTATATGCTGCTAATAAACAGTATTTAACAGAAGATGGTATTCTTACTAAGGCTTGGGATTACATGGATTTTATTGATGGTAATACAGCTTGGGGTAAAAAGAGACAAGTATCAAACACGTCCATGAGACGTAGAGCTTCTATGCTTGTTACTGATGATTATGGTAACAAAGTAGAAACAGGTTATAAGTCTGAGATAATGGGTGTATCTATTAAAGACAATCCTGATTCAGTTCGTGGTAAAGCTGGTAAATTAATCTTATGGGAAGAAGCTGGATCTAATAATCAATTAGAAGCAGCCTGGCAAATTGCTAGACCTTCTGTAGAACAGGATGGTGTAGCATTTGGTTTGATGATTATGTTTGGTACAGGTGGTGATGAAGGTGATAACGTAGCGGGTTTAAGAAATGCGTTTTATGATCCTAAAGCATTTAACTGTATAGAATTTGATAATATATGGGATGAAGGGGCGCAAGGTGGTAAACCGTGTGGATTCTTTGTACCGCAGCATACTAATCTAGATATACGTGATGAGAATGGTAAAAGATTGTATATGGATGAAGATGGCAATACATTACACGAGAAAGCCAGAGAATTCATATTGAATCTTAGAGAAGAAGAATTAAAAAGTGCTAAAAGTTCTCAACAGGTAGATAGATATTGTGCCGAACATTCGGAGACACCAGCAGAAGCATTTACTGAACTATCAGGTAACATATTTCCCAAAAAAGAATTACAAAAACAATTAGCTAGAATAAGAACTAATAAGAAATTAGCTAATGCTAAACAAGTAGGATACCTTACTGAGGTAAAAGGAGAAATAGTGTGGAATATCTCAAAAAATAAAAATGATATAAAAGAGTTCCCTTTACCTAAAACCGCTGATCCTACGGGGGCTATAGTAATATGGGAACATCCAGTAAAGGATGCACCTTTTGGTTTATATATTGCCGGCATTGACCCATATGATCAAGATCAATCAGGTACTAATTCTCTTGGTTCTTGTATTATATACAAACGTTTTCAAGATTTTGAATCCTATCAAGATATAATAGTCGCAGAGTATACTGGTAGACCTAAAACAGCTGAAGAGTTCTATGAGAATGTTCGTAAGTTACTTAAGTATTATAATGCTAAAGCAATGGTAGAAAATCAGAATACTGGTATTTTTACTTATTTTAATAATAAGCATTGTAATTATTTATTAGCAGATCAACCAGATATCATACGAGACATCACCAATTCCTCTAAAGTAAACAGAGGAAAAGGATGTCATATGACAAAAGAGATTAAAGCTTGGGGTATTGATAGAATAAAAGAATGGCTTGAAGAAGATCTTGGTAATGATACCTTAAGGTTAAATACCATTATGTCTGAACCATTACTAGAAGAACTAATTAAATATAATGAAAAAATTAACGTAGACCGAGTAATGGCATTACTACAGATTATGATATACAAAGAACAATTGTATAATTATCAAGTAAAGCAAAAGACTGAAAAGGAGAAACAGATTAGATTATTTAATGCTCCTTTATTTAAAAATTACGATAATACTTATGAGCCACAGATAAATAACAGTTTTAGTACAACCACTTATATGTTTACTAACTAATATGGAAAGAAATATATCAAAAATGCCTGTACAAAAGCTACCTATGTCTAAAAAGACAGAGGAATGGCGTAGAGATTGTGTAGACTATTTTATAGGTATATCTGGTTTTTCTTCTGCTAACTCAATTCCAGATGAAGAGGAATTACAGAGTTATTATGATTTATATAATAGTATATATAATGAAAAAGATCTTAAGTATGTTACAAATCCTTTTAACCAAGATGATGGTTTTCCAGCAATGGCTCAGGATTATAATATAATTAGACCTAAAATAGATTTATTATTAGGAGAAGAAACAAAGAGACCTTTTAATTATAACGTGTGTAGAACCAGTGATGCTGCTGCTGGAGATATTCAAGAGAAAGCTAAACAAATGTTACTGGAATATGCACAAGCAGCAATGATGGCTCAATTAGGTCCGGAAGAACAACAAAGATTTCAACAAGCTTTACAAACAGGCGAAATACAGACACCAGAAAAAATACAAGAATATCTCACTAAAAGTTATAAAGATGTCGCAGAAATAACTGCATACAATTCTTTGAACTTCTTATGGAAAAAATTAAATTTACCACATGAATTTGAAAAAGGATTTAAAGATGCTTTATGTGGTGGGTTAGAATTCTATTATGTAGGTATTAGAAATGGTGACCCATTTGCAGAGAGAGTTAATACTATGGACTTTAAATATCCTGCAGAAGAAGGTATTGAATTTGTAGATGAAGCATCTTGGTGTGTAAGAAGAATACGTACATCAGTAGCTAGTTTATATGATGATTATTATGATAAACTAGATGAAAAACAGTTAAATCATTTATTAGAATTAGTAGGTCAGAAACCTACTTCTGGCTATGGTCCTGACAAAAGTCCTGTTGATGATTATAATCATATTACTTTAAATAGATATAATTCAATTAATGGATATCTAGAAGACAGAGTATTAGATGATGTTATATTATATCATGTATGCTGGAAATCATTTAAGAAAATAGGTTTTGTAACTATTATAAATCCTGATACAGAAACAGTTGAAGAATTTGAAGTAGATGAAACTTATAAAGAAACAGGTAATGAAATAGATATTGAATGGAAATGGATTACTGAAACTTGGGAAGGCTATAGAACCGCAGATGAAGGTGATGAAGATGCACTTTACTTTGGAATGCAACCTGTAGAATACCAGTTTGAAAATAGTTCTACATTAAATTCTGGCAAATTACCTTATACTGGAGTGGCTTATAGTAATACCAATAGTAAAGCTAAGTCTCTTGTAGCCATTATGAAACCGTTACAGTATATGTATATTATTTTATGGTATCGTTTAGAATTAGCTATAGCGAGAGATAAAGGCAAACTTCCAGTTATTGACGTGACTCAAATACCAAAAAGTATGGGTATTGATGTTGATAAATGGATGCATTACATGAATGCACTGGGTGTAGTATTTGTTAATCCTTACGAAGAAGGATGGAACATTCCTGGTAGAGAAGGTGGTAAACCATCACCATACAATCAATGGGCTTCTATTGATGCTAGTATGGCTAATACTATTAATACTTATATCGGATTACTAGATAAGATAGAACAAATGGTATCAGAATTATCTGGCGTATCTCCTCAGAGACAAGGAGCTATTTCTAGTAATGAATTAGTTGGTAATGTTGAAAGATCTGTAGTTCAATCTGCACACATTACTGAACCTTGGTTCTGGTTACACAATCAGGTAAAGAAAAGAGTTTTATCAATGTTATTAGATACATCTAAGTATGCTTGGAAAGATACTAAAAAGTATTTACATTATATGCAAGATGACGTTACAAGAGTATTCTTGCAAATAGATGATAACTTTTGTTACGAAGATTTCGATATATTTGTATCTGATAGTACTAAGGATAATCAAGCAATCGAACAATTACATAGTTTGATTCAACCTGCAATGCAGAATGGTGCATCATTATTAGATATTGCCGAGATCATTACTCTGGATAACTTAAGTATGATTAAATCTAAGCTTAGAGATATCGAGAATAATAGAATGCAACAGCAACAAGCTTTACAAGAGCAAGAAGCACAACAGCAACAGCAACTTGTTCAGATGCAGAATGAAGTTAAAGAACAAGAACTTATGCTCAAAGAAGCTGAAATGGATCTTGAAAAATATAAAATTGATCAAGATAATGCTACTAAGATTACTGTTGCTCAATTGAATGCTTATCGTGGTTCTGAAAATATGGATCAAGATATGAATGGTATACCTGATGTACAGGAAATTGCACAAAATGCTTTACAACAACAAAAAATAATTTCAGATGCAACAGCAAAACAGTTAGACTTGGCTAATAAGGCTAGGGCAGAAGAAAACAAAAAAGAGATAGAGAATAGAAAAATTGAAGCTCAAAAACAAGCAGAAAAGTTACGTAATTTAATTGAAAGAGAAAAAATTGCTTTGGAGAAGAAAAAACTAGAAGAAGCAAAAAAATTACAGTATCAAAAAGACAAAGCCGCTTTAGAAAGAGAAAAACTTAAAGCTAAAACAGCACTTAAGAACAAAACAAATGCTGAAGCAGCTAGATCCAAAAAGAAATAGATATGAATGAAATTTGGAAAGATATTGAATTTACTGATAATAAATATGCAGTCAGTAATTTAGGAAATGTTAAACGAAACGAACATTACACTACTATTGGTCCAACTAAAAATAGAAAAGAATCATCTACTATCTTTTACAAAGAAAGACTTGTAACTAAATACGTTGGTGTGGACGGATACGAAATTGTACATATTACAATAAATAAGAAAACACAGCCGTACAAAGTACATAGACTTGTAGCTAATGCTTTTATCCCAAATCCACATGATTTACCACAAGTTAATCATAAAGATGAAAATCCAAAAAATAATGTGGTTACAAATCTAGAATGGTGTACTGCTAAATATAATGCTAATTATGGTACTAGGAATAATAGACTCAGAATAGCAAACGGTAAAAAGGTCGGTCAATTTGATAAAGATTGGAATCTGATAAAAATTTGGGACAGTCTGTCAGAGGCAGCAAAACATTTTAAAGCTTCTACTACTGTATGTATTAGTAGAGTTTGTAAGTGTCAAGCAGGTAGAAAAACTTATAAAGGATTTAGATGGAAATATATAGAAACTAAAAAATAAGAGATAATAATTATGGCTTGTAAAACTTATTGTGTGTATAAACATGTCTTGCCTAATAATAAAATATACATAGGTATTACAAAACAAAATCCACTATTAAGATGGAAAAATGGACATGGTTATAAACATTGTAATTATTTTTACAATGCTATTCTGAAATATGGATGGTTAAACGTTCATCACGAAATCTTAAGAGATAATTTAACTGTAGAAGAAGCTAATAACTTAGAAAAATACTATATCAAATATTATAAATCTAATGATAAGAGATATGGTTATAATATACTTGAAGGGGGAGAAATAAAAACTATACCAGAGGATCGTAGAACCAATCTTACCAAAATTAAACATGGTAGAAACAAAGGTAAAACGGTATTAGTATTTAACCTAAATGGAGAGTATATTGGAGAATTTGTTTCTTCTTATCAGGCTGCAAAAATACTAAATTGTGATCAAGGTCACATTAGAAGATGCTGTCAACATAAAGAGGGAAGAAAACAACATAAAGGTTACATTTTTAAATATAAGGAGGAATTAATATGAGTTGTAAAGGTGGCTCTAAAAAGGGCGGAAAGGGTAAACCAGGTAAGACAGGTAAGTAAATATTACTAGTATGAAATGGAAAGATCTATCTCTTAAAGAGAGAAAACAGATATATGATAGTGTCAGGGCAAATAACCCTGATGCTACATATTTTGATATTAAAGAGCAATTTGATTCTATTCCAGAGTATGAAGATGGAATAATGCTACAAAATACAAATCCTGAGTATGTTAAATGGAAATCTACATTGGCTCCAAACTTAAATAAAGAAGTATACGGATACGATTTATATGGTGCATTCCAAAGTAATGCTGAACAAGTATTAGAAGATGACGGATATTATCATTTACCATCAAGAGATCCTAATACAAATAAAATATTAAAATATCCAAGTCATCCTACATTTTATTTAGGATTAACAGAAGATATTAAAGCTGGTTATTATCCACAAAGCAGAAATGGAAGAACTTATACTATTCCAGCATATGAAGATGGTAAAGGTAAGACCATAAATAAAGCAGATTTACCACCAGAATATAGAACCGGTACTCCTGAATACTTTGAAAGACAAAGGAAAATATCAGGTGCAGTTAATACAGTTCAACCAGAAGCTTATATTACTCCAGCTGGATACATTAAAGATGCAGTTAATTTTATTGAAGATTTAGGTAAGGGAGATTATGCTGGAGCTGCTATTGATGCTGCATTAAATCTAATACCTTGGGGAGTTGGAAAAGGCATTAAAAAACTAAAATCCAAAGTAGGAAGAATTATTGAGGGTACTGAAGTTGATGGGGTTAGTGTTCACAGTTTTGCTCCTACTCAAACTAAAAAGAAAACTAAAAAGAAAACGGAAGAAGATTATGATTCTGAATTTTCTGAAGTATTAAGAAAGGATAGAAATTCTAAGAAGTACCAACAAGAAATTTCTAGGACAATAGAACAAGCAATTTTTCCAGATGAAAGAACTCGTGAATTAGTAGAAAATGTAGACAAAACATATGGAACTAACTACAAACGAGCTTATTCTAATATTGCATATAAAGACATGACTAAAAGAGGTAGTTATGTCAAATGGGGTAATACGGACAAAGACGGTTATGGGCAAATAAATATAAAAAATATTAAAGATAACGTATTACCTACAGATATAAATGATTATAATATAGTATTAGATAATAATATTTATATGCCTGGAACTGCTAATCATGAGTTAGGACATGTGGCAGATGGTTTAGCAGGATCTAGAAAGATTCAGGATTTTGATAGTGGTAAAGAATATATTACAAACACTTATCTAAATTATTTAGCAAATTCTAACAATACATATAGTTCTGCGGAGTTAAGAAAAATGGGATTATTTGATGCTGCTGGAAGTAGATCATACTTATTAAATCCTACAGAAGCTAAAAGTCATATGTTAACTCTAAAGAGATCATTAAAAGATTCTGGTAAAATTACAAACTGGAGTACTCCTGTAGACGAAAATATGATTTTGGAATATATGAGAAATCCGACATCAAATAAAATGGTTAAGAATCAATATGATTTGTATAGAAATAAAAACGAGTATATTGATAGATTGAACAAACTAATTCCTATGGAAATTTTAATGCCATTAGGTGGTGCTGGATTTGTAGGTCATGAACTAAATAAAGAATAATCAATATGGAAAATTTATACCCAGTATACCCAATTCCTTCTTATAAAGACGGAGGTATACACATCAAGAAAAAGAATCGTGGGAAGTTTAACGCACTTAAGAAAAGAACAGGTAAAAGTACAGAAGAGTTAACGCATAGTAAAAACCCATTGACTAGAAAACGTGCAATATTTGCTCAAAATGCTGCTAAGTGGAATCATAAAGGAAGAAAGAAAAAATAACAATTACAATCTAATTATAATTAATTATGGAAAACAATAGTAACGATACACTATTTGGATTTACAGCTATAACTGATATATTCACTGAACAAGTTGGTAACACCATCTCTCAAAACGATGATATTGATGATGAAGAATTAGAGAGACTAAAACAAGAGTCTGCTAAAGCTAGACCTGCTACTCCTGGATCTAAAAATAAAAAGACAGAAGAAATAGAAGAAGAGGAAGAAGTAGAGGAAGAGGAAATCGATGAAGTTGAAGAGGAAGAAGTAGAAGAACCTAAGAAATCTAAGAAAGCCTCTAAGAAAAAGGATAAAGAAGAGACTGAAGAAGAGGAAACCGAAGAAGAAATTGAAGAAGAGACTGAAGAAGATGAAGTTGAATCTAAACAAGTATCTGCTTTATTTGATGCAATTGCTGAAGAATTAGAATGGGATTTTGATGAAGAAGAGGAAGAAGAAAAACCAAAGACTGTAGAAGAATTGGTTAAGTATTTTAAAGAAGTAATTGAAGAACAATCTACTCCAGAATATGCAAGTGAAGATGTTGCAAAATTAGATGAATTTGTTCGTAATGGTGGTAAGTTAGAAGATTATTTCTCTATTACTCCGGACATTGATGTTGACAATGTTGATATTGAAAATGAAAATGAGCAAAAGATAGTATTGAGAGAGTTACTAGCTAGAAAAGGTTACAGTGACAAACAAATTGCTAAGAAAATCGAAAGATTTGAAGATGCTGGAGTATTAGAAGATGAGGCTAGAGATGCGGTTGAGGAACTTCAAGAGATTGTTGCAAAAGAGAAAGAAGAGCTATTAGAGCAACAAAGAATCAAAAAGGAGGAAATGGTGCAGCGCCAACAAAAGTTTTTTGATGACGTTGTCGGTGAAATAAAGTCCTTGGACAATATACGTGGTATCAAAATACCAGCTAAGGACAAGAAAGAATTATTGGCTTATATATTTAAAGCCGACGCTAGTGGAAAGACCCAGTACCAAAAAGACTATTCCAAGAGCGTAAAGAATTTAATAGAGTCAGCTTATTTTACAATGCGAGGTGACACTTTGTTAGATGCTGCCAAAAAACAGGGTACTAGCTCTGCTATTAAAAATCTGAAAAATAGTCTCAGATCAACAGGCGTTAGTAAAGGTACTAAGAGAATTAATACAAGTTCATCTAACTCTATTTTTAGTCGTGCAGTACAACTACTTTAATTAAAAATAAATTACTAACATTTATATGGATAACGGAATTTTAAATAATTTACAGATCGGTAGAGGTAAATGGTTCTCAGATCTTGTTGATGAGAATATGATTTCAAATGCAATGCTTACTAGACCGTATGAAGTAACTCGTGTTATTTCTTATGTATTCGGTTCTAAAGATGATGGTTATAGCACTTCTTTGGATGCAATTACTGGTGGTCTTGGTAATGTAATGACAATTGACCAAAGAGACTACGAATGGTCTGTAATGATCGATAGCGATAGAGCTGTGACAATTCGCTCTGCAAAATGGCAGGGAACAGAAATCACTGCTGCAAATGCTAGCACAGTTATGGCAGGTTTGGGTAACACACCTATCATGTTGTGGTTAGAGGACAAATGGTTTGGTCCTGGTGCAATTTTGGAATTTGATAATAGAGAGTATCAAGTACGTGTTTCTGGTGCTCCTTATCAAGATGGTAATGAATGGGTTTATACTTGTTTCATTGCAGATGGTCAATCTAATTCTTATATTCCTGGTGAATATTTGTTAGCTGGTCGTCAAGTATCTCGTTTAGCTTCTGCTTACGAAGAATACAGTGAAGAGGGTGATATCCTGAATTATAATACTCATTTCAAGATGAGAAACTTCTTGTTTACAACTCGCTTGGATTATGATATTACAGGTACAGCTTATTCTACAGTACTTTGGATTGCTTTAAAAGATCCTAAAACTGGTAAGACTTCTTATTTGTGGTCTGACTATCAGGAATGGAAGGCAATGCGTGAGTGGTCTAAGAGATGTGAGAGAATGATGGTTTACTCTAAGTCTAACGTAAATAAAGATGGTTCTACTTCATTGTTAGGTACGAACGGCCGTCCGGTTTACATTCCTGCAGGTTTGTTGCAACAGATTGCTCCGTCTAACAGACGTTACTATACTGAGTTGACTCCGGAGTTGTTGGAAGACTTCTTGTTTGACTTGTCTTACAATATCTTAGGTACTAACGAACGTAAATTTGTTGCTTTGACTGGTGAAATGGGCATGAAAGAATTTGACCGTGTATTGAAACAAAAAGCAGCTACAATGAACTTGATTGATACGAAGTTTATCAGTGGTTCTGGTCAGGCTTTGGTTTTAGGTGGTCAGTTTGTAACATACAAGATGACAAATGGCATCGAGTTGACATTGAAACATTTCCCGTTGTATGATGATCCTACTTATAATCGTTTGTTACATCCGGTATCTGGTAAACCACTGGAATCTTATAGAATGACATTCTTGGATCTTGGTAGACGTGATGGTCAAGCTAATATCGTTAAGGTTGTTCGTAAGGACCGTGAGATGGTTATCTGGAATACTTCAGGTTCTGTAGCTCCGGGAACTGGTTACTCTAAGAATAAATCCACAGTAAGATCTAATGCAAAGGACGGTTACTCTGTTCACTTCTTAGGTGAAATGGGTATCATGCTTCGTGATCCCAGGGCATGTGGAGAACTTATTATGGAAGTTGAAGATTAATAAAACAGGGGTGATTAAGTTCACCCCTTTTATTTAAAACTTATAAATTATGGATATTATATTAAAATTCGCCCGTACAAATCCATGGGCTGGAATAGCTAAGTATAAGAATTGTAAAGATTATATCAGTACTTACTGGACAAGATCTGGTAATAGATATACTGGTTTAACCCCAGAAGATGCTAGACGTTTGGAGAAAGAAATGGGATATGAAGAAGGACATTTATCTCCACAAAGTGGATTCTGGAAAACATATGCAATCGGTTTAGGCGCAAGAGATAAAGTTTTACATACAGAAAGGCCTGAAGATGAACTTGCATATTTATTTTTAAAAGGACACAAAAGAGTAGCAAATGGTATTAACAACCTTAAGCCTACTCATGATTATGTTCTTGTAAATAAAGAAATTGAGGCTGAAGAAGCTAACAAAAGAAATAAAGCTAAACGTGAGGCATTCTCTGAATTTAATAAGATGTCAATTGAGGAAATGCGCAAATGTTTACGCTTATATGGTCACAAGACTGACAATATCAGTAATGAGCTAGTTGAAAGTAGTTTATTTGATCTTATTGAAAATAATCCTGATAAGTTCTTCTTGATTTGGGTAAACAACAAAGTAAGAGACACTCAATACATTATTGAAGCAGCTATTTCAAAGAATGTAATTCGTAAGTCTAAAAACATCTATTACTATGGTACTGACATCATTGGTAGAAGTTTAGAAGATGCTATTGCTTCATTAAATGATAAAAAGAATCAGGATATCAAAATGACTATACTTCAAGAAATCGAATCTAAGTAAAAGTAAACATGACAGTATTAGAAGCACATATAGCGTTTAAGATTGAAGCAGATAAAAATGCCGTTAATATTGGTATATCTGGTTGTCCATCTTTTTTACCTGAGGAAATTGATTATTGGTTATATACAGCGTATCTAAGTAAGATAGCTACTAAAGCTACTGGTAACAATACTCTTAGAATACCATTTGAAGGTAATGTAAAAAGAGTAGCAGACTTAGAAGGTTTAGTAAAAACTGATAAGGGATTGTCTTTACTAAGTGAATCTATAAGTAATAGACTTACTATGAATAATTTCAAATCTAGTATTACTTATGGTGATGATACTCAAGATAAGCGTATGTACTTCTTAGAAGGAATTTTACATTTTGGTAGTAATAAAATAGCTACAGTAAAACTTATTAGTCACGAACAAGCTACTAGATTCTTAGAAACTTATAATAATAAACCTTGGATTGAAGAACCTGTAGCAATACTGGAAGATAATAAGTTAATAGTATTTATAGATAGGGATCTTATGGTAGGTCCCTATACTATAGATATTACTTATCTAGCGTACCCAAGAAAGATTAATAATCAAGATATTACGTCTACTCTAGATGAAATTCCAGAGTATATGCAATATGAAGTAGTTAAATTAGCTGCTGACATGGCAATTGAGAATATTGAATCTCCAAGAACTCAAACACATCCACAGTACGTAGCACAATTATCAGAGTAATATGAGTAGTAAGGAAATGCAAATGGAATTCGAAAGACGAATTCAACTTATTAGCCCAGATCTTATTATAGATGAGAAACCTAACTCTGATCTTATATTTTCAATACTAAATGAAGCTCAAGATAGGTATGTAATGATGAACTATGTTGGTGACGACCAAATGGAAACTGAAACCAATATACATACTAGAAATACAGATTCTATTAAGAGTTTATTAGTAGAAAAAGAGTTAACCGCAACAGGTACTACTCTTAATGGTTTCACAAGATACAGATTACCATATGTACCTACTGAAGAATATTTCTTATATGTACATTCTTTTAGTAAAGTAAAAGGTACATATAAACAATACAAAGATTTTGTTAGAGTAGATAATCAATTAGTTAAGTATAGGAATCTTGGTAAGTTTATTAAAACTGCATACAATACACCTATCATTAGGCAACCTGCTGTTGCATTAGTATCAGATCCTACTACTAAATATAACTATATAGAAGTAGCAGTAGATGCATATACTACATTAGGTAATGTTACATTAACTTACTATAGAAAACCATTAAGATTTAATACTACTGATGGAGCTAGTAAATGTGAACTACCAGAATCAATTCATAGTGAAATTGTAGATTTAGCAGTTAATATGTTTATTACTGAAGGTAAATATAGATTACAAGTAAAACAACCAAATAATCAACAATAATGAAGTATATTGAATTACAAGCAGCATTTGAATTAGAAATAGATCAATTAGATGACAATCTAACAAAACCTACTACTTCAGATATTGAGTATTGGTTAATGGCTGGATTAGATAAATTTATCAAAACTAGATATTCTGGTATTAATTTCAAGCAAACTGGATTTGAACAAGACCAAAAAAGAATTGATGATCTTCGTACATTAGTTACTAGAAAATCTTATCAATTTACTACATATCCAGAAGAGTATACAGTTACTCTGCCAGATGATTATATGTTTACTGTAGGAGAGACAGCTGTAATATTTAGTTACGATCATTGTTGGCCTGTGGGCCCAAGTGGTCAACCAAGAACTAAAAACACAGATGTGTTAGAAGCTACAGTAGAGAATATAGATAGACAAAGACAAAACACTTTGTCAGAATACAGATTACATGGTAGATCCGCCAGACCATTAAGATTATATGAAGGAAATGAAATTCATTTATATACAGACGGAAATTACAATATAAGAAATTATATTCTCACTTACTTGAGAACTCCTAAAAAGATTAGCCTTACTGATGCACCATTTGATGAGTACACAGATATGCCAGTTGCAACTCACAATGAGATAGTTAAGTTAGCGGTAGAGTTGTATTTGGAAAATAAGGCTAATCCAAGATATCAATCGTATATGAACGAAGTTAGTACAATGGAATGATTATACGAATAGTTTAGTTTGACGAGGAAATCTGAAACACGAAAGTAGAAGAACTAATCAAAATGTTAAGCTAGACGTCTATTTAAGTTTAACAATAAAAAACAATAATTATGTTACAACATGTGAACACAGTACTTATTGGTACTGAAGCACCTGCATCTTATGCGACAGCAGATGCATTGACAGAAGGTCAAATTGCATTATTTGATCAAAATAGAGCAATTGTAAAAGATGCAGCTGGTGCTAAAGCTGCTAGTTCATTGTATATCGGTGTTTGCGAAGGCAAAGAAGATGTTTACAATGAAGCAGGTACAAAATCAACTAAGTCAGTTATTCGCTTCTCAATGCCTATCATGAAAGGTTCTAAACCTCACATGGTATTTAGTGAATATGTAGCTGCAGCTGAAGATAAAATTGTAATCACAGCTACTAATGTTACTCCGGAAGTTGGTCATCGTTATGTATTACGTTTAGTGTACAATGACATCTATGAGGCACCTGGGCAATTTACTCATACTTATGAAGTAATTGCAAAGAGTACTAATGCAACTGATTTGATTACAGCTTTCAAAAACAAAATCAACAAACACAAAGAAGCCAGAGTAGTAGCAACTAGTAATGCTGCTGTTCTTACATTGAATGCTAAGGAAATGCCGTACAACGAAGGTATTATGTTAGACTCAAATTATTCTCAGGTTTCTGTGGAAGCATTTATGTGGAAAACTATTCCTTCCGGTTTGTTGAGTAATGTAATGTATCCTATTGCCAATTTAACGATTGCTAAAACTCAAGGTACTCCAGGTAAGGGTAATCCGAAAATTGTTCGTGATCGTGAAAATGCAGCTCTTGGTTACAGAGGTATCACACACCGTGCAAATGGTATATATCCGTACATTGCTCCTGAGTTGAAAGCCGATTTAAGTGCTACTTACGATACATTGTCTATCGAATGGGATAATAAATATCTTAGTGATGATAATCAATATATTAAAACAACTCCATTAGCTTGTGAATTGTATGTAAATGCTGGTAAACTTGATGACTCTGCATTTATGACAGCTTTAAAAGCTTTTGTAGAAGTTGCTTAATCAAAAAATATAATTCAAACCAAAAAGGGGATTGGGAGTAATATCCCTTTCCCCTTTTATTTTATATACGATTGATATGGAAATGAATGAATCATTGTATTATGCAGAAATAAAACTGCTAACTACGTATTGCCACAACTGCCTAGATAACAAAATGAAGGATAAAATAATGATGTTTCTGTTTAAGAAAACACTTTATGATAATGCTACTACTTTGAATCTTGCAGATGATGCAGAACAGTATTATAATGAAATGCTGAATTTACTTGATATGAGAACGTGTAATTGTACTATTGATGACTGTAAAAATTGTAAAGATGGATATTGCGAATTATGTAAGTAAAGTTGGTGAATTAGTTAATCAGTCTACTAAGTACAATACAAAACTGGATAGAACTTCTATTACTAATTTAGTATTATTGTTACATTTAGACAAATTATCTAGTTGGGCCAGTACTAAATTGGGTGATGAAGATTTTCCCATTACTCAGGAGGATGTAGATAAAATTATAGGATATATACATTGTTTAAAAAAACAAATTAATTTCTATCCAGAAAAAGATATCGACAATGATTGTATATTGACAGAAATTGAAGAACACATAATCCAAGAGTAATATGAATAAAAAGATATCACAATTTGAACTAACAACTAAACTACAGGAGCAAGACCTCATTACCCTTGTACAAGATGGTAGTAATAAAAATATTACTAGTGGAAGTTTTACTACATCACTATCAGGTACATTTGCTACTAATGAGAGAGTAGATGCTGTAGAAGAAGATGTTGAGATACTAGATACTAAAGTAAATGATAATTATAAAGATCTTAGTAATAAGATAGTAGAAGGAGATACTAGTGTAACTACTAATCTTAATAGTACTATCACTAGTTACTATGATGTGTTAAATAATAAGATCATTACATTAGATACTAAGCATGACACCGATATGTCAGAGATTGGTGGTACTATGCAAGAATGGATAGACGATATTGATAATAGATCTACATTACAACAATTACAGGATGCTCTCAATAGACTTACTGTGGCTGAAAACACTATTACTGCTTTAGCAGAAGTGATTGCTAATGGTGGCGGTAGTAGTGGGGATGTACCAGGTTATCATACACAACCTTCTAGTACTATTACTTCTTTACAAGGATATTATAAAGGCATAAGTGCAGATCCCTTGGTAAGTACAGATACATTAAATCAAGCACTATCTAAACTTGAGAACCAAGTAGAAGCTGTTGCGGATGGATCTGGTTCTTTGCCTGTAATCAAAATGGGTGAAAGTACTACTCCTACTGATAACTATATTTATACTGCTGGTAAGGTAAAACAAGACTATGTATTTAAAAGTGGGGATACTGTACCGGGAAGAATAATATATACCACAGGAATACAAGGAGGACAAACGTTTCGTTCTGGTTGGGATGGAGTTGGAGCTAGTTTGTATCCATCAAACTCTAAGTGGAATCTAGAATTAGATAACCTATTTGTTAGAGGTAATATGACAGTTAATGAATTAACTGTAAATGAAATAAAAGCAGTAGGTGGAGATATTTTGGTTACATTAGGTGATATGAAATGTATTAAAGTAGAGGAAAAAGATAATGGATATAAATGTTACTTTGATACAGAAGATGGCACCAAGTATAATGAATTTATTGTAAACGACCAAGCAATATGCCAAAAATTTGATGGACACAATGTAAAAAGATATTGGAGAGCCGTAACAGAAGTAGGTAGTGATTATATATTACTATCTAAGGATGTGTGTGAGCCTGGTAGTAGTACACCTTCTGCAGATGATGAAATATTATTATTAGGTCATAGAGTAGAAGGAGATGCTGAATATGACAAGCAAATGGAAGATAGACGTAATGCTATTTTCATTTCTGCAAAAGGATCAAATGCTCCAAGGATTGCCTTTTACTCAGGAATTAATGATTTTACTTTGGAAGGCAAAGATAAAACAGTAATTGGAAAAGATAGTAAATTTGTTGGTACAATCACAGTAGTATCTAAAGATGGAACTGAAACTGGTATCCCTATTTATAGAGGTACGTGGTCAGTGAATAAACAATATTATTATTATGACTGTGTAACATATAATGGTAGTACTTGGATAGCCACTCAGGATAATATTGGCAAAGAACCGAAAGAAGGAAGCCCTTACTGGACAATTTATATTGCAAAAGGAGAAAATGGGCAAGCTGGTGATGATGTTGCAAAATGGGTAGAAATTGTTGGAAATAGAATGTTTTTATATGATTCCCCAGATTTTTCTGGTACTCCTACCCCAAATAATTTAGGATTAAATGCAAATGTATATGGAATTGTGCAACCATCATATCAGTGGACAAATGTAACGAATAATAGTGAAATAGTTGGCTATGGCAATTCCCTAATAGTTACACCTGATATGGTTGCTGATAGAACTGCTATTTTTAGATGTACAGTGACCGATAGTGATACTCAAGCGACATATTATGACGAAATACAGGTTGCTAAATTAGCAAATGGTGCTGAAGGTCTGGATGCATATTATATAGATTTAACAAATTATTCTGCATCTGTCCCATTTGATAGTTCTGGTACTATACTAATAGACCCATCTACAATATATACTGATGTATTTGCATATCATGGAATTACTCAGATACCAATTATTTCTATGACTGCCAAGTTTACTGAGGGTTCTGGTACATGTGAAGTTAAAGATAATAGAGTATCTTTGAAAACATTAACTTCTACTAGTGCAAGAATAACTCTTACAATTGAAGTAGACGAAGGTGTAACAGTAACTAAAGATTGGTATATTAACCAAAGTAAAAATGGAGAAGATGGTTTTAATGGAGAGGATGCCGTTAGAACATATTTAACTGGAGAACAATTTTTTCACTATGCAGAATATGCAAAAATACCAACGCCACAATCAATAACATTAAAAATGGATACTACATTAATGGATGTAGCTTCATATAAATGGTATTGGAAAGTATCTGGTACTTCTGAATGGACCTTGTTAGAAGGAGAAACAAAATCTGAATTAGTTGTAGTTTATAATGGAATCTATTTTCAAACTGGTGAAGATGAGATTACGTTTAGATGTGTTGTAACTAGTGTCAGTGGAATGTCCTTTGAAGATATAATTACAATAAATAATGTTCGAGATGGAGAAAGTGCATACAGAGGAGCGTTAGACAATGAAAGTATGACTGTTCCTGCAAACTACGAAGGTGTTGTTAGCGATTGGTCTCAAGCTACTACTTATGCTAATTTAAGAAGGGGTGGTACAAAATTTGCTAATACTGAATATACTTTAACTTCTTCTCAACTAAGTGGGGTAGGTACATTAAGTATAAATCAGGAAAAGAAACAAATTACTGTTAATAGCTCCAGTATTCCAGAGAATTATGTTACTGTACAATGGCAAATAGATTTTGTACATGAAGGAAAAACTGTAGATACAGTAGTGTTATCTTTAGTAAAAAACGTTACTGGTAAAGATGGGAATATTGGTAATTCTTCTATACAAATATATTGTAATACCAATAGTACTCCAACACGTCCTACTTTTACAGAAATGATTTCTTCCAGTGGTGGTACATCTGGATCTTTTGCTTGGTATCCAGATCCTACTAATAGTACTACTACTCTTACTTGGACAAGTACAGGTTATCTTAATCCAAATACAAATAAGATAGATTTATTACCTGATAAATCAGGGTATAGATGGACACAACCTGTGATTTTTTCTCCGTTGAATGGAGAAAATGGTTCAGATGGTAGAGGTGTGAGAAGTGTTACTATGCAATATTATAAATCTACTTCACCAACTTCCTTGTCAGGTGGAAGTTGGAGTTCAACTGCACCAAGTGCAGAGGATGGATATTGGATATGGACTAGATTATATATAGTGTTTGATGATGGAGATTATTCATATACAAGTGCAGTATGTACTACAGGTGCAACCGGAAGTACTGGAGATTATGGTCCTGGTTTAAGTTATCGTGGTGAATACTCTTCTTCTACTAGTTATTCTTGGACAACAAACTCTCAAGGAAATGTGAGAGATATAGTAAAATACAGTGGTTCATTTTATGCAGTAAACAGATCTAAAAAAGGTGCTGGTGCGTTTAGTGGAAAAACTCCAAGTTCAAATGCAGGTACAGATGGTGGTAACTATTACTGGGTTAAATTTAATTCTTTTGATAATGTAGCTACAGATTTATTATTTGCAGATAAAGCAACCATTGCTGGTTGGGATTTTTATAATACTAATATTCAATCTCAATCTGGTACAATGCGATTAGATGGTAGAACAACTGCTGCTGTTACAAGTAAGATCCATTTAGCAATAGGATCTAATGCAGCATCTTCACCTGGATCTGCACCATTTAGAGTAGATACTAGTGGTCAATGTTACACATCAAAGCTAAATGCAGTAGGTGGTACTGTAGGAGGATTTGATATTTCGGGAGGTAGAATGACAGGTTCTAATTCAGATAGTTATGGAAACAAGTTCACATTATCCCCTACTATGACTATGTACGGTAGTTATGGAATTCCTTCTGCTGCTGTTGGTTTTGGTTTATCAGCAATTCCAGCAACTACTGGGCAAACATGTCCTGCAGTAGTATTGAATACTTTGAATAGTAGAGAAGGTGCTACAAATGGCTTTACTCTCATATTATATAATGGATCTGCTAGATATAGTAATACCCCACAACGTTGGTTAAATTGCCAACATTATACTAATTCAGGATGGGGATCTGGTTTTTCTTTAGAAAGTAGATACTTCGGAGATTCAAACAACATGGAAAGAACTATTGTTAATTTTGTTCAGTTACCTACTTTAACTCAACTAAAAAATTACGGTTTGGAGTCTAGTAATACTAGTTTTAATGTTAGGTTGAGTAATGGTGGATATTTATATATAGAAGGATAATATGGAACTTAATTTAAAGGAAAGAGCAATTATAATATACAACTTACTTTGGAAATATGATTCTTATGTTAATTTACAAACAAAAGAGTCTATTAAACAAAAAGTTGACTTTACAGAAGAGGAGCTTGAAGGGATTAGTCAATATACTGGTGTAGATGGTAATGTATATACACAGTTTAGTGGCGCCTTGGATCTAGAAACTACCCAAAACTATGAATTTACTGAAAATGAAATAATTTATCTTGCAGATAAAATAATGGTTTTAAATGCAACTAATAGATTGAATGATGAGGGTATGTCAATGTATGCAAAAATTGAGAACATCTACTCACAAATACAAGCAGAAAAAGGGTTTACAAAAATAGGACCGTGGCAATATGCTAACGCAAAAGAACTAAATAATAACTATTACAATGGTTAAGAATAATGTATATTATGAATGGTTTGCCAGTATAACCGTACCCAATCCAGATCAGGTTGGATACTGGGTTGACTTGGGAGCAGATTCAAAAGGTAGAATAATTAAAGTTTACAATCGTGATATAGAAAAGTGGGTTGTACTCTTTGATGTAAGTAAAGATGACTATGTACCACCATTTATTGGTTCTAATGGTAACTGGTGGGTAGATAATAGAGATACTGGAGTAAAAGCTGCAGAGACTCCATACATAGGTGAAAATGATCATTGGTTTACTTATGATCCTATCAACAAAGTATATGTAGATACAGGTATAGAAGCTCGTGGTCTTAGTGCTTACGATATTGCAGTTAAATTAGGTTTCAAAGGTAGTGAACAAGATTGGATTGATAGTTTAAGTAAAGCATCTGAAGATGCTGCTGTTGCTGCACTAGAAGCAGCTAACAAAGCAAATGAAGCTGCAGATAAAGCCAATCAAGCTGTAGAAGAAATTGAGGGTATAGTTGATGATGCTATCACTGCTACTGATAAAGCTGAAGAAATTGCTAGTAATCCACCAAAGATCGTAGATAATGATTGGTGGATTTATGACTACGATACTAAACAATATGTTAATACTGGTATAACTGCTATTGGTGATGCTTTCACTTATAAGAAGGAATATCCTTCAGTAGAAGCAATGGAAGCTGATTTGGGTACTGCTGATGTAAAGTTAGGTGAATATGTAATTATTAATGCTAATAATGTAGAAGATCCTGATGATGCTAAAGTTTACTTAAAGACTCAAGAAGGTTGGAAGTTCATTGTTGACTTATCTGGTATGCGAGGTATTCAAGGTTGGTCAGCATATGAAGTTGCAGTAAAACATGGTTTCGTAGGTACTGAAGAAGAGTGGGTTCAATCATTAAAACAACCTGCATTAGATGCAGCAGCAGAAGCATTGGATGCTAAAGCACAAGTAGAAGCTACTGAAAAAGCTGTTAAAGAAGCAGAAGCATTACGTGTTACTGCGGAACAAGGTAGAGTAAATGCTGAAAATACCAGAGTAAGTAATGAGAATACACGCATATCTAATGAAGATAGTAGGAAAGCAGAAGAGACTAAAAGGGTAACTGCTGAGAATGAGCGCATTGCTGCAGAGAACTCTAGAAAGTCTGAGGAGGAGATTCGTAAGACTAATGAAGCTAATCGTGTATCTGCTGAAAGTTCTAGAGCTAGTGCAGAGACATTAAGAGCTTCTGCTGAAGCTGAACGTAACACAAATGAGCAGAAAAGAATTGAGGAAGAAACAAAAAGAATCAGTTCTGAAGAGGGAAGAGTCGCAGCTGAAACCAAACGTGTAGATAACGAAGATGCTAGAATAGCAGCTGAAACAGATCGTGATACAGCAGAACAGGAAAGGGAATCAAATGAAGCCACTAGACAGGCAAATGAGGCGATTAGAGAGACTCAAGAGGCTGCAAGGGAAAAGAATACAGCTGATGCTATAACTGCCGTAAATGAGGCTAAAACAGCTGCACAACAGGCTACTACAAATGCTACTACTGCTGCTAACAATGCCAACACTCAAGCAGCAAGGGCCAAAGAATATGCAGACAATCCACCCAAAGTAGGAGAGGATGGATATTGGTATCTTTGGGATGAAGTCAATGATGTGTATGTAAACACAGGTTGGCCATCTTCAGGTATTATCTTAAAAGGTAGTCTTGATAGTCCAGAAGATTTAGATACTATAGTAGATCCACAACTTAGTGATTCTTATATTGTTGGTACAGACTTATACTTTTGGAATGGTACTGAATGGGTTAATATGGGTAGATTTCAAGGGCCTCAAGGAGAACCCGGTAAAGATGCTGAACTTAGTAAAGCAGCCATTGAAGCTGTATTAATAGGTGAAGTAACTACTCATACTCATGATACTAGGTACTATACTAAGGATCAAACTGATGCTAACATAAAGGTAGTAGCAGATGATCTTGCTAACAATTACTATAATAAATCCCAAGTAGACAGTAAATTTACTTCTGTATATATTTTCAAAGGATCTGTAGATACGATTGAAGATTTACCTACTGAAGGTAATATTGTTGGTGATGTATGGAATGTTCGTAAAAATGATACCAACTACGCATGGACAAGTGAAGGTTGGGATGCTTTAGGTGGTACTGCTGAATTAGCATCATTGACAGCTAATGGTTTGATGTCTAAAGAAGACTTTGCAAAGTTACAGGGTATTGAAGCAGGTGCACAAGTTAATAAGATTGAGACTATTACTAAAAGAGTAGAACTCAATGTTGTTAATAAGAATGTAACTATTCCAGAGGATATTAAGATCTCAGATACTGAACCTACTGAGGAAGAGATCATGTGGTTAGATCCCAGTGAAAACTATGACTTTACATTTGATGGTTATAGTCAAGCACAAGCAGATGCACGATTTGTACAGAAAGAAGAAGGTAAAGGTCTTTCAACAAATGATTATACGAATGCAGATAAAACTAAAGTAACAAACTTAACTGATTATGTTACTGGTGGTACTGGTGCTGTTACAGATGCTAATGCAGCTACTATTACTTTATCTAAAAAGAATCCGGTGAATGGTTCCGCAAGTACTGATACAGTAGTAATCAACAAAGCCACTACTACTACTGCGGGCGTAATGTCTGCTGCTGATAAGACTAAACTTGATGGGTTGAGTAATTACGATGATTCTACAATTACTCAGGATATTACTAATATAAAAGCAAATAAACTTGAGACAATTGAAGTAACCGGTACAGGTAATGTAATTACTGCTGCTACAAAGAATGGTACTAAAATTGCATTTGCTAAAGGTATTACTGCAATGACTCAAGATACTAGCGATGCTAGATATGTTAAGAAGTCCGGGGACGTTATGAATGGTAATTTAAAATTACAAGGAGCGCAGCTTGCACAGGTTCATAGTTTTTCTTCGGGTGGGTCGGCGTCGGCTTTGAGGTTTTATGATGTAAATGGGGAGGTTACATATTCATTTGGTTCTATGATTATAAATAATGGATCTGAATATACACGTACTCATGCATATATTGGTTGGGGAACTTCTCCTTGGGAAATTACTAATAATTTAGCAGTAGGAGAAAATAGGTTTCTTTACAAAGGTAATAAAGTGTGGCATGCTGGTAATGATGGTTCAGGTAGCGGGTTAGATGCTGATTTGTTAGATGGATACCATGCCGGATATAAAAATGGTGATCTTGCATTATATATTAATTTTCCAAAAATAACTGATTTAATAAGTCAGGGTTTATTAAGATCAGATTATGAGACAGTTGGCTATCCGATAGAGGATTTTTTGATTGCATTATGTAAATGGGCAATAAACAATTATACGGATGAAACTTCCCATGTATTGCTACAAGGAGAGATTACTCCTGCTGTCTCGGGGTGGTGTGTTTTGAATCTTTATGCTAATGATGGAAAAGATAACACAACAGGATTACCAAAATATTGTTCAGGTCAAGTAAATTTAATTAATAAAAGCTCCATATTATTCGGTTCTTATAATGGAACCTGGTATTATAAAACATTAGTAGATACTTCTAATCTAGAAGATACTCTAGCATACTGGTATGAAAATGATGAAAACAATTCATCCACAACATGTGCAACAGGTGGTAATAGAAATGTAATTGAATCATTAAGAAGTAAGTTCAAGAGATGTATTGCTAAACCATATGGAGATGATGCTGCATTAATTAGTTATTGTAATGAAGAAAATAGTACTAATTGGCCCGATGGTTCTGGTATTGATATTGTATTTGCTAGAAAAGAAAATAGAATGGTACATTTCCCAAAATACTATCACAAGACTGTTGAAAGATCACCTGGTATTTGGAGAACTTATATATCTGAACAACAAATTGATAGTGACTATATTGAAGAACCTGAAATGTTGTTAGGTACTTTTGAGGCTTATACTAATACTGATGGAACTTTATTGTCTGCATGGGGTGTAACGTCTACTGCTTCACAAACAATGGCTACATTTGTATCTCAAGCTAAGTCAAACGGCCCTTTATGGGGTATTGGAGATTATAGATCTCACGCTACTATAGCTAGAATGTTTTGTGCTTACTATAAGACCACTAACATTAGTACTTCTAATTCAGCAATACCTTGTTCTGGTGGAACCAAAAGATATAATTATGGAATTACTGGAGCAACTATTACATTGGGTAATAGAGATGGTAAAAAGGCTACTACAAGTGATACATCATACTATTCAACTAACTTCTTAGGACTTGAAGACTGCTATTACAGTAAGTGGGAGTTTGTACAAGGAATAAACCTTTTAAAAGGTAAATGCGTTGTATATGACGGAGGTTCATTCCCAGATAAGGATGTAGCAGAGCTTGAAGCAGCAGGTGCTACTAATATCAGAGTTGTAGGATATGAACCTAATCCAGCTGCAACAGAAGCATATAATGGATGGACTAAAGCCGTAGCTCAAGGTAAATATGGTGATGTAGTTCCTACAGCACATGGTGGATCTGAAACTACTTACTATTCCGATTATAGCTGGTTTAATCCAACAGAAAATAGAATCTTTCTACGGTCGGGTAATTCGGCTAATGGTTCTCGATGCGGGGTCTTCATGGCTCATGCTAGTTATGCGTCCTCGTATTCATGGGCGAATGTCGGTGCAAGATTAGCCTTTTATGGTAAGATCGTTGTAGTTGATTCAGATACATTTAAGAAAATGCAGGCATAGTCCTGAGTAATACAGATAATTAAATATTAATAACAAGGGCGGGATCTAAAAGAATTACTATGAGATGACTTTATAGTAAGACTGCTGTCACATTATTTCATACTTGAAAAAACAGTCAGGTAATTCAGATAATGGTTCTCAATGCAGAGTCTTCATAGCTAATGCTAATAATGCATCCTCGAATTCATAGACGAATATCAGTGAAATTTTGGAACTAACAGATACTTTCAGATAACTACAAAAATGTTTGTTGAACTTAGATCAGCCTTACCTCTAGGTAAAAGATAACAGGTGCTTTGAAGAGACCCTAGTAGTATTGTGCGAACGGGTCTTACCACCAAAATAGCTTATGAAAAGAATAGGCAATTTATTTAACAGGATAATATCATATGAAAATCTGGTCCGGGCTGAAAAGAAGGCTAGGCTAGGTAAAACTAAAAGATACGGCGTTAAGAAATTTGACAGGAATCCATATGAAAATCTGGTCCGGTTACAAAAGGCATTAATAGAAGATACTTATCGTACTTCGGAATACTGCGTATATACAATCATCGCCGATCGTGGTAACAAAGAAAGAGAAATATACAGGCTACCGTATTATCCAGACAGAATAGTCCATCATGCTATAATGAATGTTATAGAACCTTACCTTGTTAATAGATTTACTGCAGATACCTTCAACTGTTTAAAAGGAAGAGGTATTCATTATGGAGTAAAGAGATTGAAAAGAGATTTAAAAGCTGATAAAGAGGGCACAAAATATTGTTTAAAATTAGATATTAAAAAGTTCTTTCCTTCTGTAGATCAAGATGTGTTATACTCACAATTTGAAAAGGTATTTAAGGATAAGAAACTATTAAGATTATTACATCATGTAGTTTATTCTACACCAAAAGGTTTACCAATTGGAAATTACATATCTCAATTTGCAGCAAATTTGAATTTGACTTGGTTCGATAGGTGGATTAAACAAGTATTAAAAATAAAATATTATTACAGGTATTGTGATAATATTGTTATATTACACCCAGATAAAGATTACTTAAGATATTGCTTACAAGAGATTGAAAAATATCTAGCTGATAACTTGAAACTAAAAGTAAAACGTAATTGGCAGATATTTCCTGTAGAAGCAAGGGGTATAGATTTTATTGGTTATGTATTTTACCATGATCATACTTTACTCAGGAAAGATATCAAAAAGAAGTTTATTCATAAATTAAGTTATAAAAGTAAGAATAAGAGGTTAACATCACTAGCAGCTTATTGGGGATGGTGTAAATATGGAAACTGTCATAATTTATGGTATCGCTTTACGAGATCTTATAATTTTAAAGATTATAGACAAAAATTATTAAGTAGTTATGGAATTAAAGAAAGTACAAGGTGATCATATACCTGAAGTAATAGAATACCTAGGAATGAATGAATGGGCAGTTAGATGGGATATTGAAGAAATTAATTCTGAAGATATACATGGTTATGCTTATTATGAATTAAAATTCAATGAAGAACCAACTTATGATTCTTTCGTAAGTAAGGTTATCAGAACTAGATATAGTGCAGATGAGGAAGCAGCATTAAAATCTAATATGGTTGAACAATTGCTTAGTGGCAGTCAACCTATTACCAGATATGATGAATGGCAATCTTTTCAAACACTTAGAACAGAAGCTAAAACAATTGGCAAACAAATATTTAATATTTAATTATGGTAATTAAAGTAAAATATAATGGGGAATGGGTTAAAATACCATACTTAAGTAGTGATCATTGTCGGGAACTAGTAGAAGAAGCACCTAAAGATGGTAAGCAATATGCTAGGCAGAATGGAGTATGGTCTGTAGTAAATATACCAGAAGTTGATTTTACTGTTGATAAAGTAGAAGGTAAGGGGTTAAGTACTAATGACTATGTTACTGCAGATAAAACCAAAGTTACAAACATCAATGAGGTAGTTGAAGCTGCTACTAAGAATATTACAGCAACAGGTATCTCTATTACTCTGGATAAAAGGAACTTAGTAACCAATGTAGTAGAAAATATAGAATTGAATCTTCCTGCATCTACTACAGCTTTAGCTGGTTTGATGTTACCTTCAGATAAGACAAAGTTGAATGGCATTGCTGCTGGTGCCGAAGTAAATGTTAATGCTGATTGGAATGCTACAGAAGGAGATGCATTGATATTGAATAAACCAATATTGGCTACTGTAGCTACATCTGGTAGTTACAACGATCTTACTGGTAAACCTACCATACCTACCGTAGACGTTAACAAAAAATATGTAGATGATAAATTAGCTACTAAAGCTGATTTAGCGGATTGTACAGTGTTTGACATCTTCATGAAAGTGGCAAACGGCGATACTCCATCTATATCTCAAGAAGACTATAATACATTACTAGAGAAGGTTCCAAACGGTTTTGTTAATACACTCCCAATTAGAGATAATGGTGAGTATATATCAAGTCTTTTTGGCGGATATAACACCAATGGTGATAATTCTATTTGGTTTTATGCGCAACAAACTATGGGGGTTAATCATTGTTCTATACAAATGTGGATACGTCAGAATTTAGATGTGGAAACTCAGGTTAATAATGATTATTTAATTCCGGTAACTGATGGAATTTCTATACAGGCAAGTGTTACAGATAATTCTACTGATCCTAATGTTAAGGAAGTAATAATACATACTACAGGTGACGGATCAAAAGCTTTAATGAATGATGGCAAGTATCGTAAGCTTCCCGTGTACGGGAGGAACCTGTTGCTGGGATCGGGGAAGGAGGTGAGTAATTCCAAGTATGAGATGGCTGATTATTGGCTAACTGAACCGATATCTAAAGGAACACAAGTAACATTGACTATTTTTGGAGAATTGGGTGATGATAAGGAAATGTTCACTATATATAACTCTACTGGTGCAGTAGGTTCTATGGCTCAGTTCAGCAAGGCTGACTTTGTGAATGGGAAGGCCAGTAAGACTTTTAAATGGATTACTAATATCGGAGATGCAGTAGCTGATAATACACATATGATTGTATTTAGTTCTCCTAAAACTGGCACATCAACTTCCACTATCCATAAGATTAAACTTGAATATGGTGACATATCGACCGAGTGGTCTCCAGCTTGGGAAGATATACCAGATCTAGAAGAAAGATATGCATATGGTGTTGAGTGGGATACTGCATCATCTAATCCTGATGGGGTTAGAGTAGGTAATATGCAATTGCATAGAGAACTCCCTATCCAGAGTAAGATAAGGGGAGTAATACTGGATAATAAAGGTGGGATAAAAAGTTATCTAAATAATTTAAATTGGAGTAATATAAATACAGAATATTTAACAGAGTCTGTAATGACTGAAATACCTGAACATTGGTATAAATTATATCAATACGGAACTAAATTTAGAATGATGCTATCCGCTATTCCATTACCAGGATATAGCCATATAAATCAATTTTATATAAGTTCATTTGAGTCTGGAATAGATAGAAGCTCCTCTACTTTGATTTCTTCTTATGGTGTTGGAAGTACAAATGTAAATAAAAGAGGTGGTGATAACACCGCTGAATGGGATAGCACCTACCGTTCCTTGCTAGGTCGTCCCGTTACCAACCTTACCAGAGACCAATTCCGACAAGCTGCAAGAAAACGTGGAAGTGGTTGGGAGATGTACACCTATGGAGCACATAAAACCTTATTCTGGTTATTTGCAGTAGAATATGCTACATTAAATAGTCAAAAACCATTTAATGCTCAAAAAGATGCTAATGGATTCTCACAGGGTGGATTAGGAAACGGTCCAACACAAATGACAGATTGGACAAATTTCAATAATAATAATCCACTTATTCAATGTGGTTATACTAACGAATTTGGTAATGGATCTGGAGAGAAGGCATATGTGGTGAAAAATGCTTCCGATGGTACTCATGCTACATTGATGGCTAACAGGTATCGTGGTATAGAGAATCCGTTCGGTCATATCTGGAAACACACTGACGGGGCCAATATACAGGTTACCACAGGCGATTCAGGATTATCTATACTATGGACTACCAGTGACCCATCGAACTTCAGCGATACCTCTTACACGGGTTATGACAAGAAGGGTAATGTCTGTCGTATAAATGGTCACGTCAAAAAGATGTTGCTTGGGGAAGATGGCGATATAATAGCCACGGAGGTCGGCGGTAGCACCTCTACCTACTGGTGTGACAACTACTACACCAGCACATCAGTTAGCCGCATGCAATTGGTAGTAGTTGGTGGTCGCTCGGATGATGGGTTGAATGCTGGCCTAGTTGACGTGGGTACGACTAATTCGTCTGGTATTGCTAATAACATCGGGTCTCGCCTTTGCTTTTTCCCAAAATATAAATCAACTGAAATAACTACAGAATAATATGAATAGAACATATAGTGATAAAATACCCAGTACAATAGAAAAAGATAATTGTGGATATTATCTATATAGATGGGATATACAAGAAGAACAAAGAGATGAGTATATTGGTTATTCCTATTATGAAGTAACTGTATGGCCCACATTAACTGCTAATAAGATATTAGAAACATGTATTAATGAATTATGGGGTACAGATGTTGAAGCAAAGAAACTGAATGACTATAATGCTGCATTACTAGGGATATTAGATGAAAGTTATATAGATATTTACAAAGATTTCTTACAAAAGAGAAAAGAATTGAAGGAACAAGTAGATTCAGATTTCATTGCTTATGAACAAATGCAAAATGAATCAAATAGTGAACAAATAACCGCTATTACTTAGGATAGTGTCAATTTGTAAATAAAGAACTTTTAAACCTTATTGACGTTTACTAAATAAACTGTCAAAAGATATCAGAACGCTAGCTAATCTTGTATTGGTTAGCGTTTTGTTTTTCAATCATCCTCTTTCAAATTATTGTAATGTTACAAAAACTAAATAATATTATATTAACAGCTCAAAGTGTAGCTACAGTGAATTACTTTAAAGAATTAGTTAATGATGGACCGATTAAATTTGTTGCCTGTTTACTATCTGGTGCAATGGGTTGGTTATCTACATTCTTTGCTCCAATATGGACAGTAATAGTTGTAGTGTGTGTATTTATACTTATAGATGCAATTCTTGGCACCAAAGTATCAATTACTCATGGTGGTAAGTTTGAATCTAGAAGATTATGGTCTACTTTAAAGAAATTCGGAAACTGTGCAATGATAATTTCTTGTTGTCATCTTATGGACACAGAAATAGTAAAGTCAATTGACATGCATTTAGTAGAAGCATTTTCTGGTATTGTTTGTGGAGTTGAACTATGGTCGATGATCGAAAACCTTCAAGCAATTGATCCTACTGGACCGTGGAAAATCTTTAGTAAATTCATACGTAGCAAAGGAGAAAAGTATTTAGACATTACAATAGAAAAAGATGATTTACCAAAAATAAAGAAATTAGTAAAGAAAATAAAATGATATTTTCCAAAGTAAAATTAGCAATTGCTGTTATTTTTAGTTTACTATTGTTTAATAATGTCAGACTTGCTAAGAAAGTAAATGACTTAGATAAACAAGTAGGGATTGCAATGAATAATGCTCAAGTATGGGAAAATATTGCAAATCAAAATAAAAATGAAGCAAGGTTGTTGGAATTGACAGTAAATGATTTTAAAAATTCTAATGATAGTCTAATAAAGGTCGCCAGAGATCAACAAAAGAAGCTAAATATCAAAGATAAGCAACTACGTCAAGTAGCATCTACTGAGACCGTAATTAGAGATACCACAGTAAGAATAATCCCTTCGAAAGAAAAGGATTTCTGTGTAGAGCTAAAACCAAATCAATTGACAACCATCACGGTGGCTAGAAAAGATAGCGTGTTCACACATACTATGGAAATACTAAATCATCAAGATTTATTTGTATATGAAGATAAAGTCTATAGAAGACGTTATAAGAATTGGTTTCAAAGATTAATTCACTTCGATTTTAAAAAAGATAAAATAAGTAAATATCAAATTATAAACTCTAATGATTTAATTCAAGTATTAGATACTAGAGTAATACATATATCAGAATAATTGCAATACATTTCAATTTAGTGTTAATCAATAAATAAATTGAAACTATGCATTTGAACAAAATATTAGAACAAATTAAACGCCATCAATCTCCTACAGAAGCTATAGATAAGTTGGCAACAGCTTTAGAAAAACATGAAGGCAGTCTGTTGGAAAAAGGTTTCACTATTTTGAAGTCAGAATTGGCTGCAAATATGTATGAAGCTATAAATGGCCCTCATTTTGATGAGGAACATGCTCATTACGCAGTAGAGGGTATGGAAAATGAGGATGGTACAAAAGGACCTCACTGGACGGTTGAAGAGACAACGTCCGTTGCCAATCAAATGGGCATAAACTTAAAATCAGAGAAACATAACAAGTGGGACTGGTTTGTTGCTATGAATATGATATATTCAGACTTTTATAAAGCAGTAGTAGCAATGACTGGTAGCGCAAATACCAAATATTTCGCAGAATTAGCTAAAGCTTGGCTTTGTGACAAAGACATTTCAGAAGGCAAGATGTGGCACTACTATGTGTACATTATGTGTGACGACGAAGAAAACGATTATAAAGCATACGAACGTATGCACAGAGATCGTGAAGAAGAATATGGTCGTTATGCAAGACGTTCTGGTAGAATGGAATGAGAGAAATGCAGAATAAGATCGACACGTTACGTGACGAGAAGAACGCATTGCAATCTTCTGCATTGCTACAACAACAGACTTCTAATATCGTTAGTCAAATTAGACCTTGTCCGGTTCCTGCTTACTTAACATGTAATCCTTATGGATGTAATGGTGGGTTAAATGGATACGGTTACGGTTATCCTTACGGATACGGCGATAGCTGTTGCGCTTAATAAGAAAGGAGGCAATTATGTATCCTTTCGTATTTAATCCATTTGGTAGAAACAACACCGTAAATATTTTAGATCTAGTAATACCTAAAGTAAAAACTATAGCACTAGGTGAGTCCACTGAAAATGTAGTATTAGGTATCTGTCCTAAAGTATGGTGTAGATTACCTAAAGAAGGTGTAATTGTTTTGGAGGTACGCCACACGGCAGAAGCATCGGGAGCTAGTCTACCTGTGTTTATTTCAGTTTCTGGTTCTGTAAGTACTGCTTCTAATACTCACAATATACCTTTAGTAAATGCTTCAAGTGCACCAATTACTGGTTCACAAGTTAGTGCTGGGAACAGATACATTGCATATTTTAACAAATGTGACAATGTAATACAGTTAATGAGTTATACTCCTGCTGCTCCTACACCAGCTGCTTAATATATTAATCAAGATATATGGGCAGCTATGAGAGTTGCCCATATTCTTTAAACTTATAAAGATATGACATTCTCTCAGTTAACGTCGGGTACCAGAATACACGTACTCGAGATAACAGGTACTTTTAAAAAGAACACAACGTACAGTTTAGGAACGGTAGTCAGTGTATCAAAACCCTATGACGAACCAGTGCCACCGACACAATTTCCGATGCCTATGCAAAATAGACGTAAGCTCGTGGATCTAGTGATTTCGTGTGATGGTGAACAAAGAAAACTGTCAGTATCTGAAGATAAAACAATGATGACCGATTCATCCATCGGTCTTACTATAGCCACAGAAAAATCACAAATTGTTAACATGGTTAGACAGTCTCTTGATGATTGTAGAATTAAGAAAGAGAGCCTGAGTAAGATTGATGAGGAGATGAGGAGATGTGAAGACATCTTAAAAATACTTAATGTAAATTCGGACATAACAACCAATGTGACAAAAGATTTCAAAGAACTTGATGACTTAAAAGCTGAAGTGAAAGAGCTTAAACAACTTTTACAAAACGTATCTGCTGTTCGTCCGGAAGTAATAAAAAATACTCCACCTAATTCTACTGAAGACAAAAAAGTAGAACCAGAAGGAGAAATAAAAAAAGAAATCTAAAACACAAAGGTTGGCTATTTAGTCAACCTTTTTTTATTTTAAACAATATGAGCACATTATACAATAACAAATACGATATCCTAGCTAGTACAATTCAACCCAACCCTGCTTCTGTTAAATATTGGGCAGATTTATCATCTAATGCAAATGGTGGAGATTTGAAATATTTTGACGGTACCAAGTGGGTTTTGGTAAATAACAAAGCTACTGAAGACATTAGTACTTTAAAACAAGATGTGGAAACTCTTAAAGAATCCAAAGTAGACAAAGTGGAAGGTAAGCAATTATCTACTGAAGATTATACAACAGCTGAAAAATCTAAACTTGCAGGTCTATCTAATTACAACGATAATGAAGTAAGAGAATCGATTTCAGCTTTAAATCTTAGATTGACTACTCTAGAAGGTGATTATGAAGCTTTGGAAGCAAGAGTTGCTGTATTAGAAACGCCAGCTGCATAAAATGGAATTAAAATTAAATAGAATCTTTCTAGGTAGTTCTGCAACCATTGGAGAATTGTATGTTGATGGGGAACACATAGCAGACACTCTTGAAGATAGAGTGAGACCAGAAGGAGAAAAAGTTTATGGTAAAACTGCAATACCTGAAGGTGCATACGAAATGGTATTATCGTATTCACCAAGGTTTAAGAAAATATTGCCGGAAATCCTTAACGTACCTAATTTCACTGGCATACGCATTCATAGTTTAAATAAAGCTGAAGAGAGTGAAGGATGTATTGGGGTTGGTGAATGGAATGGCAAAGACACAAATTGGATTTCTAATTCTAGGAAAACATTTAATAAATTGTTTGCATTACTAGAAGAAGCAAACAACAATAAAGAAAAAATCACAATAACTATAAATAACTCATGGAAAGCTGTAAAGAACTAAGAGAAAATAACCCATATCTTTTTAATTCTTGGAGAGCTATTCTCTATACAGAGAAAGGAAGGAAAGCAGGAGTTGTTAATGACTGGAGAAAATTTCCTGTCTTCTATGAAGATGTGCATAAAAGTTATAAAAAAGGTCTCAGATTGAGTAGGAAAGATAAAAATAAACCGTTTGGACCGGATAACTTTGAATGGGTAACTAACTTAGAACTTGCACAAACAAATACACACACAATAAGACTTACTTACAATGGAGAAACTAAAACTTTGCGTGAGTGGTCAGAAGAATACGGAATGTCTTATAATGGTTTGTTAATAAGATATTTAAAGAATAAGAATTACACAATTGAAGAAATCTTGTTTGGAAAGAAATACAAATCTAAAGGAAAGCCTAGAGAATACAATTTGTATACAAGAGCTTCTAAATTACTATCTGCATACAAACTAAAAGATTGGAAAGCTGATAGAGAATTTAATTTAGATAGAGACTGGTTTGTAAAAAATATTCTTAAATCTCAATGTATATACTGCGGAAGCAAAGAAAAACTAGGGTGTGATAGAATAGATAATTCCAAAGGTCATACTTATGATAATGTAGTACCATGCTGCTATATTTGTAACTGTGCTAGAAATAATAATTTCTCATTTGATGAAATGAAAATTCTAGGTAAAACAATTAAAAAAATAATGGAGGATAGATTAAATGATATTTAATTCACTAAATACAATTATAGATGATATATTTTTAACTTATAGGGATTCAAATCTTAGTGAAAGTGAGAATCTATCACGTATACAAGTAGAGCAATGGATTCATCAATACAGAGCATACTTGATCAAACAAGATCTAGATAAAGGCAGAGACATAAATGAATCGTATGTTCAAACAATAGGACCATTACATATTTCTAAAGTACGTAATTGCCCTACAGATGGATACAATTATAAATCTGATGAAGAACTACCAAAGTTTATAGATTTACATTTTGGATCTGGATTGATTTGTGTAAAAGACTTAGATGGTAATTTGATTCAAGTTGGAACTGAAACCAAAGCAAAGTATCAAATTAATAGAAAATATACATGCAATGATTATATTGCATATCTTAAAGGAAATCATTTGTACATAATGGGACCAGAACATCTAGAGTATGTTAGAATAGATGGTATACTAGAGGACCCAACATCAATTGGTGAATGTTTTGATAGGGATGATACACCATATCCTGTTCCTGCAAACATGATACCCACAATTAAAGATATGATCTTTACTAAAGAATTAAACTTGATGCTGCAAATGCCAAATGATACTACTAACAATAGTACAAATGATGTAAAAGTTCAATAATGGAGACAAAAGCTTATACAGGACACAATTTTTATGATTCATACTTAGAATATGTAGAAGATAATCCACTATATCAAGTTGAATACAGAGTGTTTAGAGATATAATAAATGATTACTTTAAATACCTTAGAGATGAATTAATAGAAAATGGAAAAGAGGTTAAATTACCATGTAGAATGGGGACCATTCAAATAGTAAAACACAAACCCAAAGAGTATACTGGAAAGAGTCTTCGAATTGATTATGCTGAGAGCAAGAAAGCCGGTAAAGTTATTTATCATTTAAATGAACATTCTAACTTCTATAAATATAGAATATATTGGAATAAACAGAATATGATAACACCAAATAAAACCAAATATCAATTGGTGATGACAAGGGATAATAAAAGGCATCTTGCTCAGATTATCAAAAATCACATTAGAGATTATAGAGAATTATGATTACAAAATTAACTTCAATTAAAACGGTAATTGCTAAGATAATTGCTGATCTAGATTTGAAAGAAGACGACATCCGTATATCAGATGTACGAAGTTGGTGTGGAGAAGCAATTGAAAAGATTGGCGCTGTTACACAGTTTATTCCAAAAGTATCTGGTCAAGATGGTACTCCAATTACAAAACTGTGTGGACATCAAGCATCGTTACCATGTGATCTTCATCAATTACATCAAGTTGCATATTCTTTCAATTGTGATGGACCTTGGTTTCCTATGAGGAAAGCTACAGGTTCATTTGCTGTTTGGGGACATGACAAATGTTGTTGCAATTGTGGTTGTTATGATGAACTTGGCCACAAAAAGGAATGCCGTCATAATAATTGCTGTGAACATTGTGACCCAAATATGATTGTACAAGAGGATACAATGGTTAACTTGGTAGTGGATATGATCGGTAATATAGATAAAACAGAGGCTTTAGAATTACTAAATACCAATCAAAATCTACGTACAATTATTTCAAATCTTATAAACGAACGTACACATAACGATGGGTTCAATACAGCAAATCCTAGTGGTGGATTGCAATATAGTATCAAACCTGGATTTATAATGTGTAATGTTCCGTCAGGTTACTTAAAATTATCATACAGTGCGATACCTACCGATGAAGATGGATACGCTTTAATACCAGATTTAACTTCTTATACTGAGGCTATATACTGGTATGTTACAATGAAACTGAAGTATCCTGAGTATTTGAATGGTAAGTTAAATCGAGAAGTGTACTACGATATTAGAAGATCTTGGAATTTTTATAGAAACCAAGCATATGCTGAGGCATTGATGCCAAATGAAGATGGTATGGAGTCTATTAAAAATAATTGGAATAAAATCGTTCCAGAATTTAGAGATCACAATACTTTTTATTCACATACTGGGGAAAGACAAATAATTTATAACGCAAATGAACGCTACTAGACAAACAAATACATTTTCTGGGGGTCTTAGTATGGACGTAGATTATTCCGTATTGAAAGATAACCAGTATATATATGCAGAGAACATTCGTATACTAACGAATGAAGGATCTTCTTTTGCAGCAATGCAAAATATAGAAGGATTTTTAGCGTGTAGACCTTCTTCAAATTTGTCTGGTGAAACTATCATACATGTTACCACAGTAAGAGATTGGGCGATTGTCTTTACTAAGATTAATGGTACAAATAACAATAATGTATATAGAATTGATTTTTCTAGATCCCAAGAGGAACCAATTGTAACAAAAGTAGTAACTAATAGACCTTTAGATATAGAAGTATCATCTAGCAACGTAGCTGCAATTAGTAGTGTATGTAGATGGGAAGCAAGTAATAATGTAAAAGTATATTGGGCAGATGGTCATTCACAAATTAAAGTAATCAATGTGGATGATGATCACATATCTAGTAATTCATCTATTACTTCGGATACTATAGTAATGCTACCAAAGGCTACATTACCTCCATTTGAATTTAATGGATTTGGAACAGGTAGTTTAGAATCTGGAATGATACAGTACTGTTATCAATTGTTTAAAGTAAGAGGTACAGAGTCTGCAATATCTCCACTTACTCCTCTTTATCATTTGAGTGATAAAGACCAAAAAACTAATTACAATGCTGTAAGGGGAAGTTCTAAAGGACAAAATACTGGTAAGTCCATAAAGTTACAGGTAAGAAATAATAGCACTGGATTTGATAGAGTTAGAATAATCTCTTTATTTTATAAGGCAAAGAATGAAGTACCTGTAATATCTATAGTAGATGATATAGTTATTGGCACTGGTTCTGTAATAAACTATGAAGATAAAGGTGGTAGCTTATCGGAATTAAGTATTGATGAATTTAATTCATTAGCTAATTATACATTTATACCTGAAGTAATAGAATCTAAAGATAATAGGCTATTTGCTGCTAATCTTACTGAGGAAACATGGGATGTAGAATATGATGCTAGAGCATTTAGAGCTAATTCTTCTGGCAATGTATTATTGTTATCTAACTCTGGCTCTTCATTAAACTTTGCTTTATCTGCATTAACTACTACAAATATACCTAAAGATCATGATTGTATATGCCCATTTAATGTTGATGGTAGTGCTTATAAATACACTACTTCTCCAACAGGAGGATATATACAAGGTGGTAAAGGTAAGAATGTGTCTTATAGGTTTATTACTACAGACTTGTTAGAAGATGGATCTACCACATCAAGAGGAATGGTAAATGAAGAATTTACATTTAATGCCTCATCAAGATCTCTTACTAGTCTAGATATCAACTACGAGGGAAATGACAAATCAAATTCAATAAGTTTATCATCTGGTAATAAGATACCAAACTATTCTAATGCTGAAATAGAATCCAAAGTAAAAGGATATATGAGGGATGAAATCTATAGATTTGGTATTGTATTATACAATAAACAAGGTTTAGCATCCCCTGTACATTGGATAGGTGATATAAGAATGCCGTCTAATAAAGATACGGGTTATAAGTTCTTTACTTCTAATGAAGCTAGTGATTATGGATCTAATTTATCAGTTGTTACTAAACCACTTGGTATTGAATTTGAAGTAAAGAATCTACCTTCAGATGTAGTAAGATATGAAATAGTTAGATGTGAAAGAACACTGTCTGATAGAACCATATTAGCGCAAGGTGTAGTAAGTTGTATTACAAATTATGATAGAGATTCTAACATCTTAACACCATTCCCATATCTAGCTTATTCAAATAAGCATGGCTATTATGCAAAGACCCACAATAATGGAGATTTCCAATATACCTTTAATTTGTCAAATACACAATCTAACAATTATTTCATGTTTGTATCTCCAGAAATAGCAGTCAACAGAGAAAATGCTGATGCATTAATTGATAAGTTTCAAACAGTTGAAAAGGTAGGATATATGACATCTCCTATTACTGCGGACGGTGATTGGGGAATTACAGAAGCTGGAGCTACAAAAGTATTAGCAAATGCTAGATCTATAAAGTACGATGGTACTACGATAAAACCAACTAAAACATTAGGTAATCAACCTAGTAATGGCTATGTATCTAGTGGGTGTGTTGTAATAAATAATGATGATTTTTATGCAGCATTGTTAGCTAAATACTATGGACTATATGTTGAAAGTGGTGTACAATCAGCTGCAATAGAAAGTGCAAAATATGCTGGTCCTAGTAGTCCTTGGTTAACAAACGGTGATCAGCCTTGGTATAATGCTGAAGCAGTAACCATTGGTGACAAAGTTTATTATAACTGGGTGTGGGATAATATTAAAACTGCAGGAGATGGTGAAGTAGATAAGACTGATGCAAACAATGTTAGAAAATATGGTCCACATGGGATTTGTGCTATATTCAAAAGTGATAATATGATCTCTAACATATCTTTAGCATCAGGATCTTCAAGTGCTAGATATTTAAATGCAGTAGCATTATGTAATATTAAACAAAGTGTAAATGCTTATGGTGGTAATTCCTACTCTGCTGTACAGAATTCTGTGTATATTACTACAGGAGCTAGTGCTGAATCTAGTGTTTCCACAGTGTTGTGTTATGGTGGCGATACTTATTTAAATATATTTGATTATAATAACTGTATGTTTAGTTACAATACAGATGATTATTATAATAATAAATCAAATAGATTATTCTTAGGTGCGTTCATACCGTGTGAATCAAGTGTTAATTTAGCATTAACTCATGCTGACTCATCTATAAATAGAACTTATCAAGCTGGTGATGGATATGCTAATCATTTCGTAGAAGATGATATAGTTACTGTTGGTGATTTATATACTCAGAACACTCCATCATATGCATACAATGATGCTTACTCTGCTCAACCTAATGCAAAAAAGTTTGTAGCTAAATCTATTTATAATATAGATAATCTATTAACAGATACTCGTATCATATCTTCAGAACTGAAAACAAATAATGAAGTTACTGATTCGTGGACAAAATTTAAAGTAGCTAATTATCTTGATGTAGATACTAGATTTGGTCCAATTAATGATATGAAACTGTTTAAAAATAATTTAGTATTCTGGCAAACAGACGCTTTTGGCACAGTTGCAGTAAATGAACGTTCTATTATAACTGATAATAATCCAGGTGCTCTTACTCTAGGTGTTGGTGGTATACTAGATAGATATGACTATTTTACTACAATGAATGGTGAAAGTCCAAACCAGTTAAGAGCAAATACTCAATCAGATAGCACTGTGTACTGGTATGATAGTAAACGTAATGAGATATGTGGTTTTAATGGTCAATTACAAACAGTATCTAAATTAAAAGGAGTTCAATCTTATTTGAATAAGAATAAAGACTTGTTTAAAAAAGATCCTATTGCAGTATATGATAAGAAATACAATGAAGTTCTGTTTACTCTAGGAGATAAAACACTAGCGTTTAATGAACAATTAGGAGTATTTACTTCATTCTATAACTATAATCCAGACTATTATGCAGAGTTTAGTGATAAACTATATTTATTTAAATCATTGAAACTGTTTAAATATAATGGTGGTGAACAAGCTGATTTAGATTCTGACAAAGCAAAGGTATCTGAAATAGAATTTGTAGTTAACAAAGATTATCCACAAACCAAAACATTTGATAATGTTGAATATGGTGGTGATTTTACTACAGATACTAATTTTGATTTGATATTATTTACTACAAAAAGACAAACTAGTGAAACATTGACTAGTGAAGATATTGATTACAGAGAGGATACTTATAAATTTGCAATCCCTCGTAATTCTTTGAAGCTTAATGAAGTAGAACAACTGGCTAACAAATCATACAAAGATAGGATGAAAGGAAAATATCTTATCTGTAATTATAAGTATGATTGCAATGGTGGTAATAAATTTAAAGTGCCATACATTAGTACAGCTTATAGATACTCAATGATATAATATGAAAAAGAAAAATAACAAAAATACTATACCAGCATATGCGTTTGGCATGGATCAGTTGTCAAACTACCTTGGTGGAGCTAATGTATTTGGCTCTGCCATTTCTGGTTTATCAGAAGAAGGTTCAACAGGTGATATTGCAGGTAGTACTATTGGCAGTGCAGCTTCGTTAGCCGGTGCTGGTCTCACTGTAGGTGGTCCTATTGGTGCTGCTGTTGGTGGTGGATTAGGATTAGTGAGTGGACTTATTGGTTCAATTAAACGCAAGAAACAAATGCAAGCGTTAAGACGCAGAAAAGAAACTCTCAATAAAACTAAAATAGGTATGAATGCCGCAGCTGAAACTGAAGGAGAATATTGGGATGATAATGATCTTGCATATACATTTGAGAATGGTGGAATACTCCCAGACTTAGCTTACTTGGACAACAATGAAGTGGTTAGAGATGATTATGGAAATATTGTTCAAGTTCCAAATACTAAACCAGGCACAGATAATCATTTAGTCGATGCGTCTACTTTGGAATCTGTGTTATCTGACAAAATTAAAAGACCTGGTACAAAGAACACATTTGCTAAGGAAGGACAAATATTATCTAAGATGACGAAACCTAGCAAAGGCAAAGACAAGTTTGCTGAAAATACAAACAGATTAAATAAAATAAATGCTAATAAAGCTTACAATAAATTATTAGCAGAACAAGAAGCAGTTAAAGCTGCTAAAGGAGTTAAACCCAAAGTAAAAGGAATACCTGCATATGCAGATGGTAAGGGTAAAACTGTAGACGATGTTAGAAGTAAGATGAATGCAGATACATACGCTGCATATTCTGATTTCTTTGATGAACTCGGTACAGGATTAAATAAATTTGGTGAAGCATTGGGGTATTTTCCAAAACGCATATTTGGTCCTCTTATAAATAACAAGAACATAACTAAAGCTGTAGAATCTGCAAGAAATACAAAGCCTTCTGCCACTTCTATGGATTATACTGGTGACACCAACATTAGTAAAGTATTTAATAGAAGTACATCAACAAACACGTACACAAATGCATCGAATAAACAAGTTACAAAAACTCCTAGTACTACTGGTTCCGTAACCACCAAACAGACAACCAAACCCAACATTACTAAAACCACTACTCAAAGATTATCTGAACCAACAATACCACTAGTAAATACTAGTATGACAATAGATTGGGATGATGTTGTTACTCCAGTAAATATACCAGCATCTGCAGATGAAGCTACTAAAAAACGTGCACTCAGTAAGCCAAAAAATGGATATTCACCAGATTGGTTATCATTGGCTCCTACAGTGTATAATGCTTTGCAGTCATTAAGAGGACCAGAAGAAGAACCATTAGTATTAAACCCATATGCTGGTGCAGTTAGAAGTACAATGGCTAGACGTAGAATGAATATTGAACCCGCAAGATTGGCTAACAGTAGATCAAGAGCTATTTCAAACTATAACTTAGCAAACATTAATGCTAACACTGGTGCTAATTTAGCAGCAAGAACTCAAGCTGCTGTTGATGAATATGCTTCTAACGCAAATATGTACGCAACTAAACAAAATGCCGATAATGCTTACTTGGGAGAATACGCAAATACTCTTAATAATTTAGGACAACAATTTGTACAAAGTGAAAATATGTACAATGATCTTAATGCTAGAAATAGAGCTGCTGCTAGAAACTTTGGAGCAACTGCAACTAGTCAACTTGGTAAATGGTCTCAAGTAAATAGACTAATGCAAAATCAATACAATAGGGATCAAATGACACTACCATTCTTAGCTGATTTCTTAAGTCAAGGATTTACTAAAGAACAAGTGGATAATTTATTAACAAGAACTAGAAATAGAGTTTAATATGGTAAATAGATATGATAATCCTGCACAAGCAGAGTTCATAAATACATACGTTCCAATTCCATTTGAACAATTGTATACACTTGGGAAGCAGGCAAAAGAAAATGTAGATCAAGCATTAAAAGATTATTCAACAGCTTTGGATAAATGGGCTGAATTTCAATCTCCATCCGCTGCTGACACAAAAGCATACTATGATGAAACTTATGGTAGAGCTTTGCCTGTGGCTGAAGAACTGTCTAAAAACTTAGACATGATAAAAACTGCAGAAGGTAGATCTAAGATATATTCAGCAATAAACAATGTAGACAGAGCTAAATTAAGTATGCTTCGTCAAAGTGCTGAAGGTTTAAGAGAGAGACAAAAAGTAAATCAACGTCTAATGCTAGAAGGTAAATATAATCCCTTGTGGCACGATGTTGATTTTACTGGTTATAACACACTTACTTCAGGCATTTATAATGATGTATCTCCACTAGGTTATCAATCAATAAAAGATCTTACAGATAAATATGTAAATAATCTTAAAGATAGCTATTTGGGTAGATCCAATGGTTTTATTCATACTGGTGTAACTGGGGATCAAATTAAAAAAATATTGGATGAAAATAAAAGTGGTATACTATCTACTCCTGAGGCTCAAATGCATATGCAAGTGTACTTAAAACAGAACCCTGGAGCAACTGCTGAAGATGCTGCAAATGCTTTTATGGAAAGAGCATATATAGATAATCAAGAATACATTAGAAATAATATTACAGTAGATCCATATGAAATGCAAGCTTTGAAAGAACGACAAGCTTTAAGAGTTGCAGCTACACGAAAAGGAAAAAATGGTGAACAACCAACTGATTATCCAGATGCTTATACTAAATTGTATAATGACGCAGTAGTTCAAGAAAAGCGTCAAATGCAAAATAATCCAAATCTAACTAGAACAAGATCATTTATAGAAGGTCAAGCATCTATGATACAGACTTTGACAGACGCTGCTAATGCTCTAGAACTAGGTGCTATTACTCCAGAAGAATACAACACTATGTATAAGGCATACCAAGAATCTGCATCAAAGAACTACAGTAATGAAGCTATGGCAAATGCTTATGCAGAGGATGTTAGGGATATGTTTGCTAAACAATCTGATATATTCCCAGCTGTTGGAGTAAAACAAGAAAAGTTACCATTGTACTATGATACTGCGTCCAGGGTGTTGAACGAGCTTACTTATCCTACTTCAGGATTAGTTATGAACCGTTACAATAAAATAAAATCTTCTAAAGAAGTAGAAATCAATAGTAATGATGCTATAACTAATGGGTTTACTATTCCAGATACTAATGGATTAATATTGTCCACAGACTTTGTAAACAAAGTGATGAAGGTACCTTCTATAAAATACACTGTCCAAGATAATTCAAGACTTAATAGAAACTTTGCAGAAGATTTAAAATCTGGAGTATTCCAGGACGTTATAAAAGTGCCTAGAAATAAAATAATGGTAGGTGAATCCAATGGTCAACCACAATTATTTCAAAGGGTTAGTGTTAAGATACCTATTCAGTCTATAAGAAATGCTAACTATGATGTTGACAGTTTTAAAGAAATGGTTAATAAAACTATGGGTTTAACATCTGAAGTTGGTTTAAGTGTTAAGCCAATAAAAGGTGAAAGTGTGAAAGATGCATGGGGTCACTCTGACACCAGAGGTGGTGCAGCTCTTACTGGAGAATACTTTACATTTGATGCAATGGAACCAATTGATCCACATGGTATGACAAGAATGACTTTTGATCAAGAAGTCAATAAAGAACATGGTGGGTCTAAACTACAAAATGATTTATATGATAGTTCATATAACGAATCATATTCTTCTGATATCGAACTTTATCAAACTATGCTTAATCTGTTACAATAATATATGGAAACATCTATATTAGACAAATACAATGCTGGTTTAACACCTTCTAAAACCAATGCTACTACTGCGGCTATACGACAAGTAAACGCCCAGCATTCCTCTTTAACAAAGATTAAAACGGGATATGATCGTGAATTGGAACAAACACCAATTGATGATTATGAAGAAATGTATCTATTGGACAAAGAAAATCCAGAGGAAACTCTTAAAGATAAGAGCTACTTAAAAGATGCATGGACTACTTTCATGAATAGTAGAGATCAAATCAATCTAATGTCGGAAAGAGCTAAACTAGCTAAAGATATAAACCCCGTATTAGATGATATTGATTATGAATTGAATTTTCTTAGTGATAAGCAAAAGCTTAAAAATCTTGAAAATACTATTCCTACTTTGGATGAGAATTCTGAAGAATACAAAAATGCAATATCTGAATACTTTCAACTCCAAAGAACATTAGCAGATAGACAAGAGCAATACGATAGCATCTTGTCTAAATATGGTGAAAAAGAAGGTGATAACATTGATGCGAGAATTGAATATCTAAGTAATTCTAGAAAATCGTGGGAAGAAGAAAGATCTAAAGTAAATGAAGAAATAAATAATATATACTCTAACTTACGAGAAAGATCTGAAAATTATACACCGTCTTCTGAATTTAGAATAAAGGAACAAAGAGCTCAAGATAAACCTTGGTATTCCCCAGATTATTTCTTATACGCTGGTCCAGGTTTGACTGGTTCTTCTATGGCAACTGTTGATGGTTATATTGCAGATGCTTTAGCTACCGGAGCTTTGTGGTTAGGTAGACACTATGCTACTACTGGAGCATTGAACGCTGTCCCTGGAATTGGTGCTGCATCTAACTTAATTGGATGGGGTGGTGCAATTGCAGCTACAGCAATTAGTATAGCTGGAAATATCTATAGTAGACACAGAGAGTCTTTGGCTCAAGTATATGGTGCGTATAGATCTAGAATTGAAGATAGTTTAAAGGAACAAGGTATTGATATTAAGCAATATGCTGAAATTGGTAGAAACCAGTTAAAACAACAAAATCCTAATGTAGATGTTTCTAAGATATCTGATGATGAAATAATAGATAGAGTTATATCTGGAGAAATTAATATTAATGATAAGGCATTAGCAAATGCTAAAAGATCATTAAAAGATGGACTTGAAAGGGTTTATGATAATAACATGGCATTATCTGCTATGGATGTTGCTCAATCTGCTTTAGTATTTGCACCTCTTGGCAAAGCTATGGGTAAAATAATAACAGCTCCAATTAAAACTGCTTTAAATCCATTATTAAAAACAGGTACAAAATTAACTGAAGCTGCAGCAAGCAAATACAATAAGCTTGTAGATGCTTATACTGGGTTTAATGCCAGACTTGCATATAACTCTCCAGTAAAAAATGCTAGTTTACAAGCTGCTAAAGCACTTGGTAGATTAGGTTTCTATGCTACTGGAGAAGCATTTGAAGAAGCTAACCAAGACATATTTGATTATGATTATATTTCTGGTAAGTATGATAAAAAGTCTAGCAGTGTCTTTCAATCCTTAATGGGGTTAGCTGATGCCAACTATCGTACTGCAAAGATATTATCTGGGATAGATACTGAATCAGAATTAGCAAATGATCCTCAATTTTGGAATGATGTAAAAGGTGGTTTTGCATTAGGTTTATACATGGGTGGACCTACAATTGCTTATCATTCTGGGTTAAAGACTTACAAAGACATGACTGCCAACTCTTTTGTAAGAGACGTAGTTGCAGATCACATTGGTAAAAAAGATGCAATGATCAAAGCTATGTCCTACTCTGAGATGGCAAACAAAAAATTAAACTATCAACAAAATGTACTTGATGTACTTGAAAACTACAAGTACAATCTACCAGAAGGTATCACTGAACAAGATTTAAATGATGAGATAGCTACTGCAAATAATATCTTTAGTTTATCTAAATCTAAAGTAAATCAGAACATTGGTAAAACTATTGGATATAATCCTGGAACTACTGAATATAATACTTTAATTGGGTTGCAACACTTGGCAACAATAGATGCACAAGAAGCACTTGACAATGCCAATCAAGCACAAGAAGCAGATAATAATTTCTATACTACTCTGGAAAATGATCAAATGTTAAACCATTATTCTCCAGAAGAAAAGCTTACTGCTGTAGCATTAACTAAATTAAATATTCAAAAGCAAGCGTTAGAACAATTAAAAACAGCACTTGAATCTAAACCAGAAGAAAATCAACAAAAATTTGGTATAACAAATGAATCAAATGCTGTTGGTAGATCTATATCAAAAGAGATACCTAAGATATTAAAAGATATAGATGTTAAATTAAATCAGTTGGCAGAAGGTACTAAATTTAGCCCAAACTTTGTAGCAACTCCTAATTTAGTTGGCAAAGGTGTTGATAGCTATGTTAACACAATGATTGCAAACCACGATCTTCTAATAGCAGAACACAAGATGAATGAAATCTTTGGTAATACTTTGGAAGATGGCAAACTCATAAATTTCAACAATGCTTCTGATGAATCAAAAAAACAAATAGGCAAAAAAATAAAAGAAAGAATTGATAAGTATATAAACAATTCAGATGAGTCATCAAAGATAGTAGAAGAAAATGCAAAAGATGTTGTTGAAACAGAAGCTGCAAAAGAAATGTCTAGAGAAGCAGTTAATCAAAGTGATAATCAACAACCTATTACTAACAACGAAACTCAAGTAGATAATCAAGTAGCTTCTAAAGTAGAACAAGAAAAGGTTGAATCTCCAAAGACTCCTATAATGGATGATAGGGCTACTCCTGACATTGATACTAAGATACCAGTAGCAGAGGTAGAGATAAAGAAAGATGAGGAGTTTCCCAATAAAGGTTTGGAAGAGTTAAGCAAAGAATTTGAAGAAACTTTAGCCAAAGTAAGAGAAAAAAAAGAACCGGAAACAGAAGATACTGAAAGCAAACCTAAATCTAAACCTCAACCAGTTGTTGAAACTCAAGAAGATGAAGAAGATGAAATAGAATTTGAACGAGCTGATGAAAAAGCTTTAATAGATTTTGCAAACTCTGAAGCTGTTTCTGATGAGGAAGATAAGAAAGTATCTGAAACATATAACAATTCTAATCCTGAAGTAACTGAAGAATCTCAAGTAAAATGGGCCCGTAAGAAGATTGCTACAGAATCCACAATGAATAGGAGAACAGATATGGACTCTGAGACTAGAGATTTGGATGAATCTTTAGAAATGGAAGAATTAGTACAAGATAAGGTATCTCATACACTGTTCTTTAATCCTGATGCTACAACGCCTATTTATCCTGGTACCAAGCCAGGCAAGGAATTAGCAGAGAGAATAAAAGATCCAAACTTTTTTAATGATAGTTTCTGTGAGTTTGTTATAAATAAAGATTATACAGAAAAGGGGCATAAACCATATAAAGAAAATGATCCTAGTACATATGATTCTGCATCTATAATAATGTTAATTCATCATGGCACTGGCGATTATGCAATGGCTTTGAAAACTCCTTCTGGAGCTAGAACTTTCTTAGCAGCAAAATTATCTAGCATACCTAAAGAAAGGCTTACAGAAGAGGATATTAATCTTATTAATAATGCTAATGATTTATCTATAGCAGATTTACGTAGATTTAGAAATGCAGTAATTTCTACAATAGAGTCTGCAACAAATGATGAAGCTGTAGTACCTAGCACAATAGTTAGAACTAAAGGAATACCTAATGTTGTTAGAAAAGATGGTAGAGCTGTATTCAGACCAATACACGAAGTAAAAGGCTTACAGATACCAACAGAAATTACTGAGATTACTCCAGAAAATGTAACATTTGGTATAAGTGATGGTATTGTAAAAGATTCTGATATAATAGGAGCTAATGGTGAAATGTTGCCAGGTAAAGGTGGTAGTGGACAATTGTTTATTTATCCACCAAAATCTAGTACTTTATCAAATCAAATGTTGCCATTACAATTAACTCTTCAAAGATTTGACAGGAAGCAAGCTGAGTTTTTAGCTGACTTGTTAATCAATTATGGCACTAATACTAACTCTGAATACAGATATACAGGAGTTATTGCTGGAGAATTAATTGACTTTATGGTTAGATTTGGAGATGCTACCAAAGTAACCACTGCAGATAAAACATTTGATTGGTTAAAAGAAAAGCAATTGTATATTGATGATAAATCCAATCTAATAGTTGGTGAAAAAACATTCAATATTGGTAACTTATCTACTCAGGATAAAAAAGACATAGCTGAAGCATTAATGGGATTCCATTGGCGTGTAGCTAGAAAAAATTTCTTTAGACCAGTAAAAGAGGCATTACCTTCAATATATGATTATTTTAATCATAATTCTATTGACTCACTTGATATTATTCCAGGCGTATCCTTTACTAAGGATGACTTCATTTCTTCTACTCCAGTTTATACTATGGGAGTATTAGAAAAAGCTGGTATAATAAGAAGTGACTTAGATGATCAACTATTCAAAGATTCTTTCGCATATGCTGAAGATGTTCAAAAGATACCAAGAAAAATCAATAATCCTGAAGTAAAAGAAGCTGTTGAAAACAAAGCAGGTTCATTGCCAAATATTCCTAGTATTCCAGAACCACAGACAAATGTTACTGAAGATGTTACAACATCTGAAATTACCACTCAAGATGATTCTTACATAAAGGAAATAACTAATGATGGAGAAATAGATCCTTTGAGCTTGGGTATTGATGAAGATTTTGATGTACCTTTTCGTAAAGTTGCAGGAAATATATCAGAAGTAGTAACTCCAGAAGAAATTCAATGGTTTAGAAATAAATTAGGATTACCAGAAGATTCTTTACATATCGTTGAAGATGCTATTGCACTTGGTGGTAATGAATATGCTATGGGTCTTGTCAGAAAAGATTCTACCATACTGTGGAAAGGTGCAGAACGTGGTACATTGTATCATGAAGCATTCCATAGAGTATCGTTATTAACTATTTCTCCAAAGGAAAGAAAGAAAATTTATGAATTCTATAGAAATAGAACTGGTTTTGTTGGAAGTGATAAACAAGTAGAGGAAGCTTTAGCAGAAGACTTTAGGCAGTATATGCTGAATAAAGTAGATCCTGAATTAAATCTTCTTAAAAGAGCTTGGAAAGCTATTAAGAATTTCATAAGTAAATGGGTTTGGAGAACTGATACCAGCATTGATAATATTTTTAATAGAATCGCTTCTGGTTATTATAATAGATCTAAACAAAATTCAGCTGCTGTAAATGAATTTCTTGCTGCATATAAAGGTGCAGGTGCCCCATTTAAGGTAAGAGGTCATAAATTTAAAAACATTAATAACACACAATTTAAAGAAACTGTAAATTCACTTGTAGGTGCTTTATTTACATTAAATAATGTAAGATTGCGTGATGATTTACAGAATCTTAATTACGGAGTGTTGAAAGCTGCATTAAAACCAGAAATAACAGCAAAGTTAGTTGAAAAAGGAACTATTACTAAGGAGCAAGGGGAAGTTAGAAATGAAATATACAATACATTTGATACTGTATTTAAACCAGAAATTATAAATAAATTAAATGAGTATCAAATAAGAGCAGTGGATAAGCAGGAAAATATTGATGCAGAGATTGATGAGAAAGCAGTTGGTAATGATGTAGGTGATCAGATGGCTAACTACATTCAAGAACAATTGGCTGTTTCAGTTAAAGATAATGCTCTTGTATCTATAAAGATTTTCATTGCAACAATGCCTAGAACAGAATTTGTCATGAAACAAAAAACAAATCCTGATGGCACTGTGACTCAAGTACAAGGTGTTGCTGCAATAAAGAGTCCTGTTACAGGCTTACCTCTAATGGTCGACTTTGATAAATCTTGGAATACAATTATTAATGAAATTCACTCTGAAAACACATTCAAAGGAATGATGGACAAGAGTGCAAAACTTGCTAAAGTAACACCATTATTTAAAACTTTGTATAATGAATTATACAAGATTACGAATGAATATGTACAAAAGAAAGGTATTCAAGAGGACGAAGTTCAAAAAATAGCAAGAGAGAATTTACAAACTCAGTTTAGAAATACATTCCGTAAAGCTAGACACAAGTTAGTTGGTATTTTATCAGAAAAAGTTGAAGATGAAAACGGTAATGAACAAACTAACTTGTATGTTAAAGATGAGAATGCAAATAAAGTATCTAAAAATATATTAGAGGGTTGGAATTACAATTTAATAACAAACAGTGGTGTATTAGATACTTCTGATAACTTATTTAAAGCAAAAGTTAGTGAGTCTGAAGAATTCGTAGCTAGAGAAATCAACAATGAATTCAATAAAATAATAAAGATTGTAGAAAAATACAAAACTACACCTAACAAGAAACTAGTAAATGGTCAAACTTATAAAGAGTATGTACCAGAGAAGTTAATTACTATTAAGAACAAGATAGTTGATTTACTTAATAAAGTTGGAGTAGAAATTGATTTAGAGTCACTAAATTCTTTCCTTACTAAGGAATATTACAATTCAGATCCTACTGAAGCATTAGTTTCAATGTTATCAGATAGATCCAATAAGAGTATATACTTCTTCTTTAATTCCAAAGTAAAGGACTTAGCAAAAATTCAAGAAAGTGGCGTAGTTCCTGGTCAATATAATAGAAGTATTACAAAATATTATGCTGACTCTAAATTCTTAGGAAGACTTGCTGAGACATATGCTATGTTACACCCTTCTTCTGATGAATTATCAGTATTATCTACTGATGGTAAATTGTTGTATCCTATATCAGAACACAATTATTTGTCTGATATGGTTCAAAGATTAGATAATGACCCAGCAACAGTAGAAGCACTTACCAAAGTATTATACAATACTGGTAATAATACCAATCCTAATTACTTCAAGGGTTCTGTATTGTTAACAAATTTATATAATAATGCAGATGCTAAAGGTAAAATAGGATTTGAAACTCTTGTTTATTTTAAAGAACAAGGTAGTGCAGATAAAGGACGTAAGTACACAGAAATATCCCCTCTTGAAGACTATATTGCTAAGATGACATTTACCAGAGCAGGTAGAATTATCTTACCTACTATGGGTGATTCTCAAACATATAATACATTATATGGTACTGCAATAAACAACTTTAAAAATCCATTTGACGTAAGTAATGGTGAAATAAAATTCGATGCTCAAATTCTTAAAAGATTTATTAATTACTTTGAAACTGAATTAGATACCATTGAATTTAATTACAAGAATGAAAATAATTTAACTGAGGAACAAAAAGTAAAGAACTATGATACAGGAAATAGAAATGGTTATAGATTCAGATACTTCAATGGATTCTTTAAATTGAAAGAAAGACCTACGTTAAATGGTATTGAATTTGAAAAAGATTTTTCGAACTTTAACGAAGCATTAGACCTAGCAGAAGATCTTGGTGGTAATGAATATGGAACTTCTATTATTTCTCAAATAAGAAATAATTGGAATAAGTTCAGTAATGCTGAAAAAGCAAATCTAATGAATAACTACCTGTGGGATGCATTTAAAGATGAGTTAAATTATGCACAAGAATTAGGTATAATTAAATGGGATGGTAATAAAATAGCTAGTGTAACGAGTTTAGCATTGCCCCAGAAAGCATTAGAAGAAGCATCTTCACATTATAAAAAATCTGCAACAGTTTCTAATTATAGCGAAAATCTTGGTGCTGCTGAAATGATTGGTAATTATTTTGCCAATACCATTTCTTCAGTAATTGAATTTGAGAAACTTTTTATAAAAGACCCAGCCTACTACAAAAATCCTGTAGATAAAATTAAACGTTTACGTGAGGTATTATCCACTGGTGTTACTCCAAGAATAGACTACGAAGAAGGAAATCCAATGGCAGATCTCACTGAAGTGAACGTAGGTACACTATCAGATAATGTTATCGTAAGTAGACAAGCTGATCAAATTGCAGAGTATGCTAAAAGATCTGCGGCTATACGATTACTTCAGGAAATGCATGACATGACATTAGATGAAGCAATTAGAACTTATGATAGTTCTGAAGCTTTACCCAATGATGTAGAAGATGCAGCTAATCTTATAGTAAGAGATAAATTTGATGGCTATCTTAACCCTAAAGGCAAAGTAAATCAAACTGATGCTACAGTATTAATATCCCCAGAGTTTTACAAAGAATTAGTACGTAGAGTAGATGGCTGGACACCACAAGTAGCAAAAGCATTTGATTTACTTAATGATCCAAATGCAGATCTCGAAGCAGATATGGATACATATGCCGAAGCATTAGCTGTTACATTGAAGCCTTTGAAATTCATGTATTTTGGTGATCACTACGATGTAGGTGCTAAAAGGGATATACCAGTGTTTGATAAGATGGCAATGTTCCCTGTACATCGTATCTTTTCTACTGGGGACATGGGTAAAGTATTGGAAGTTATGCAATCACGTAATATCCATATGCTTGCTTTTGATTCCGCAGTAAAAGTAGGACAAAGGGCTAAAGAAGTTAAATCAAGAATCTATAAAGATAAGACTAATAAAGAAATAGACATGGACAGTTTGATGTCAATGCCTACTCACAAACAGTCTTTAACTAACTTTAGACGCCAGTTAATTACTGATCCTCACCATGCAGAAAGACAAATGTTTGTATCTCAAGCACAAAAAGCTGCCATGGGTAATATCAGAAGTGCATGGAAATATACTACACCAGATGGTAAAGTATATAATGGTGATGAGTTGATTAATAATTTTAACGGTGCTCACAATGCCATTACTGAAGCTGGTAGAAGAGAGATAGAAAGAGATTTTGATATTACTCCAGATAAACCTCAAGTAAGTGTACAAAGATTTGCTGAAATTATGCAACGCAAAGCTTTAAGTTCAAACATGAATGACAATGTTATTAATGGTTTGGATGTTGAAAATGGTGAAACTGTTGCACCAATTTCTGGTTTATCTGATAACTCTTGGATAGAAAGTGGTCTTATATCAATGTTGAATAAGTCAATTGTTGATACTAACTTACCAGGTGGTATGTTTATTCAAATGTCTTCAATATTGTACAATAGAATTGCTGTAACTTCAGACGCACAAAATGAAAGAAAGCTAAGATTTGCAAACACTGATGGTACTATGGATTGTGTTATTTCAATTAACTTATTGAAACACATAATTCCTGATTACGATAAAAAGACTTTCAGTGAAGCTAAAAAGTGGTTGATAGATCATGATATTGTTGGTCCGAATTCTAAAGCTCTTGCAATGGGTTATCGTATCCCTGCTCAAGGTCAAGCATCAACTGCAGCTCTTAAAGTGGTAGATTTGTATCCTGAACAAATTGGTGATACTATTACATTACCTGATGAGTTCACATCTCTTACTGGTTCTGACTTCGATATTGATAAATTATTCGTTGCTAGATATAACTATGATAAGAATGGTAATAGAATCAAATTTGAGACTAAGGAAGATTATACTAATAGACTTAGAGAAGTTGGTTTAGATGACGAAACCATAGTTCGTAAAGTTTATGAAAGATATAATGGTAAAACTGACTTTGAAGCAAATTCAAAAGAAGCAAATGAAAACATGCTTCTTGATATGTATATATCAGTTATTTCTAATCCATTAAACTTTGCAGAAGCCAGACAACCACTGGATACAGTAACAGATTACTTGAAGGATACAATTCTTAAAGAAGTAGATACAATAACCGGTCAAGGTAAACGTACAAGTAAATCTCAATTGTATTATGCTACTCCAACATTCCAAAGTAGAACTAAAGCGGAGTTGAATGGTGGTAAATTTGGTATTGGTCCATTTGCATTAGCAAATGCTCATCAAGTTCTTACTCAATTGGTTAAACTAAGATTTAAACCAAATAAAATTTTAAGAGACTATGGCATAAGCAATTTGTATGGTATCCAGAGTAATGATAGAAATAAGATTAATATCCTTGACTGGTTATCAGCATTAATCAATGCTCATGTGGACGTTGCAAAAGATCCATACATCATTCGATTGAATGTAAGGAAGTTAACATTTAATATGACTAACTTCTTGATAAGATCTGGTAAAGGTGAAAGTACATTCTATTTCTTACCTCAACAAATATTAAAAGACTTTGCAATAGAATACGATAAATACTCTGGCTTTTATAATGTAGATACACAAAATAAAAATCCTGAAAGTCTAGCATATAGAACCATCTGGAATACATATTTTGAGAAAGCAAAATCTTTATCTAAAGGTAAATATGATCAATTTTTAGACTTTTTAAATGATAAAGGTGTAGGTGCTAAACAAAGAGCAAAGATGTTCGATGTCAATTACTTAAAGAAGCAATTGAAAAAAGAAGAAACATTTGATTGGTACTACAATCAGTTGCTCATTATGAAGACTTATCAAGAACTTAATCCGTTCTCAAGATCTTTGTCTGAATTAACTACATTGTCTCAAATTGATACTAAGCGCTTTGGTAATAATTTTGGTTTACAAAGTGCATTCTTGGATAAGTGGAAACAATTCATGGTAGAACAGCAAGTGTTTGAAGATCCTATAAAAGTATTTTCAAATACATTCTTAGGTAAGAAAATGCAAGATGCATTGATATTCCCTAGAATTGCCTTCCAAAATACAATGATTAGACTTACTCCGGAATTTGAAAACTTAAGAACATTAATAGAGTTCTATACTAAAGGTTATGCAATTAGTGATGATACATATATCAACAATATTACCAGAAGTATGGAAGCTACATATAAAGCTGGTTTCTTTAACAAGTATTTAGCTGAAAATGGAATAAAGCTTAGTAGTTTGCTAGGTGGTCCAAATAGTATTTCTAAGAGATTAGATAAAATTAAATCTGATGTAAGAAGTGGTAAATATCCAGATTTATTAAGTAGTGATGGTTCATTTGAAAATGTACTTATTAATAACATCTTTAGTAGACCAAAGGAGGATACCACTGAATTAAATGGTCCTGATTTTATTGCTTACAAACCAAACAAGAGTGGTGACAATAACTTAGAAAATGAAATCATCAGAGCTTGGGAGGAATTGTGGGATAGTGATTATCAGGAAATAAGAGATTTTGCAAAAGATCTTGCATTATATGCTTTCTATACTTCTGGTGATGCATTTGGTAAAAATAACATCTTTAGATATGTACCTAATTCAATCAGAGAAGAAATAGGTTATTTTGATTACATTAGAGATCTAGAACGAAATCCTGATGATGCAGTCAAGGATATTAAAGTATTCCAAGTAATAAAAGACTTATGGTGGAATGATCACGTAGTTCCTACTATTGATTATTATGTATTAGATTCTAGTAGAGAAACTATTGAAGAAGAAGGTAGACCTGTATACAGGGCGTTACCTCACGAAGATAGTGGTTTTACTGTAGTAAACAAGAGAGGAGCAGAAGTACAGATTCCTGGCATCATATATGATAAAAAGTCTCAATCTATAATTTCATTCAATCAAAATGGTCAACCTATATATCCACCATTTAAAAAAGTAAAATTAGATAGAAATAATGATCCTAGAACAACATTCTTATATGAATATATAGGTATTAATGAAGATGAAGCTCCAGTATATCGATTAATTAATAAAAAGGGAATTGCATATAGAGGCAATGTATTAATAGAAAATGGTTGTAGTAAATCAGTTTTAAAGTACAATAATGTTGTACCAAAGGGTTATGAAATTATGCCAGAAGAACCAATAACTTGGGTTACTGATCTTACTCCGGTAAAAGCTAGCTTACAAGCAAAGGCATTTAATCAAGCTGGTGAATTTAACACAGACATGTTTGCTAATATACAGCAAACGGTTAAAACTCAACAAGCAACTGAACCATTATCTTATCAAGAATGGGTTAAAGACTATCAAACTCAAAAAGGTGAAGCTGATGCAGAGGCAGCGTATCAACAGTATTTGGATAATTTTGAATATAGTAAGCCACAAGAAACGCAGGATGTAAATAACTCTGCAAATACTGATAACGATCCTACTAATTTTAATGATCTTTCATCAAGTAAAGCAATAATAAGTAGTGATGCAACAATTCTTACAAATGAAGAATTAAGGAAACTTAAACCTTTTACTAGAGTATCTAAAACTGAACAACCTTCAAAACAATCTAGTACACCTACAAATCTTGCAGAAACGTGGTCTCAAAAGGAAGGATGGTCTACAGAATATTTTAATTCCAAAGTATTACCAAAAATAAATGGAGCATGGCAAATTGAATATGAGTTAGCCCCTGATCAATCTGTTCCAGCTAAATTTAAAGGTAATATGACTTTTGATTATGGAGAACATGGCAGACCAGGGTTAAAATCCAAATCAACTATAGAAGCAGTTAGAAATGGAGAAAGGACAGCAACTACAAGATATGAATCACAAGGGCATTTGGATTATTGGAAACAAGCTCAAGTTGGTGATGTTATTGAATGGAAACGTGGAGATGAGTCTGTAAAAGTTTTAGTTACAAAACCTTTGACTAAATTAAGAACTCCTGATGTCACTCAACAAGATCTATTTGCATCTGAACAACCTTCAGAAACAATATTATTAAATCACTCATATTTTGTAACAAATCCTTCTCAAGTTGTATTTGTTAATGAACAATCATCCGAACAGCTTCCAACCACTGATACTACTAAGGAATTCTTAGATTATGCTAATCAATTTGGTTTTACTGATGAAGCTGCTTTACTTGCAAAAGACTTACCAAAAGCATCAGAAGAAGCTAAGAAAGTAGAAGAAGAGTATGTATTTACGTTTAATGATGGGTTTAAAATCAATTTACCATTCTCATTAAATGATCAACAGAAATCAGCTTTATATGAACTAGAGAAGTTCATTGAAGACTATGGAACTGAAATTACTTTATCTGGTTATGCTGGTACAGGTAAATCCACTATCATTGGTATATTTAGTAAGTGGTTAGATCACAGAATTGGTAGAGGCAACATTGTATATACTGCTCCTACTCATAGAGCAAATGTTATAACTAAACAAAACAATCCTAATGCTAATGCGTATACGCTTTCTGCTCTATTTGGATTTACTCCGGATACAGATATAGCAATGGAGCAAGGTTCATTGGATTTAAGAGAACTAGAGTTTAGATCTAAGAATCAAGTGAAATATGAACCAGGTCAATTAATTATTATTGATGAAGCTTCAATGGTGCAAGACGGTTTGTATGAATACATTCAGAAAATCGTAGCTAAAGATGGTATTAGTGTGATATATGTTGGGGATTCTGCACAATTAAGACCTGTAAAATCAGATCATATTTCTAAAGTATTTACATCTGATGGAGTACCTCAAATAACTTTAACCAAAGTAGAAAGAACGGGTGATAATCCTATTTTAAAAGAAGCCACCAGACTTAGACGAGGTGAAGGATTGAGTTACCAAACTGATATAAATGATAAAGGTCAAGGAGTATTGTACACTTCGGATGGTGCAACTATAGATGAAAACTTAAAACAAATTGTAACTTCTGAAGAGTTCAATGCTGATCCTTTACATTTTAGAGTTTTAACTGCTACAAATGCTGCAGTATCTGCGTATAATTCAAAGATTAGATCTTTAAGATACGGAAAATTTGCTAAACCCTTTGTAAAAGGTGATATTATAATGGGTTATTCTAACAAACTTAGAAAGCCTGATGGATCTTATAAATTAGTAAACTCTGGGGATTATGTAATTCAAAATATAACAGACACTACTGTCAAGTTTAAAACTGATAAAGGTGATATAGAATTTAAAGCATTCAAATTATCAATTAGACCTACTGGCAGTACTATTATGGATGACTTCCAGATTACTGTAATTGATAAAAATGAACCAGATTCTAAGCTATTTGAAATAGTAGAATATAAAGACAGATTGTGGAGAATGGCTAAAGAAGCTAAACAGAATAAGCAAATATCTAAATATAGAGATTTGGTTCAAATGGCGTTTAACATTGATAATGAATTAAACATTACCAAGAATTTAGAAGACAATCAAGGTAGGTTAAAAATTAGAAAAGCAATTGATTATGGGTACGCACAAACTGTTTGGAAATCACAAGGTAGTACGTACAGTAAAGTTTTAATACTCTCCAATGAAATTGATACGTTTGGTTATGGTAAAGATGTAATGCAATTAAGAAACGAGTTGAGATATGTAGCTGTGTCACGTGCTAAAAATTTTGTTATAATAAATTCAGAAGCAGAGAATAAGAAGAAAGTTTCTATGCGAAATGAAATAGCCGAAGAAGATTTATTAGACGATATAGAATTTGAACCAGCTACAGAAGAACAAGCAATAAATGCATCTTTGCAGGATTCAATTGATGAGTTAACAGCAAACGGATATGATGGAGTTATTCCAAATATTAGTTCTGGAAAGACAATAAAAGAAAACTACGAGATAATTGCTAAAGAACCTAATCAAATTAAATCAATAGATAATCAAGGTACATTCTCTACTCAGGATAATAATATTTATAATCAGAAAGCTGCCACTCAAAAAGCTACTGGTAGAAATAAGGAATTAGCTTTATTATTGCAAGAACTGTATCCCAATATTGAAATAGCTGCATTAGCAGATCCTAATCTTAGGGGTCAAGCTCAAGTAGAAGGGTACATGGCTGGTAGAGTCTTACTAAACACGTTGTTAGAAAATCAAGACACATTACCTCATGAATATGCTCACCATTATATTGCTTGGTTTAGAAACGCCCCTATTGTGCAAAGAGGTATAAAACAATTTGGTAGTGAAGAATCCTTAGTACAAGCTATTGGTGAAAACTCTGTTAAAGCTTTAAAATGGTATAATAGATTCTTCAATTGGGTAAAAGGGTTATTTAATGAAAAACAAGACACTTTAAACGAAATCACAAAAGCGTTTTTATCTGGTCACATATTGGATAACTCTTATTTCTTTGGTAAAGAAATACACAATCAAAAAGTTGCTAAGATTCCGGAAGCTGTAAACAAAGTCTATGATAAGTTAATGGAATCTATTAAGCGAAGAATAAAAGACATCCAATATGCAAAATATAGTGACAGTAAGAAAGTAGATGAATTAAGAGCATTAGAGTTCAAATTAAATCAATTAGAGAATGACCAAGCTACTTTTGAATTTGTAGATTACATGGCAAGTGATATAATATCTGCATTAAATGAAATAAAAGCTTTACAAACCAAAGTAAATGAAAACCAAAAGTACAATAACCCGCTAGATATAACTTCTGCAGAATTAGATATGATAAAGAAAGGTTATATTGGTTTTTATGGTAACATTGCTACTAATGTCCAGAACATGTTGGATGATGAATCTACGTTTGACTATTTAAATGATCCTCAATTAGTTGAGGATACAAAACAAAACTTAAAAAGGACTGTAGGTGACTACTATGAATTAGTAAGAAACTATAACAATTTAGCAGACATTGTTGCTAAAGATAATTTTATTAGAGAAGCAACTAAAGCCGGTTCATTTACTATAGATCATCTTAAAAAAATATTAGATGAAGGTGATGTGGATATAAATCTATGGGATCAGTGGGCAGGTAATACACAATATTCTAATAGTGAGTTAGTACGTATAATTCTTAACAAGATAGTTAATACTAAAAATAATGTTGCTGAAAAAGAACTAGAAGTAGGTAAAGAGCTTGTAGAAATACTATCACATGTAGATAAATCTAAGTTAGCTTATATGCATGAAAAAAATAAAGATGGTCATAAAACAGGCTTTATAACAAGAGACTTAAATTACGGTCAACACTATCAAGATTACTTGGAACATCAAAAAAAGTTAGCCGAAAAGTTAGGATTTGGAGATAAAGATATTGCTGAAGTGCCTGGTTTATTGAATCCAGAGCAACTAAAGAAATGGAATAAAGCAAATAATGATTGGGAAGCTAAACATACGATTCGTAAGTTTACTCCAGAGTATTACGAGCTAACTAACAGTCTTAGTGAAGAAGCAAGATCTCGTAGAGATTCCATAAATATGGAAATAAATCTATTGTTAAGTACCACCGTTGATAAGAACGGAGATTACCACAGAGAAGATTTATCCGATGAAGATTATCTAAAATTACAAGAGTTAGAAACTAGACGTAGAAATTTAGCTAATCCATATTATCCAGATGGTTCAGTAAAAGTTGGATTAGATAAAGAAATAGCAATAGAAATGAGAGAGTATAATGAAAAATTAAGAGAGAAATTACATTATACTCCAAATATGGAAAAGTTTAATAAAGCTCTACAAAAGGCAAAGAAAAATTTAAGTCCAGAAAAATTTGCTAAGTGGGAGCAACGCAACACGGTTGATCAAATAATTGAAGAATTCTGGGACGATATTAAAACTCTTTCATCAAACGCAAATAAATCTGATGATCAAATACTATATGAAACGGCTAGAAAGAACATGTTAAGACTTTACACCAGAGAAGATGGTAAAGTAGATGTTGATAGCATGCCTGACCAAGTAAAGTCGTGGATTAATACTTATGATGAATTGATTTCTGAGGAAAGTTTGAAAACTCGTGATAAATCAAAGAAATCCAAAGTAATGGACATAGCTGAATGGGAAGTAAACCCTAGATTCTATGAAGAATTAGAAAGAGTTGAAAAATTAGGTCAAGCTGAATATAATGCGTGGGTTTCTATAAATGCTAGATATGACTATGAAGGAAATCTTGTACCAGCTTCCTTTTGGAAGAAATTAGTTCCAAAGAAAGAGTTAAGATCTAAATACATGCGCAAAGTACCTAACAGATCTTGGTCTGAAATCGATAAAGAATCACCTTTCTACGATAAAAGATTTACTAAATATGCAGATCGTGGAGAAACAAGAATTCCAAATCCTGAATTGTATGACAACAGTGCAAATTATCGTAAAATAACTTCTGATTCAAACTTAAAAAAGCTTTACGATAAACTTGTTGATGTAATGGAATTATCAAATTCTAAGATTCAATTCTTAAAGTATGAAAATAAATATAGACTACCACAAATAGAAGGTGGGGCATGGACACAAATCCGAAGTAAGGACAATATTTTAAAGGGGTTAGCGTATGCAATAGAAGATACTTACACCGTAAAGGATGATGATAATGCATATATGTTGGAAAATGCCAAACGATCTGATGGGTCACTTGTTAAACTTATACCTACTAGGTATATTAAGATGTTATCAAATCCAGACGCTTTAACAAACGATATAGTAGGATCTGTCATTGCTTATTACAAAATGGCAGAAAACTATGAACAAATGAGTGAAATTGCTCCAGAATTAGAAGTAGCTCTTGATTTTGTTAGTCGTACAGATTTTACCGATAAGAAGGGTGGTAGAATACAAGGTTTGGAAAGTAAGACATATGATAAATTAAAATCTGTACTAGATCAATTGGTATATGGTATGGAAAAGAATGCATTAGAATTAGATGTTCCTTTACCAAAAGGCAAACATGTGACAGTAAGTGTTGGTAAGTTAGCTGCTAATTTAGCTGCATACACTAGAATACAAGGCATATCTCAAAATATGAATGTGATTCTTACTGGTCTTATTACAAACAAAATACAAAATAGACTCGAAGCAATTTCTGGTATATACTTTGGAAATAAGGAACTTGCACAAGCAACAAAATTAATCATACCGTCATATGCGAATGCAATAAAGAACATAGGTCATTCAAACAACAAAGACAAGGTTCTATGTTATATGGAGTATTTAGGTGTAGTAAGAGAAAATGCTCAAACCTTTAGTAAACTTAATCAATCTAGATTTTTAAGAGCATTAAATCAACACTTTTGGTATTTTGGACATGAAATGTCGGATTATGTAACAAAAGGTAAAATGGCATTGGCAATTGGTCTATACTATAAATATGATCCTGAATCTGGTAAATTCTTAAATAAAAACGAATTCCTAAGAAGATTTAAGAGTAAAAAGGAAGGCAATGCCAAATGGAATACTCTAAGTGTAACTTTTTATGATGCATTTGAAGTTAAAAACAACAAACTAGTAATAAAACCAGAGTACGCTAAATCTCTCGATGAAGCTACTATAAACAAAGTTAGAAATACGGCAAAACAAGTAGGTACCAGAATTGACACGCAATTAACAGACTTGGATAGAAGTAAATTACATGCAACTGTAATTGGACAATTATTACTTATCTTCCGTAACTTTATTTTGGTTAACTTACAAACTAAGTTCTTAACTAAACGTCAATTTAACTATTCTACAGGCATGTGGAGCGAAGCTCAAGTACCAGCTGCAGTTAAATATGTATATAGACATTACTTTAATCAGAATAAAATAGATCAATTAAAGGAACTATATCAAAATCATTATGATGAATTGGACGATTTCGAAAAAGGATGTCTTAAAAGAGTTACTTATGAAGTTTTATTTTCCACAGTAGGTTTTATGATCATTTCTTCTTTAGTAAGAGCGATGGCAGATGATGACAAACGTAATTGGTGGAAACAAGAAGCAGCGTATCTTACTCTAAGAGCTTCATTAGAGACACGTGGTAACATATTACCTATTGAAGTAATTAACTTACTTAATACTCCTACTGCTGCATGGTCTACTTTACAATATTGGGGTGACTTAACTACAATGATGTTGAATGATCCTACACAGGAGATAAAAAAAGGTCCATACAAGGGTATGAACCGATTCCAACGATCCTTAATTAAGGCCACTCCTTTAAGAAGTATATGGGAAGCACAAGATCCAAGATCAAAAATGGAGTATTACGATAACATGATTTCAATATTTAACTTTTAAAGCCACAAAAATTTTAACGGCCATTACAATAAAGCCCCTTCAGTTTTTACTGTTGGGGCTTTTCTATATTTTAAATCTTGTAATTTTAAATCTTGTAGTGATATACTTTCACCTACCGGTTTTGTTACTTTTGCAAGAGGATTAAATAGGTATTCATGAACTTTACTATCAACACTAATATTCCAAAAATTTAATATTTGTAATTTAGCTTGATATCCTAAGCGTTCATATAAACCAAGATCTATCTTGTTTACTATGGAATGAATTGAATAAGCCTTATTAAAGGCAAAAACTCTATAATTAATTCTATCTATTGTTAAAGTATAATCACAATAATATAGTCTATGTTTCTTTAATCTCTCTATTAAGTAAGTTTTAGTATTATGAAATACTAAAAAAATATGATTTGAAAGTAATGGGTTATTCATATCACTTGTGTACATATTTACAAACTCACTATTTTTCAAATCATATTTTGTAAAGGTATCATAAAATATTTGAGGAAGTGAAAATATACTATGTTTTGTATATTTATTAATAATCATAGTAGTTCTGCTCCATCTCCTTCATAATATTCTTTTATATGATCCCATAAGTCATTATCTTTGTGCCAAGCTATGCGTTTAATAGCATCTTCAATAACACACACTTTGGCTTCAATGTATTGATTTTCAATATTAAAAACCTTTACTTCATAACCGTCATGACTTTGAACAGCTATTATATATGTTTCTCGTGTATATTCTTCTAAATCTAGTTTTAATTCATTTTTAAAATACCAATAAATTGCAAACCAGTAATAAGCTAATTGTCTACAATAGTCAAATTCTTCTATAGAATGTCTGAAATTGTATACATCAGCTGTAGTTTTAATATCAACGAGTATTACTTTCTTATTTGTATGATCAATCATTACTCTATCGAGTAAAGATTTACAAGGGAAGTCTCCTAACTTAGAAGCATTTGGAAATTCCCAATTTATATGAAATTCATTATGAACTTCAAACGTTTTTGGATAAGCAAATAAAATCTCATTTGCTTTTTTATGCTCTTGCATATTTTGCTTTATGGTCTTTAGAAGAGCCAAATCAGCAAAAGAAATAACTTTCTTACTATCTTTATTTCTAAAGTATTCAATGTAGTTTTTATATAATTCTACTAGTTCTCTTGCTTCTTGAATTCTTTTATCGATAGATTTATTATTACTATAAGCTGCATTATAACTCATTAATAATATATCTTCTTCAGTAGCAAAAGGATCGGTTAATCTTGCAGTAGAATAAAATTCTAGAAGATCTTTTTGTTGTTTTACTTTAGGTACTGCAAAATCTAAAATAATATAATCATTCCAGAATTCTTCTGGTTGAAGAATATATTCATGAATCATAGTTCCTTTATCTAAGAAACTTGCTTTTAATCCTTCAATTTTTCCATCTAGCATATCCTTTAGATATCGGGGTCCCTTTTTTAGGAACCATCCGATATTTGAATTGGATATTCTAGACATATCCTCATAATAAGGTATACTTATATCCATAATTACTCTTCTAATTTACTTAAACGATCTGCTTCCATTAACTCATTAACGAATGCAATGTCATTTAGTTCATCTGCTTCAAAGTAAATATCTTGTTCAGTCTGAGACATTACTTCATTATTCATATTTTGCTCGTCTAATTGTAAGTTAACTAATTCGTAATTCTTCATAATCGTAAATTTTAAGTTATAGTTCAAATGTTAATGGTTTAAAATAAATCGAATAAGATTCATCGAGTATACTTACGTTTGCTACACGTACATTAGTCCATTCTGTATCTTCTTGAAATACATAATCGTATACAGGACATGCTGTAATATTATGATTCCCAGTATGAACATGCCCACATAGAGCATACTTTGGCTTTTTTCGTTTAATCTCGTCAGTTAGTGCAGCACAACAATACTGTATTTCAGTTCCATTGTCATGGGTAGTTCCTACTTCTGCAAGATTAGATGCTTCGTGAGTCATTAATATGTCTAAGTCTTTTGGTATCTTTTCATATTTCTTAACTAATTCAGCATGATTAGCCATAAATGCCCATGGTCCACATTGTTTACACCAAGGTGTTCCATAGATTTTATACCATTTGTCGTCAGTACTATTATATACTTTTGTTTCTCCATCAATCAATATAGTTAACTTATTAAATAAGTAAGTATTTGGTTGAGTAATCATCTTTTCAAACCAAAAATCATGATTACCTGGAGTAAGTATAATAGTAGGGCAATCTATCTTCATTATCCATTCTTGAAATTCATTAAATATCCATTTTGTCATTTGGATATAATCTCTTTGAATATCTAATGGAGATATATCACCACATATTAATAACAGATCACATGGTTCTATATCAATAAGGTTACCATGTAAATCACTAATTGCTGTTACTTTCATTTAGTTTCAATTTTTGTACTCTATCTTCGTGCTCTTTTAACATTTCATTGCATTTATCTCTTAAACATTCTACAAAGTAGAGATTTTCATGTCCTTCAAATTGTTTAAAAAACTGATCTGCAGCTTCTTTGTATATGTTTATATTATGATTTTGTTTATAATATTCTTCGTGATCACTTAGAATTATATCCTCAAAATCATCATTAGATTTTTCAAAGATATGCATTAATATCGCAGTTCGATGAGATATCTGTATGAACTTTCTTTTATAGTTCTTGAATTCGTCTAATACATTCATCAGTTTCCTTATGATTATGTACTACAAACAACTTATACTTCTCAGCTAATCCTTTATTTAATAATGACCACATAAACCATTTCCATTTATATGGCCATACATCGTTAGGTCTTCCTTTAGCCTCTATGATAAAATTATCTCCAACAAAATCTGGAGTATAAGTTATTGCTCGGATCTTTTTACCACAAAAAGTAAATGCTGGTATTAATTCAAACTTAATAGGCTCATATTCTGCTTTGAGATTATGAGCCTTTAATTGTTTATAAACATATGTTTCAAGTTTACTTTTAAATTCAATACCATCATATATATTTGGTGTGGCATTTTTAACTTTCTGATTTGTCGTTTTCTTTCTTTTTGTTTTTCTTTGCTTCATAACGATCAATATATGTACAAAGTATACTTCCACAAAGATTTCCAATAAAACTAATCAGAATTAATTGTAACCATGTTAGACCTGGTGTACTATTTAACCATTCCATGTTCATTGTCTTTTTCTATTTTTGTAAAATGATTTGCAAGTTTTTCTAAAGATATTAGATCATAATTAGCTAGATTTCCGTCTATACCAACATCTACTCTTAATTCTTTAGAATCTGTATTTATTTGATCTACTTTTCCATGACAATGACCGTGTATCATAACAGATCCTTTATCTTTGTGTTCCCAACTTAACATTGGAAAATGGCACATTATTACTTCTAGATCTTTATGTAAGAAATTATATACAGATTTCTTAAATTTAATATTCTTGATCTGAGTAATATGATTGAAATAGCATTTTAAATGATCTGGTACTTTATCATGATTACCAAGTATTAGTACTTTGTTACCATTTAATCTTTGAAATAGTTTTCTTTTATCTTCTACTTCACCAAATGCAAGATCACCTAAAATATATACAGTATCTTTCTTGTTTACTCTAGAATTCCATAACTGTATCATAGCTTCTTTAGCTTTTTCAACAGTACTTCCAAATATCTCTTTTCGCTTAGGATGAAATTCTAATATACGATCATGAAAGAAATGTAAATCTGAAGTAAACCATATCATAATGTTATTGTATAAATGATAATAATGTTATATACTTACGATCAGGTTTATTAGAAAATTTACCATATCCTCCATAACAAATTTCTTTTACTTCTTCTTGATCTGATCCATTTAAACTAATCTCGATAGGTAAATCTCCATATTCATCTATCAAGTTCTGAATTTGTTTAATTACTTCTGATCCTAACATATTAACTTAATGTTTCTTTTAGCCAATTTTTAATTACTTCCAATCCATTATTCTTAATAGCATCGGATATATCTTTACTTTGGAATTTCTTATGTACTAAGAATCCATTTAAACCTGTTTTAAGGCTTATCTTACGCATATTTTTAACTCCAGGAACGTCTCTATCAAAACATATTAAAATACGCTTAAATCGAAGTTTAAGTGCATCTATAACATCTGGAGTAAGAAATGTGCTTTCTGAAGCTGGTGATATCGCAGTATAACCCATTTCATATAAACACATGACATCTTTCATAGACTTAGTAATAATTAGTAAATCACCTTTTTTAGGTAATTGTTCATACCCCTGAATATCATATGGAGTTAAATTATTACGCCATTTAATATATTTATCTGCTAAAGGTCTATAAATCTTGAATCTATCATATACTTTATATGCATACATAGGATTATTTTCCTTATACACTCCCTTTACTACACCATCACATAAATAATATTTTATACTACTTACACCAAATTTCTTTAAAGTCTTTAGAGAAATTCCAAATTGTGACCAATATTGTTTATCTATATCTGTCCAGTCTTGTCTAACTACTCCGATAACTGTTTCAGTAGATTTCTCTACTTCTTTATTACTATGCAATACTGTATTATTAGTAATTTGCATATCTTTTACTATTTGATTTAGTAGATCATTATAATTAGTTATACCAGTATATAACTCTACGAATTTGATTATATCTCCGCATTCTCCATTACCATGATCTTTAAATAGTAATTTTCCAGTCTTCTTACTTCGGAATATTCCAAATGAAGGATTCTTATCCTTTCTGAATGGACTATTATAAATAAATCCAACTTTAAATTGTCCTAGATATCTAGCATAAATATCATATTCTGTGACTTTTGATAAGATATAATCCAAAGTAATAGGATTATCTTGTTTTTTAATTCTTTTAGAGTCATACATATGATATAAATTTATAAGTGAAGAGTAGCGGACTCGAACCGCTCCATTTAAATACATGCTAGTTAGCATTTGTATTAGGTCCATTCACACATCTGCTTCTACCTCCACCCACCGTACGCCGACCGCAAAGCAGCCCGCCTACTTGAAGATATATGTGCTTACTCTTCTCCACCTTTAAAATACCCCCTGTGTGGTCAGTGCCAGCCTACGATCTGGTATGCTTACATGATAAAATCAGAGGCTGCTAGCTTCGTTCTATTGCGCAAATAGAATTTATATTTTTAAAATGGCAATCCGTTAGGATCGGCATTGTTTGTATTATCTAAAGTTCCATCTACTACGGTAAATGAATTATTAGATAATAGTGGATTTGGATTCGATTGTTCAAAATCAGCAATTACTGGTTTCTCAAATTGATCAATATTCAACTTGACAATAACAGACTCATTTTTATCAACAATCGTCATCGGTTCAATAAATCTATATTTTGCATACTTCGGTAGAGTAGTATAACCACTATTATTATATACTACTTTAATACGAAGCAATGTAGACTTATCTGCATTGTTAAGCTTTTCAGCTACCCAAGTAATAAACTCCTTAAAGCTTTCGCCATTAAAGACTCTATCTTCAGGATTTGGATAATAGCATTCAAGAATCTGGTCAATTCTTGCAAACTGATTATCACATTTTCTTTGCAAATCTTCATCGGACATATTGTCTGATTTAGACGGTTCCCACTCTGTATGAGTCATAAATTTACCATCTTTTGCAACGAATTTAAACTCAATAAAATTATTACCATTAAGAGACTTATCTACTCTAATTGATTCTAATACTACATTGTCATGGATACCAGCTGCTAAATATGCAATATCTTTTTTCTGGATAGCTTGTGCTCTTTGTGAACTATAAATCATCTTCTTCTATGTTTTGGTTATTCTTGGTCTGGCAAATAAATTTTATCCCAATATACTGAGATTTTTCCTTCGTCATCACTTTCTGCGATAACAATATTTTGACCTCTTAGGTGTGGAGCTCTTGCTTCAATAGTAATATTCTCCCCACCTTTAAAGGATGCAATGGTTTGGTTCTTCTTTCTAGAAATATATGCGATAGCATCTGCTTCTCCACATATTATATTACTTAACTTTCCAGCTAAGTCTAATTCCATTTCTGAAAGTTCTTCACCATCTTTGTTTACAAGTTTATCCTTAGTATGACCTATCAGGATAAAATTTTCGCAAAGTTCTCTAAACATATCTAATACTTTACGTACGGCTTGTCTTACATAAAACCAGCCACCGCCTTGCGGCAGTAATCGTACGTCTCCTTTATAACTCTTCCCCATCGGAGTTTGATTATATAAAGTGAGAGCATATGATAACGTAATTTCTTCCAAACGTGTTGCGTTATCGATCGTGATATATTTGTAGAAATATCCATTACATTCTTTATTCTTTTGTCTAATGGCATTAGCTATTTCACCTAAATCATTAATATTTCTAGCTTGTACTGCTAAGCAATCAATAAATTCAGATCCACCCTCTAGATCGACAATTAAATTATTTTCTAAATGAGCTGCTAATGTTGTTTTACCAGATTTCGGTTTACCAAAAAAGATAAGAAATCTTGGATTTCTCACCTTTGCTTTAATTTTCTCAGTAGGTAATACTATCATAATGTTAGTTTATCTACTTCTCAGAAAACTTTGAAAGAATTTGATATAGTTTGAAAAATTTTGTAAAATTCTGAAAAGATTTGTTATAAGTTAGTTACGCTGCAATTTCTAATGAATTAATGTTCATTGAGATATTGTAAAGAATAATACGATCCTTCTTAGGAAGATCATTAAAGAATGACGAACTTGTAAACTTCGGAATCAATCGAGAACCTACTTGAATATAATTACCATGGATTTTAACAGGAATGTTTCCAATCTTAAAATCATAAGAAGGGTTCTCTGTGTAGTAAATATAATCAAACAAGCGAGAAGCCGCTTTGTTCCACTCTAGATTCAATGCTTCCGGAGTAATATCCAAAATTGTATAATTCTCATACGGAGCATTATCCAATGTCAGAATTGTATACTTGTTATCATTCTTGTTAGCCCATGGGAAAATAGATTTAATCTTATCCAAAATGCTAATCGTATAATCACTCTTCTTAGAAGAAGTAGTTGTCGTAAAATACTTACTCAAATCAATCGTATAGTCAAGATTTGTGTTACTTTTTGCCGTATTGTTTACTGTATTATATTTGTATGTCATAATTCGCCTTTATTTTAACCAAGATTAATAAAAAATCTTATCTATAACTCAATTAGGTTGTTATATTTCAGGTCATTCTCAAATTCAAGTATTGCCAATTCTCCTTCTCTTACTTTAAGAAAATGGAGATATACTTTATTTTGTACAGGTAGTCGTTGAGGACCATAAGCGGTGATACCTAAAGTTTCAGGTCGAGATAAAACCGCTATAACATCACTTCCTTGAAATACAGAATCAGATGATGATAAATCGCTTCGCATAGGATAGTGACTCGATGGATTATTAATTCTATCAATATTTTCTATATTACGATTCATCTGAGATAATTGTATGATACTTGTCATACCAACTTTCTTTGCTTTGATAAATACTCTTTCAAGTTCAGATATAATCATTCTTTCATCTTTATAGTTATCACTATTTACTAATAAAGTATGATCTAAAATGACTATTAACCATTTATCCTTAGCAATCGTATTTTGAAAATATGTAATTGTATCGTCTATCTTTTGTACTGTAGCTGCATCGTCCACATAATATATTGGATAATCTTTTAAAGATTCTGCAGTCTCCTCAACTAAGTTAAGTTCTTTATTAGAAAGATCTTCTGATGTTGAGTACAATTGTGTAGTTGTTTGACGCAACTTATTAGATAGTTTTCTTCCTACTTGTGCACGGCTAAGCATCTCAAATGAGAAAGAAAGTACGACCAATTCCTTGTTAGAATTAAGTTCAATTAAATCAGTTTCAAGCGTATTTACAAACGAAGACTTACCAGTTCCTGATGCTCCTACAATTGTATAAACACAACCAGGTTCAATCCCACCACAACACATTTCATTGAATTTATTCCATCTACTTTTAAGTGGTTCAATTTCATGATTTTTACGTCTTCGTATATATGTAACAGCTTCACTTACAGCTGTAGATATATGTTTAAACGGTAGTGGATTAACGTAATTTTGTTCCATACAACATAGTAGTTTCAGATTGGTTAATATTCATTTGCTCTTCAATTAATTCCCATTCATGTGAAGTAAGCCATTTCCACATAGTTTTCATATAACCAAGCTTACCAGTCATTGCTTTATCGGAAAGCTCAAAATTCAAAGCGGTTATGATTCTATTGTGAAGATCAGGGTTGCCTTTAACTAGTTTGTTATAATAATCTCTACATTTCTTAACATTACTTCTAAGAAAGCCTTTAGTTCCATCTGGTCTACTAACCATTATTGGATATAATGTATAAAATTGCTCAAAAAGTACGTCTTTAGGAGTCAATTTGTCTACTAATTCCTTAGTAGGTTTATACACTAACTTTTTACTATCATCTTTCTTCTGAATAAGATTTCTGTCGATTAAGTCTTGTATTTCACTATCACTGACCAGGCGAATAAGTGGTGTGATACCTTGATGGGATTTTTGATTCTTATCTAATACAAGACTTAAAAATACTAACTGATTAATTGATATATTGTCTATTATTTCTAATAAACTTGTATCTAGTTCAATGATCATGCTCTTAAAAATTTTAAAAGCTTGTCAAAGATTTGTTATTTTCTGCCAATTTTTGTTAAAAGTTAAACAAGCTCAACTGTCTAGGTTTTAATTGTTCAATCACTTTAACACATTGAGTAATATAATATTGATAATCAACATCATATATACTCTGGAATGTTTCTCCTTGAGAATATTTCCATTGAAGATCTTCATCAGAATATAATCGATTATGAAGTTTTACTCCATGACCTTTTAGCATATTATGATATGATCTTTTTCCAGTTTCATCTAATTTCCATTTCCATAAGTAATATCCACTATTACTAACGTAAAATCGATTAGTTCTCTGTTGAATTTGTTCATTATACTCAACTGTCCACTGTTTACCAGTCTTCTCAGCTTGTAAGAATTTACGTATATCTCTACATGATTTAATTGTATCTTCTACTGGAGTATTATAAACAAAATAGTTAATAATTGCTTCGGGTATTATTTTAGGTTGTAATCCTCTTCCTAATTCAATATCAGTCAGAAAGAATCCTTTCTTCTTAATATTTCCATCAGATTCTACTCCAAAATAATCATTTATTGCTAACTGATAAAATGAAGTAAATTGTTCTGTTTCTAGAGTAAGCTTAGTAAGCTCTTCCCATTCTTTTAGTACTTGTTGTAATTTATCATATTTGTCCTTTTTTATCTTATATAAGATACCATCAGTATTAATCTGATATAACTTACATCCTAGATCTAAAAGTCTCTCAGCAAGCATTAAAAGTAGCAATTGACCGTTAATTCGTACTTGCATAATAGAAAATGGTGCATATAACCAAGATACTTCTTGTTGCATTTTCCCAGTTACTCCATTAAGCATATACTTATACGTTTCATTTTTATTTTTTTGTTTTGTTCTCTTAAATTCTAGTCTTTCCTGAATAATTTCAGGATATACCTCTTTAAGAATGGATTTTAATTTGGGTGGATATAGTTCATATACTGCAATTAAACTTGGGTATAGTGAATTAACATCAGAATCTAATAATAATTCATCTTCATTACATTTAATTGAACAGCAACCATTGTCACCATGTATACCTCCGACTCCAATAGTTACTTCCATTCCACCAAATATAAAAGTATTAATATAACCTTTTCTACCTGGAGACACATTGTGTTGATTTTTCATATCTTGCAATGCTTTCTGAAGTACTGGAGTATTAAACTTTATAAAAGGAAATATAACTTTTTCTAGATCTATACGATCCATAGGAGATTTCATATTCTCTAACTGATCTCTAGTGAAACCAGATTTTTGCATTACCTTTAATTGTAATAATTTATCTCCTAAATTTACTCTATCCAGACTTAAACATGGTAATCCAAAATCTCTTTCAGTTTCTACTCGTATATCTAATAGTTTTTCACATCGATATAAAAGTTCTTCAGTAGATTCCACATCATTAATATTATATGATATTAATCTATCCATATCCTTCTCTGGGAGATCTTGTTTCCAATCGACTACAAATTCTTCTACATTTTTGTATTGCATAGTTACTTGCATCTCTTTTAAAGATACACGTAATGCTTTAGAGAACAACATTGTTAATAAGTCAATTGATAGAAAATTCTTAGTATATTTATACTCTTTCCATAATTCAAAATTAGAGTTTTTGTCTATTACAATTTGACTCATTCTGAATATAGATTCTGTTATTTCTCTTGTACTGAAAAACTCAAAATATCTTTTTCTATATAATGAGAAGATATAATTCAATACTGGATTATCATAGTGATGATTATTATAACCAACAAAATAACAATCCTGAGTAAAGTAATCAAGGAGATCTTGAATATCTACTTTTCTAGAAGATATTTCAAATACTTTAATTACTCCTGTTTCTGTATTCTTACAAGTACAAGTAAATATGTTCTTAAGAACTTCAATATCAAAGACTATACAGGTTTTGTCTTTAATTTTCATAGCTATAATTTGTGTAACACGTCTTGGATTCGAACCAAGTTCCTATATAAGCGCTTATATAGACTACCAACTTTTCCCTTATAGTTTCGGATTATTTACGTGTTATTGTGCGTTGAACAGACGCACCCCTGTTTCATAGACGAATATCAGCTTACGCTGCAGTTTTATCCTGTTTTTGTAAACGAGTGATAGTAACTCCGTCAATCTCTCGATATTTAGAGTTAACCATCTCCATGATACATACTTCAGGATTATCTGAATCATAAATAAAGTATCCTACCACTTTATCAGATTCTTTTTCCATCATTTTGTTGAAAGAATATTTTACGATATCCTTTAACTTATCTGGAAGACAGACAATAGCACCAACTCTATCTCCAGTAAGAGATGGTTGATCAATATATTGGGTTCTCACAATATAACGATGTTTACTACTATCTTGTTTTTTTGGTTGTTCGACAATAGGTCGAATCTCCACTTTGTTCTTTACTTTGGGTAATTGTATACCACCCTTAGAAAGGTACATTTGACGTCGTTCAAGTTTCTTTTTATTACGACGTTCTTGTGCCAGTTTAAAATGCTCAAGATCTTTTAATGTCTTTTGTTTCTGAGTAAGTTCTACTCGTTGAAGTTTCTCCATACGAGCTTTACGTTTCTCAGCAAGCATACTTAAACGCTCTTGCTCTGATTTAGCTCTTTTCTCCTGCCGTGCTTGATACGCTTTAGGATCTGCTGCAATTTCAGAAGCTTGTCTTTGCATTTCTGCTTTATAGGCTAAATAACCAGCTTTTCTAGCTTCTGCTGCTATTTTTTCTCTCTCTTCTTTTGTTGTATGTTTTATTTTATCCTTAATTTCCTTATGATGAATAAGCTTAATTGCACGCTTTTTATTACGTTCAATTCGCTCTTCCTTAGTAAGTTTCTGTCGCTTAGGATAAAAGTCTTCAAACTTTGTTTCCATAGCAATCATTTTTTCATCATGTTTTTTCTCGATCTCTTTATCGATAGCTTTTTGCTTTTTAGAAGTGTCCTTAGTAGGAATACTAGCATGAATCTGGATAAGCTTCTTTGCTTTTTCTTCCCGTTTCTTTAAAGCTGCCTCTTTACGCTTTTTAGCGGCTTCTGCTTTAAGCTCTTCTTTTCTAGTTTCCCAAGCTTTCTGTTGTTCTTCCTTAGCAATTGCTTTATTAAGAATACGATCTGCAAGTGCATTTGCATTTGCAATAATTTTCTCCTTAAGCGCTTTTACCTTATCTAAAGAAGATGTTTTCTTTTCTGTAGATTTGATATCTTTTGTTTTCATAAATTTTGATAATTTTAGTGTTAATAAATAAGTTTTCGAGACTTGTGATTCGTCCGGGATTCGAACCCGACTTGCCAAACTCTTATTCCTACTTAAAGGGAGCGACAAATCTTTCTTTTTATGCTGCTAAATACATATATGCTTTGCTAGTATCTAACTCAGCCATATCGTTAAAGTCAGCAAGTTTCTTCTTTAGGCCATTAATCTCCAATTGAAGATTATTGCGAAGTTTATTCAAGTAATCACGAGTAAGCTCCTCATTTTGTTTAAGATTCTTCTTCCCCTTCTTCATCTTTAGGGTAGGATTAATCGTCGACTTCTCGATAATAATACCTAGTTGAACAAATTGTTCATTCTTCTCTGATAACTCAAAGATAATAGGATAAATACTATCTTTCGGAAAATCGTCACGTGACTTAAAGCCAAGATTTATACAGAATTGATCTAGTTTTGTCTGAATACGATCTATAGCTTTCTTATTGATATCATCTAACAACGCTTTCATATCATAATGACGTTTGAACCCATTCTCAACTAAGTTCTCTGTTCGAATAATCATCCAGCTATTAGTAATATCTTTATTTAACTTCTCCAATTTTGCCTTAATTTCTGTTGATTTAATTTTCATATACAAATTGATTTTAAATTGTTAAACATCTATTTATATACTTGAATTATCAACTACCTGTGAGGGCGTATTCATCATCGATAATGACATCCTCTTCTTATTCTCGAGGCTAGCCAACCCACTTAGTATGTTATTATACACACCGTATTACGCCCATGTTATGGTAGAGAAATTAACTCATCTCTTTCTCTACCAGGAAATATCTTGAGTAATATGCAATATTTGTCTATCATTCATCACAAAACATAATTGCTATTACTTATGATTTTCTATTTTATGGACGACGGAATAACACTTGTGATGGATTTGAAAAATCTACCACAACAGCTTGACCAGAATTGTCTTTTACTAGTATTCCATTTAGTAAAACATTTTTCCGATTAGGAACTCCTTTCTCAACTGTAGAGTTCTCTTCAGTCATTGTTTTAATATCTGAAGCTAATACAAAACGATACGCAACAAAAATAGCGGAAATAGCCAAGCTATAATTTCCGTCTTTATAATAATTTGAGAAACGATCACACATATCTTTATATGCATCATCATTTCGACCACTACCCATACCGGTTATTATCTTAATTAATCTAAGACAAATTGTCTCTGGATTAAGTACATACTCTCCACCAAATAGACGATTTAACCATGAAATACTTGTTTTACCAAGTGTTATTGATCCATCTTTATTAATTTTCTTATATTTCGCTACTTGCTTTTCATCTGTAAGTAGCAATTGATCTACAAGAATAGGATCACTAAACATATAAGTTAAATCTCTAAATGCCCACGGACTTATAGTAAATCCTTGCTCGGACATAGCGATTAGATATTAACGTCAATACCTAACTCTTTCATCCGAGTACGACAAGCTGTAGCCTCAAGCTCATTTGCTTCGGCTAAAGTTCCACAGAACTTCATCTGAGCATTCAGGAAGCTCTGAAGTACATTCTTCTCATCCCGGTTAAGGGCCATAACTTCCGGTACTAATTTAACATAATCTACAAAGATAGTAATTTCTTCTTTGTTAGACCGTTCATACTTCTCAATCGCTGCTTTAACAGTAGAAGCTGATGGTACTGGAATAACTTTAGTAATGTCGTCAATGTTGGCGATATCTAGCCGTAATTTCGGATCTTTGTTGAACTGAACTTTACGTTCGTTACTCATTGACTCTACTAACTCGACTGAAGTTACCTCTATTGGTCGAATTGAATATAAATAAATAGGCCGACTTAGAGTCAATGCGCCATTCTTTTTATCTTCTGAATAATTTGTATCTACTGGGTTCCGTTCTACAACCAAAATATATTTACCCAAAGTTGCGCCACATTGTGCGGCATTAATACGCATATAATCCATAATTTGTTTCCTCCTTGATTTCGTGGTTGATTCCACCAACGAAACATTTTAAATTGTTTTAAAGATTAATAAACTCAAATAAAATAAAAAGAACTTCTTTACTGGAGTATTTCCTAAATAGGGGATGTTGTTGCCCAGGTGCCTGTTATCTTATCGCCTACGTCAATTCAATGACTACTCCTTGAAATTATTCTTTATACTTGATAAGCTTATTGGATTCTATTTCACTCTGTAATTCTGCTATTGCTATTACTCTAGCACTCCATAGAGACACATTTAAATAGATACTTCCTCTTCTTAAATGACACTTTTTCATCTAGTGCATTATGGAACTAGTCTTACTCTAGAATTATCCAATTATACTTTTCATATTAACTAATGAAGGTTCGTGTCATGACTAACTGTCCCTCACGCTTGCCCAACATCAGACTAATGAGATCTTACGACATTAATTAATAAGTCACAAGATCAATACGTTTTTTACTATCTTCTACCGCTGTATATTGATAGGGATATGCACATGCTACTAGTTCTTTACATTTCTAGGCTTCTCTAGCAAACGTTATATCTTTGTCAATACAAATATACTATTACTAGTATGTGTGTCTTAAATTGGCTTAAACACACTGATAAGATATAATAAACCACATAGGATTACTTTATCGAATATTCCACATATACGGTCATTTTAGGAACGTTACCAAACCCAACACTTCTAGTCTTTTCACTCTAAAGTGGTTGCCACTCTATTCTTTCATATGCAGTATACTGCCCATATGACCTTTTCGAGGATTTTTCTGTTTTACAAGCTCGAATATTGAGGACTTTCACCTACTTTCCATTTACTCTTACTTATGAAAGGTCTATAGTATTAGTACTAAAGTTCTATAAGTTTCAATGAAACGCTTTATACCGATCATATGATTTATCATCATACTCTAGTACTCATGCACGAAGCAATAACGGTTGGCTTGTTGAGGGCGCAGTCAGAAAATGGTTTATCTTATCCTACAAATGATAGACTTTTCCTAGCGAGGACTTCCTCAAATTTACTTTAACTCGGGATTTTGGCCCCTACGGTGTTAAACATGTTAATACTCTCTAATATTCTTTGTTTAAGAGGAAATATGACTCTCGGGCCAGTGGTGAATCTTTGGATTCAGTAGCTCTACGTTAATAGACTTGAACTTAGCCCATTGACTTTACAAAAGCCCTACTTTCGTTATATATTTTAAAGAAAGCATACTAAACTTTGCAGGTTTCTCGGATATCAACCGACGGACTCTGTTAGCCGACGTCAAAAACTTTGTATTAGGTAAGTCAGACCTGTTTTAGATATATACAGTGTTACCGTATTACAATCTTGCCAAGAGTTGTTCTAAAACTTGGATTAACGTTTTGGTACGCTTCACCAAACCTCTGCGTTTCCATTTATTATCGTGATATAACTCATGCAGTAAACACAATCACGCTGATATTAATAGTTCTATAAAGTATAGGTTTGGCACCTAATCCGGATAATCTGTCATACGTATCCATAGAAAATAAGTCTCGAATTTATTTCTACTTTCCCAGTATGGATCATAGCCACTCAGCCATATGAATCTTTAGTAATAACACCAACTGTTGACCTTTACTTCTAAGAATAAAAGCTGTAGTAATTGATTCTACTTTCTTCAGATTCGTAGCACCTTATAGCACCCTCTATTAAATATCTAATCTCCTTCATAACTATACTTTCCCTATATTCTTTCATATAGGTGTTTCAGCACTAATATAGTGAACACTAAGATGGCAAATTTATTTAACCTATCCAAATTAATTAAAGTGGATTCAGTAAGGTAGCTTTGGACACTACCCGGAACTTAGTCAGTTCTTTGTTGAGTAATTCTATCACCCTTTGTGATAGTTGCAGTTGCTGTTTAAAGTCCCTTCTTGATTTCAGGATTGGTTTCCTCCACGGACTTCTAATGAAGTTTACTATTGTCTTTACTCTAAGACTTAATAATTGCATTGTCACCTACAATTATTGATAGCTGCTGAAGCAGACTCCATATATCGTTTATCTTCTACGTTTCCCTACTTTATCGGTAAGCGTATCGAAGTGTCTTCTCTTAGTATATTCGCCAGACGGTTCTCAATATCTATAGAATGGATTGATATCTACACTATTCCATTTTCTTATTAACTTTTCTAGAGTAAAAGGATATACTCATTAATAAGTTATCATACTACCTTTTGAATTGCGTGTTAGCGCTATCATATTCTTGTATCCTGTCTTCCTTGTCTATATTATACGATTCGTTGATCAGACTTGTCCAAATATAATATACGCTGTCTTATTGCTTTTTAAGTGTACAGCTACAATACCACTTTCCTTCTTCTTACTACGGGTAAGGAATCGTTTGACCCGACAGCTTTTATCTTTAACTGTTATATTATACACCATGCAAAAAGTAAACACATTATAAAGAAGATAATTAAGCCTACAAATGCTAATTTATCTAATGTATTATTATTTGCTTTCATCTCTCTACACTTTTAGGAATCTGAACATTTGGTACGTGAAAGCGAGGAGTAGGTAGAGTAAACATCACTACTTTCTCCAAATATTCAGTTTTTGTTTCATATTCTTTCCTTTCTTTAACTGGTTTCTCTACTACCTTTTCCACGAGTTTCGTGGGGTGATTAATGGTGACATCAATGTTAGCAATCGGCATATCGCTTTTTACATTGGAAACACCTTTATTAAGATCAATCTCTAAGGACAAATTGCCCTTAGGATCGAACTTTAATGCGGGCAAGTCAAGTGGTTTTACTTGGTCTGCCCGAACCTCTTCTACTTGAAAGAAGTTCGTATTATAGGATAATAATATACCTACAATAGCAAATGACACGTATGTAAGTAAATTGCCATGTCTACTCATTTTGATAATGATTTATAGTTATTTACTTCTTCTCTTCCGCTGGTTTCTCGTCTTTCTTAGGATCTGCAGTTTCCTCAGATTTCGGAGTTTCCTTAGGATATTCGCTTTCTGTATATAGAGCGAAGGCTGCATCCTTGTCTACGTACATGTTACGAATTTCGATCATTTTATTTGTTGCATTGAGCATGAACTTCGGATCTGCCATAGGAACTTCAGTCTTATAAGCTTCATAGAATTTGTTCATGATCTTCTTGGCGAGTCCTACTTCATAAGATTTAGGATCGTCAGTATTAACAACTAATTTACTTAGTTGCGGTACTTGTAAGAAGAAATCTCGAGTAGGCTCAAGGATTCCATTCTTAACTGCTGTAGTATCATCGATTGGTTGCTTAGAATCCGCATTACGAACACGAATAAATGCCTTAATCAAATCAACTACCTCCTCTTCACTTAATACCGGAAGATTATACTTTACGGTCGAATGAGCAAAAATCGGATTATGATCGGCGATCAAAGAACTTACAGTTCCTTGACATAAACCACGTACTAACGCCGTAGATTTATTACCTAACAGGGTAACAGCATCTTCGAACAATGCACCTAATCCAATCTTGTTCCAAGTTTCCTTCTTTGCTTCGTCGGATTCTTGATTCTGTCGGTATAACCGTACTTTCATCAAGGCTTCGCTGAATCGATTGGGAAAAGGGGAATTTTGCTGTGATAGGATATAGGACAATCCATTCTTTGCATCATTCTCATCCTTCCACTTTGAAGCATCTAACTCAGGAACTACAGGAGCTTTTTTCTCTTGTTTAATTTCCTCCTTAGCTTCTTTCTCTGTTTCTGGAGCAATGTCCTTGAATGATAAGGTCATTTGCTTACCATCATCAGATACATGATGAGGAAGCATTGTAACACCAATATTATTAAATGTATTAATAACATCTTGAACAATGACATCATCATTTGGAACTGCAAGACCTAATTCAAGCTTTTCTTCACGAGCCTGAATAGAAGCCTTAGTCATACCCCAAGCAAGATTATATGTGAAGGCTTGCTCCATTTTAATCGTTGCTGGCTCACCGGATTTCATACCGGCTATATGTCGCTGAGCTACTTCTAGTAGTCGAGCATAACCATCGCCAGACATTCTCTGATGCGGTTGTAACTTAATGTTGTTTAAGTCGATTTTTGAAGGAATCTCTTCCTTTGGCTCCGGCTTAACCTCTTCGGTTGCAACTGTTTCTATAGTTGGATCTACAGGTGGTGGAGTTTGTTTTCTCTCCTCTTTTTCTACCTCAGGCTTCTTTACTTCCTTTGGTTTTTGTGGATTATTTACTTGAGTTTGTTTTGCACTCTTGTTATCCTTTACTTCAGTATCCTTTACAGGAGCTTGCTGAGTTGTTTTATTTTTCTTAGACATGATTCAATTGATTTGTTTACTGTCCTTTACAGTTTTAAATTATTAAAATAACTAATGATAGAAATAGTAATGATCCCGAAAATAGTTAGTAAGCTAACTTGAATCCTCGTGATCTGGTGATGCTCTGGTTCTAGTATGAACTAGAAGATTTTCTCCTTGTTGTTGGTCTCCTTGGTCTCTAATAAACCACATATAAGCCTTACTTACAGACTCAATTGTTGCAGTAATCATTGGTGTCACTCCAACGATTTGCAAAGCCTGTATGGGCATGTGGTTTACTACAGAGACCTTTTCTATTTGGTCCTTTTTAGGCTCGATATGACGAGTCTTACTCTGGATGCCAAATCCAACAACAATCGCAAACGCTAGGGTCAATATCAAATTAATACCTAGCTTTGGGCTACCTTGTACTCTAGCGATTGCTACAATCACTAGAATTAAAGCAACAATCATAGAAATGAAAGTCATTGTTGTCATGTTCTGTTAATTTTTTGAAAGTTTATGAAAAATTTCTCTCAACCTACGTTTTGCCTTATTCAAATCGGATTTTACAGTTCCGATAGGAATTCCAAGCTTAACACTCAGTTGATCATAACTAAGACCTTGATAGTATCTTAACTCGAGTAAATTTCGATACTTAGATCTTAGGCGAGATAATGCTATTCTTAGAAGTTCAATATTCTCCGTTTTAATCATATCTGACTCGGGATCTGGAGCTGTCTCTTCTAATTGAATAGTATTTGTCTCATTATCTATGCTGAAGTTCTTACATAAATCCTTTGTGGCTCTTATATGATCAATAGTAGTATTAACTGCTATTGTCTTAAGCCACGCTTCGAAGCTAATAGGATTTACATAAGAACTGAGTTTACTAAAGGCTTTTATAAATGTGTTACTCAATAGATCTTGAGTAAGTTCATCATCTTTAACTATATCAAAGATGATATATCTTATCAATCTATGATACCGATCATATAATTGATTAAAAGCCTTATTATCACCGTGTTTTGCTTGTTCAATTAAGATTTTTTCTTCTTCTTTCATATAACAAGCATTAATTAGTGGAAACTAGGGGAGTCGAACCCCTAGAATCCTTTGTTTAGAACGCCCTCTGCGACGACACAGCTATCTCGTCTGAAAGTAGGCAAATCTTATTACACTTCCTTATTTCTAAACTAAAATGGAATACCTAATATATATCTATAATAATATGTATCATATACATATTTACGTATCCAATAACATTGAATTAAGTTATCAAATATTTCATCAGAATATATTCTAGGTAATTCTATTTTGTCTAACATTGCTACAGCAATTCTTAGTCTTACTAAGTCTGTAGTATGTTTGCTCCCTATCATCTTATTAGGATGAAAAAGACGTTGAGATATCCAAGCAATCCATTCTTTAATTTTTGCTTTTATCTCAATCCAAGTACGCCAATCCATATTATCTGGACATACTGAATAAAATTTCCCATCTGGAGTTTTAATCCAACCAAAATATTTTTCATATTCTGATCCAATTATTCCCCAATCCATACAATAACCTTCATCTTCTCTAAATACTGGTAAAAATTTTTCATGTGTACTAATATTTTTGAAAAGATCTTTTATTGTATTACAGAGTTCGCCTCGTTGATCGAAGATTTTATCTCTATTTTTTTCCATTTATCTTCGTTTATATACCGAATATTTACTTTATTGAATAACTTTTGAGCATCCTCCCAAGAAACATGTAATTTACCTTGGATATCTGCAGTAACAGCTATTTCATTTAGATTCCCATCTGGTTGAATATTCTTTATACTTACAAATTCTTCATATTGTTCATCAGTATATTGAATACTACTAGATTCTGTGTTTCTTTCTTCTATTTTACTTGATTCAATTTCTTTAGATAGAAGAGTAAATTCAAATTTAGTAGGATCTTCCAAAATCTGTTCAACTATTTTATGATCTCTTTCAATAAGACCATTAGCAAATGAACTTAGTGAAATACTATTTGTGATTCTTATAAATGGTTCCTTACCATTTAAAGACAAAATGTATTTCTGTTCACTGAATAAATCTTTAACAATATATACTCCTGCTTTCATTTCTTAATTGATTTATAATATGTGTCAATAACTCGACTTGCTGTAAGCAAATCAACTCCAAACTCTTCTTGGATTAGACGATTCTTTTCGAAATCATCACATGGTTCATCCATTATCTTCTTTAATTTCTCCTTTTCACCGGGATTATCAAAGTATATCCAAAATGTTAGTCTCATATTACTCAGGAATTAAGAATGGAATGTTTTCAAGTTTTAGTATCTCATTATATACTTTATTCCATTGTTTTGGAATATTGTATGTTTTATAAGAACTTCTATGCTTTTTGGGATTGTGGTAATAATCCCACCAAGATCTACTTAATACAGTGATTTGAGGAAATTTCTTACTTTTTCCTTCATTCTTAAGTAGTAATACAATGTTCGATTTACTAGTTATTAAACTCTTTGCAGATGTTGCTTTTGTTACATCTGCTCCTAAGTTCATTAACATTTTAAGGAAACTAACGACACTTTGCCGTGGTCCTGCTAGTATACATTCTTTATTAAATGATACTAATCTTTTTTCAGCTATTTTCTCATCCATAAGCTTTTTAAAATTATAATTGAATCGGATTATCTCCCCAGTTCATATTCCTTTTATATAAAGGAATTTTACAATCAGTCATCAAGTTTGCATTATATAATGCTTTTGCAGTACCTTTAGGAACCTCAATCTGATGACCTTTTTCAGAATACCAATATCCCCATTTTTCACCTAATGTATTAGTACGTATTACTCTTTTAGGTTTAAATTGATATATGTATTCATCTCCAAATGTATCTACTGCTGTAACTCATAATTAATATTTTGTTATCTAGGTGGGATTCGAACCCACAATCTCCTGATAAAATCCAGGGCTTTATCCGGTTAAGCTACTAGACACCCTCATTTTCGTAGTTAGCACGTTGATTTACGCCGCTCCTAGAGCAGTGTAATCAGTGACAAATGTATTGCCATTTAAATTTAAAGTGAACCTATTTTACCTTTCACTACTAGTCAAATCCAAGCAGCCCCTTAAAATATATCTTTTTTACTCAAACCGCAATGGTATAGTGAGAAAAGATATACAGAAACTCGTGGAGCTGGAGGGAGTCGAACCCTCGTCCTAATAGTTTCCAATAAACCTAATAAGATATATCACAGTTCTTATGATATAAATTTTAAAACTGAAAAAAAGTTTATGAAAGATAGTAGATAAAGAGAGATCACTCTCTCTTTACCTTATAAATCTATAGTAATAGTAAGTATTCTTTTTTAAAGCGTATTTTCTGTAAGCATGCGCAATGCGACTTATGTCTTATCCCTAAATACATGCTTATCTCTTTAAAAAAGAATAATCTTAGGCATATAGCTCTCTACTACTATAGGAAAATGCCTTTGATAGATCTACAGAATTTGAAGTTTATCTTATCATCAAAAGATCATAAGCATCAACTTCGGCATATAGCTCTAATTCTGTGTGTGATTTGATATCATTACTATACTTAACTTACTTATGTAAGCCTATCACTAGGTCTTGACTCAAGGTTCTAGCGATTCAGCAGTCTCAGTATATCGAAACTTTCAAGTGATAGTAATGATCTCAGGCACGTGATCAGTGGCTCAGAATTTTCCACTCTGGCTCAAGGCTCTTGAGTATCTTGTTAATTCAAGATAATTTTATTCTACTCTAATTCGAATTAAATCGTGGTATTAATCTCTTTCTAGAACTAAATATACGGAAAGAGATTGGGAGGCCTCTCGGACACTCCCAACTCTGATTTCGGAGTTAAATTACTGGATTAATATCTCCAATAATCCTCACCGTAGATAGCACGCTTAGCGTCACTGACGGCTTTATCACGCTTCTCTTCGGCTTCCTCAACGGCTTTATCATATGCACGATAATCTCCGTCGGACTCAAATTTTGTTTTAGCTGTAGATACAGCTGTCAAAAATGCTTTTTGAGCTTCTTCTTTCTTACGAGCCATACGAAGTTCTTTTAATGCTCGATCTTCTGTAGACTCTGCGTTTGATAAACGACGTTCAACTTCACGGGTCTCTTGTTCTAACTTCTTTGCAGCGATATTCTCTTTTGCTTTGTCTACTGCGGAAGTGTTCACTTTACCCTGATTGTTCTCTTGCTCTTGCATTTTTGCATCTAAATTAAAATCTGCCATAATTTTTAAAATTTTGATAAGTTAATAAAATTGATTTTTAAATTAAAATTGTTATTATTTACTTTTTAGTATTAACATATAATCCAAACCAATAATCGCTACCTTCTGATGTACTACTCCAGCTAATAGTGCCGTCAATAATCTCTTTATTACTATAATTACTATGAGCTATTCTATGTACACATTCAATTAGTTCACCAGAGATATCTCCATTTCGCAATATTTGATTAGTGACATTTTTTACATATCTACCATAAGCATGGTTCTCTTTAAGAAATTGCTTAAAACTAGGATTCTCACTAATTGCGCTCTTTATTGATCCTTTTATATCTTTTTTACAAAATGTAGAAGTAGTAGGTTGTCCTCTAGTAGAAACATTACTAATACCGCTGGTATTAGTACCTTTATAAATAAGTTCTTCAAGTGTCATTATTTTTTATTTTTTAGTTTTTCGTATACTTTTTGGTATGCTACTTGAAATTCTTCTTTAAATATCTCTAAAGATATTACATTGAGAAGGATACATATTAACAAATTCTTCATCTGTTAATCGCCGACCTACAGTACCGTTGTCAATAACGGTCTTTCTGATAACTCTACCTTTTTCTTCTTTAGGTATTTTTATCACTTTATCTTGTTCCAACTTTTCCATTGGAGCCACAAATTACTTTGTAGCGAGTAATTTCAGGTACAAAGGCTACTGTTACTTTTCCATCAGCCCCCTTCGTTTCTTTCTTTACTCCGGATTTTGTTTGCCCTACAGATAGTATCGCAAGTATGCGAGTGCTTACGTCTCTATCCTGTGCAAAACATACTACTTTTTCTTTTTTGATTGTAGTATTCGCCTTGCGAATACGCACAGTCTCCATTTTTCTTTTGCTTCGCATTTTAAATAAAATTGATTTTTATTACTAGATAGTAGAATTGTATATTCTTGTATTTTATTATATACTTCTTCTACTGATTCGATTACTCTTATACTAAAACCGCATTTAAGTAGTACACAAGTGTATAATTCTTCCTTTGCTTCATCATTATTACAAGAGGCTAAACCTACTTTCTTAGGTAAATCCTCTCTTTCTGAAGATGGAGTTATTGCAGCAATTTGTTCTATATCAATAAGTATACGTTCTTCATGATTTAAGTACGTAATCTTTTTTGATAGAGATTTGCTAAATGCGGAGAGTTCTATAACGTTTCTTATTTCCATGTTCTTAAATAATGAATCGTGGCATAGTCTTTGTTTTCTTATCGTATGCTGCCCCCTTTACTTTATTAGCGTACTATGCATCTTCACATAGCTTTGATTTGCTGTAGGACTCTGGGCTTATTCACGATTCGGGGATAACCACCATATTAATAAAAAATTAAATTATATGATAACTGGCGAGTAATCAATAAATTTCTTTTTTATTCTTAGTACCCTTTTTATAGGGTTCCATTTTAGGCTTAGGACGTCCTTTTTCAGAACGTCCTTGTTTTACTGCTTTACTTTCTTTCCACGTTTTAGACATAGCTCTTAAAAACTTTAACAATTTCAGGTAATGCCTCAATGTAGTTAATACAAAGATACTCTTTTTCCTCTTTTTTGAGAGGATTGTTAAATAAGAGAACTAAGTCTCTAGTAAAAGTAGGATTACGTAATAAGTAATTCTGTACTTCTACTTGCCATGTAAGACCTCCTCCTGTAGATATTGGTGTACCTACATTCTGAAGTAAAACAGAAACTTGCTCGATTAACTTAGAATCGAATCTAGGAAATTGACGCTTCAGTTCTTCTTCATTTAATGAAGTAAGAAATTCGGGATTATCTCCTTTCTGTTCCTGCATAAAAACAAGAAGTGCTCTTTCAAGCATTTCTTTTACTTCTTGTTGAGACCAAGAAGTTGGAATCTGTACAAGACATAAATTATTTCCTGTAGTTCCAATAAGATGTAACTGTTTCATTTTTGATAAATTTAAGTTATAACTTTTAATGACGTCTCCGCATGTACAACTACGGAGAAGATTTTGATCGAACGATTGTTGATTAACAACAACTCATATTGTACTATGAGTAACTAATAACAAGTGTCATCGTGAAGTTTTACGTCTGCAAAATAAATATTAAAAAACTCTTACGTAAAACTTCTTAAAATCGGCTATCTAACATATTTTACGTTGTAGCAGAATTGTATTGCCAGTACAATTCTTATTAACGGCATGATTTTAACGTCCGCACTAATGCTATCTAAAAGTTGGCCACCCTTTTGATAAGACATAAGCCCCACATGCTTATTACTGATTCTCACAGTAATACTTTCTTGCTTCTTTAGCTTCTTTTTCTGTATTAAAATATCCTATTCTGATGATCTAATGATAAAAATATGCACTACCTTCACAGGCAATGCATATAAATGAATTATAAGTCAGAAATTCAAAAAAGTTATTGCAATCATGATCATTTAATACTATCTATTACCGTAATTGGTACTTTGACAGCTTTCTCACTTTCTTTTTCCGGCCTACTTACTTCAGTCTTTATTTCCACTTTAGCATTCTTAGCATCTGGACCTGTTATTCCCGGCATAACTTCTTTTAACTGCATACTAATATAATAGTTTGTATTACGGAGATACTCTTCAGCAATCTCTTCATACGTTGCAGTTGTACCTATTCTATTAAGAATGGTACGTACAATTTGTTCTGGAAGTTCCATACACAAATCATACAATTCCATGTCATGCTTTTCAACATTCCAGTCGTTAAGTCTTTCTTCCAAAGTAGGAATAATAACCTCATTTTTAGTTGATTCTGAAGCTTCTTTAGCTTCTGTACCATGGTACTTATCGTACCCATACCATAGGATTCCTCCCAATAGTACGATGCAAAGTAGCCCAATGGCTACGTCTCGAAACTTGTTCATAGAAATAATTGATTTATTAATAAAACTGTGCAATATTGCCTTATTGATTGATGACCATTGCTTGAATATCTAATTTAATTTTAATTGGTTCATTCTTCCAAGATATCATAGGAATATTTAATTGTATTCTATCTTCTTCAGATATCCGTGTATAATTAAAATTTCCTGCAAACTCATCCTCATTAGGACAGTTTAAATTAATCCAGTAATTTAAATCACCTTCAACATATCTTTTTGGCTTACTTGTAAAAAGATATTGTCCTCCATCTTCATCTACTGCGTACCAAACTTCTACTTTCATAAATCTTGTTGTTTTTGTTCTTCTTCGTATAAATACTTTTCTATTCTCTGAGATTCTTTATTAATTAAAATAAATAACAAACCTAGTATAACACCCATACCTAATGAGGTTATTATTAACTCTCCTGTAATAGCTATGGTGTAGATACCCCCAGCTACTACTACCAATAGTAGTAACACATATAAAAGACATTTTAATGAAGATTTATTTAAAGGATTCATAAGCTTGTAGAAATTGTTTATATGTACCTAACGTATCCATTAATAAACCACGACATTTACAAAGATGGTTGTATTCTTCTTCAGTAAGAATATATACTGAACCCACTTTTACTACATTTGGAGTAATTTCTTGTATATTACGAGAATTATTTGTAGTATTTATATTTTTTGTACTTTGTGATTCTATTTGTGGTTCTACAACAGACATCACATTTTTAATTTCTTCTTCTGAGAAAAAGGATTCACCTATAGTTCCACATACTTCTGCTACTTTAATACAAATAGCTTCATAAGTTTCATTATCTCTGAGTGTGTAGTAAAATTCTCCAGAATCTACAGCAATTTTAGCTGTTTGTAATTCAAGACCAAAAATTACCTTTAATGCTTTTAACCAAGCTATTTTAAATTTCGCTTTTTTAAAGTTGAATTTAATTTTTATTGCCATATTGATTATATTTAATGTTAATAATTTTCATAAATAATCCTAAGTAGATCATAAGCCACTAACGCCGCCAAGCTGTTACATGTATCTACTTAGGATTTCAATTTAATCAGTATGTGTTTCACAACAGATACATGAATAGAGTTCTATAATTCAACAAGTTTGTCATTTTTAAAAGGGAGAAATAAATCTCCCTTACCTGATTATGGATAGATCTGTAAGAAGTGATCTATATAACCGGGTTTTGTTGCAATATATACCCTATATCCTCCACCTAATTTAAATAGGTCAAAGTCTTTTTTGGGTATTTGCATAGCAACAGTTTCTACATCTTGTTTCCAATTAGTATCGAATAATCGATATAATTGATTATGAAGATTGTCCATGTATGAATACATGCACTGTTGCTTGGATGCGATAGCAGTATTGATTACTACACCGTATCCTTTACTTAATTTATAAGCTAACTTAATTGCATCAAGCCAACTTAAATTAAGCTCTTTTTTAAGAGTCACAATTCTCTTATATAGAGATATACTACGACTCTTTTTTTTCTGAATTATTATTCTTATCATATTATTAAGTATTAATGATTCAGATTTAAAGACATTAGCTTCGGTAGCCGTTGGCATTCGTTCAGCCCGGCAATTTAAACCTACTAGACCCTAGAACCGCTAACTTGTGTATTAATCAGAATGCGTATGAAGTAGTGTAGTTAGTCTCGATGAGGTTGTCTTTACTCTAGGGAAATTGTATGCGTATTTCACAATAGGCATACAACAGTTCTGTCGTGACTTTTAAATAATACACACGTGTTCACAACAGATGTGTATCTTACATTTTAACCAAAAGAATGTTGTTACTTCAATTCTTTCTTAACTTCATCTATAATACCATGAAAAACACTAACATTTACTTTATCCTTAAATTCAATATATGCAAATAATATCACACATATTGGATATAGGATGGGATCGTCTAATAGTATTAATAATACTATCATATAGAGAAGTACTCTTAATACTAACCAAATGAATGATATTACCTTTTTCATATATTGAATAATTTAATAGACTCTGCATTTACTTAGGCTTGTCACTAACCATGGCTGCATTATATTAAATTAAAAAGGAAGTTGTGTATCACTTCATACACTGGGTGGTTTGTTATTCATGTTTAATAACTTTAACACCAAAATAGACACCAATTAAAGTTGGTATTATGTACAGTAATATATTAGTTACTGCATAACGTGGTTGACTTATTGTTATTACTATATAAAATAATAATACCAATAGTAATATACCAAATAAGATGTAATTAAGTGCTTTCATTTTCTTTTATATTTATTGTTAAATGTATCTACTGCTTTTTCTCTATTAGGAAAGGTAGTTATTACTAATTTTCCTTCTTTTTCGAGAATGATAGACCACTCGAAAGCGTGCTTTCCAACTAGGATAACTTTACGTCCTAGTGCATCTTCGACTATTGCCCTAACTGTGGCATCACAATTTGATTTGTGATATTTTCTTTTGCTCATGATATTATTTATTAAATGAGTTTATTATTAAATAACATATTCCAACAAATATCCAATAAGCTAATGACCATTCGAATATCATATCTAATATTGCTGAGAATTTTGCTTTTGGATCTAACCCCATTGATAATAAGAATAAACACGACATTATGTAAAATCCTATTGTTGCTTTTGTTCCGTTACTCATTTGTTTCTATTTTTGAATCATTTATAACTGCAACGCAAGAAAGATCAACGAGTACTTTATACTCACACTTATTCTTCCTACTTAGGATAGCTGCTAACTCATTAGCATCTTTTTGTGTTTGTTCATCATGACCTTCAAATACCTCTACTACTAATGGTTTTATGTTGTGCTTATAGCACTTCACTACTACTATCATAATATATAATTTTATTGATTAATAATCAAATTAAATCATGTAGTGATAGCCTTCCTGTATTTTTTCAGTTCTTTGATACAGTATCACTACATGATTGGGTAGGCTCCCGTTAATATTGCACACAACAGTAACTTTCAGTGATGTTACATTGCTGAACCAACATAACAAAGTACTGAAGCGTGGCATAGCATATATGTTTAATATACTTTTCCGCTATAGAGTGTTGCACTGACAACATTATCTATAGTAAGCTATGGCTTGATTTGATACAGTACTACTTGTGTAGCATACCCCGTATCTTCCTTAGTTTAGGATATCGCTCCTAATATCCGGGGCTCATTTTGAACCCGAGAACCATACTAATGCATTTTACACCTAAAACTTATTATTACTTGGCGGGTAATTTCAGTGCTTGACGAATATCTTTAGCACGCCACTGGTTTATCGTCCTAACTCTGCGAATAAGAAACTGGTGCCCTCAATGTCTTGGGAAGTTATTGAGTTTTTTGTTGGTTCTGGTACGCATTACTCAGTTAGAACCTTCACTGAAACCTATAGTCTAAATTAAATTATAGGACGCTAGAAAACTTATACACGTTATTTAAATTACGCTATATATTATATAAATTACTAATGGGCCTGATGTGAAAAAGAGAGAAAATGAGGGAGGAGAGGATGGTGTTTACCACTCCCTCCCACTTACTCATTACAACTCATCGTCATCCACCATTTCACCCTCCAACAACGGATTAGACTTCTTCTCCTCAGCTGCCTTAGCTGCTTCTTTAGCTGCCTTAGCTGCTTTACGCTTAGTATCATACTCAACATAATCAACAATGCGCTGAGAATTGTTGTACAAGTTCTCACCACGCTTGATAAGACTTGCGTCAGACTTGATACATTCGCCTTCGTCAGTACACAGTGCATAGATGAAGACAGAGTTATAGATGGAAGCTACTTTTACTTGCTTACCGTCTCTTTCCTTAGTCTCAGTGATGATTTTACCATCATTATCCTTGCGGATGAAGTCAGGAAAGCCTGTTACTTCAACACGACAGATTGGCATAACTTCACCAACAGTTTCCTCTAACAGCTTGAAGTATGTATCTTCATGCTCTTTGGTACTACCATATGCAGCCATTAACTGCATCACAACAGGTCTAGTTTGCTCTTGCAGCACCTTTCTTAGACCTGCTTGTCTGAACTCGCACACTGCATAGCGTGCTTTGCCGTCTTTGGAGGTTTTTACCTCTACTTTCGTAAGTTCGTAGTTCTTTACGTCTTTATCCTTGATAGACAAATCCATAGCATTTTACGGTTACCTATACACCATAAGGTTCCATTGACACATTAACTCTTTGACGGGGGATTTCCCCTACTTGTTAGGAGAGGGGACTTGATATTGTACTGGTCCTCACTCTCAATTGCACACTATCAAAATTTTTATAATATTTTATTTTGGTCCTCGCTTTCAATTATACCCACAAAAATATTTTTTATAAAAAATTTTTACAACACTTATTATTCATTTTCGTTCTCTAATTAGAATTTAAATAACAGCAATATGATATTTGAACAAGAATTAAAAGATAAAGGATTTGAAATTAAAGATAATCAACTCTATTATGAATTTAGTGACTTTGAGCTATTAAGAGCTAGAGTAAGTGAATGGGATTGCGCTGATGGTACTAAAGCTTTGAAAGTATCAGATCTTAGGTTAATGAATCCTATGGAGGAAGGTATGGCTCATATGATGATTTCATATTCACTTTACTTTAGGGATATTAACAAATTTTATGAATTATTAACACTTTTAGGTTATAAGATACGTTAAAAATAGTTAAATTATGTTAAAAGAATTAACAGTTAAAGAGGTAGAAGCTATCCTAAGTAAAGATAATAATGTGTATGGTATACATAATATTGGTGATCACGTGTATAAAATACCAGGTTTAGGGTATACAGGACCTAAAGGAGCTACTAGATTTGTAAATGAATTAAGGCAACAGGTTAATGAATTGTCTACGAAACTCTCGTAGATATGTTAAATAATCATAAATAATGTTAAAATGACACATTGTGAATGGCTAGAAGAACATGGTTTTATTAATATAAAAGACCATTGGAATGGTAATTGGAACTATAGAACTTATCAGAAAATATATGAAAATGGTGATCTCATAGAAGTAGACATTGAAATAGATTCAGAAAATGATTTTATGGATGAGTACTTGGTAAATTGTGAGTTATTCTGTAAGAATAAAAATGGTACTCATGATAGCTTTACTCTAAAATAAAAATTTATTATAGAAAAATGGAACAAAATTAGATTATAATACGTTCCTACATCCAGAGTAGGATATAATAGTAGTTTAAAATGCAATTAGTAGTAATATAAACCATTACTCTTACTCTAGATAACTGCAGTATATAATATATTATTATCAAACTATATCATGATGAATGAACCAAAATACTTAGAAATGATTAGACAAGGAGTTGTTAACATAAATGGTGATGATTTTAAAATAATCAGAGCATATGATGGATGCAGAGGGTGTTATTTTAGACAATTTGAAAACTTTAGTGGGTGTCTAAATAATGTTGCACAAGGTATTTGTTGTAGTGCTGGTGGTCATATTCTAAGAAAAATTTCAGAGTAATAGAACAAAAATTAATTAAGCACGTTTAGTTAGCATGGAAAATCAACATGACATATTAAAGACCGTTATAGACGGTTTAGTGTATATCCCTACTAAGGATATGATAGTTAAGCCCTTAGAGGATGAATACGTAGAGAAAGAAATTATTAAGCCAGTAGAGACTGGTAAAAAGGACGAAAATGGTTATGATATCAATGATACCGAAACAGTTAAAGAAAAGGTATTAACTACGTTCAGAAAAGGTATTGTATTACGTCTGCCATCTGGATATCAGTGGCAAGATGAGAACAATCATCCTGAAGTAGGTGATGTGGTAGCATATCCTAGGAAAGCATCGATTGATTTTGATTTGTTTAAAGATAGTCAATTAGTAAATCCTTATAATGTAGTAGCCTTTGTAAAAGGAGAAAAATATTTTAAAGACTAAGCGTAGTCTTAATTAATCGTGGTTGTAGTTGGATGTACTAGGGGTTAGCATAAAGTTAACCCCTTTTTTATTGTATAAAATTTGCAACTTTTTTTGAATATTTGCGTTATGTGAATATGATTAAAGAAATGATAAATAACATGTTGGGTGAGTACTCAAAGTTCATTCAAATACAAGATGATGGTACAGTTAAGGTATTTGTTCCAGAAGACGTTAATAATCCTTCTATGAAAAATGCTACAGAATTAACATTATCTAAGAATGAAGCAATTAGTCTCATGGGTTTAGTAACCCAACCCAAACAATACGAAGTATGTGATTCTTCAAACAATTGCAGAATCATATCTGAAAAAGATCCTGATTTTGACGTAAACAAGTGGATTAAATTAGCACTTGGAACTATTAAAAAATAAATACTATGTCAGATTACCGAGTTACTATTACAACAGTCAGGGAAAAATGCCCATTTGATGCTAAACGGAAAAGCAAAGAATACTGCAAAGTATGTAAAGCTTGGAAAGATCCTTGTTCAGGATTAGGTATAGAAACTACGATTTCTTCAAGAAAAATTGGAGAAGATAAAATGAAACAAATAATAAATATCATTAAATAATTATGATTACAGAATATAAAGTTATTAAACCTTTTGGTGTATTAAAATCAGGTGATATCCTTACTTTGGATAATGATATGTATACGTTCTCTGATGAGAAATCTTCTGACTCACAAAATTATTATTCCCAAGTAAACGTAGCTGTATCATGTGATATGATTGAGGAATATGCTAAAAGTGGTTTAGTTGAGCCAATTGAAAATGTTACTGTTGAATCTAATGATGAGAAGAAAATCAGACAGATTCGTACTATTATTGCTCAATTGAAGAATACTTACAATCAACGTAAGAACAATATTGAGAAAAAGTATCAGGAAGGTAAAATTCAAACTTGTGTGAAAGTAGAGCATGATACTGTATATTTCAATATGATGAAATTGTTAAATAAACTCGAGGCAATCATAAATGAATAAACTAGTAAAAACCGTATCAAATGAAGAATTGATACCAGAGTTTTTACAAGCGCTTAATGGAATACTTAGGTTAACTGATAGGGAACTTGAATTAATGGCTACACTTATTAAAATGGATATGGAATACGTTAAGGAACCTAATACAAATAAGAATGTAGCAAACAGATATAATAGAAAATATATCATTGAGAATTTAGGTATTACTAAGGATAACCTAAGTAGATACATTAAGTCTTTCAAAGAGAAGGGCATTTTGATAGCTGGACCTGCTGAAGACGAACTTAGCGTAAATAAGGCTCTGATACCAGTTGTTATTGGAGATCGTTTGCAACTAACGATAATACTGAGAATAAAATGAAATGTTTAGATATAAAAACAGGTTCCATTCTTATCTATAAGAAATATGGTTTACTAAAATGTTGGTGGAATAAATTAATGAGAAAAGAATTACCATTTAATAAGTATACTCTTTACTTTGGAAATTCTTCTATGTTTGTAGAAACCACGAACATCAAAGTAAAAGAAAAAGATAGATATATAATTTTAGAACCTATCAAACCATATAGTAAAAAGGAAGAAAAAGCTCTTAAGTTAGAAGTAGTAGAACACGTTATGATGAACAATGACACAAAGGATGTGTTTAGTGTGATAAATATAATTAGACCTTCTACAATAGACGTAGAATCATTTACAATCGATGGTTTGCTTAAAAATAAATACTATAGAATAGTATATGATTCAAAAGGAAAAAACTTCTAATATCTATATACAATTAGCAAATAAATATAATATTCCACATCAAGTAGTAGAAGTAATTTGTAATCACCCGTTTAAATTTGCAAATAGAGTTATTTCAAATGATGAAGATACTAAAACAATAATGTTTGGGTATTTATTCAAAATCAAACCAAAAAGAAAGTATGAAAAAACCAGAGAGAATGAAAAACAAAACAACTAAAGCTTTTTTATATCAAAATCTATATCCTGTAAATCTTTATGTTACTACTCTGGATGATTGGGAAGATGCTTGTGATTTTTTTGATTTCTTTCTTACTACCAAAGAACTTAGAAATGATGAACCAGAAAGAGATCGTCCCAAACTAAGTAGTGTAATGGGAGCTACGTTCTTGGTCAGAGAGAAATATTCTAGAGCTGTTGGTATATTAATAGTACTAGATGATTTCCATTGTTCTACTTTAGCTCATGAATCAATCCATTATGCAGATGCTGTATATGATTATTTATCAATGAATGCAGAAGGATATAATGAAGGAAATGAACAATATGCTTATTTAGTTACTTGGTGTGTGGAACAACTTGAAGATTTTATAGAATGCAAAAGGAAGGAAAAAAGAATGACAAGAAAGATGACAAAACAAGATGGGAATTAATGCCTCTTGATTGTCTTGAAGATATTGCCAGAGTATATACAGAAGGAGCTAAGAAGTATGGAGATAATACATGGCAATATCTTGATAATGGATATGAAAGATATAAAGGAGCTCTTTTAAGACACTTGTATCGAGCAGAAAATGAAACATTCGATGAAGAAACAGGATGTAGACATTTAGCTCAAGTAGCATGGAACGCAATAGCATTACTCTGGTTAAGTAAAGCTGAAGAACCTGATTTAATTGACAAGTTTTCATCAAATGTTTTTGGTGGTATTAAAAATGAAGAAGTATTCAATAGTTCATTTGGGGATAGTCAATTCTTTTACGAACAAAAAACTAGTACATCATTACCAGATAATAATATACAAGACACATGTGGAAGTAGAGCCAATGAATCAAATGAAGAACTTGAAGACTTATTTCACGAATTTATAAAAGAAGAAGAAATCTGTACATATAATCATGACAATAGACGAGAAGCTGGACAGAATTCTGTGGAATCAAGAAGTGATGTTGATGTACCTTCAACAGATACTAAAGGAATCAAGCAAAAGTCAATTTCTTGAAGATTACAGTGCAAACTTAGCAGCACAAGCAACAGAAATAATATTAGGACACAATATAGTAAGAAAATAATATGGAATTAAAATTTAAGAAATTACAAGAAGATGCAGTATTACCTAGTTATGCTAACCCTAATGATGCTGGTTTAGATTTAACAGCAGTCTCCTTTACTCAAGAATTTGATAAGAGTGGTAAGTTAGTATTAGTATATCATACAGGTTTATCCGTAGAGATTCCTGAAGGTCATGTGGGTTTGATCTTTATGAGATCATCAGTTTCTCAGAAGTCTATGTCAATGTGTAATGCTGTAGCTGTTATAGATTGTGATTATAAGGGTGAGATTCTTGTTAAGTTTAAGATTACTACAGATGCTCTTCCTACAATTTATCAACCAGGTGAAAAGATTGCTCAGTTAGTAGTAATGCCTTATCCGAAGATGGAGCCTGTAATCGTAGAGGAATTATCAGGTGAAGATCGTGGTGGTGGATTTGGTTCAACTGATAAAAAAGAAGAAAATGAGAATGCAGAACAGGGACGAGAAAGCGGAGCAACTGAAGGAGATAATCAATCAGTACAGTAAAAATCCAGAGTATGTTAATGCATTTTATACTAAACAAGAAGCAGTAGATGCATTGAATAGACATTATAAAAACAGATACATTAAAATAAATTTAGATTAATATGAATACGTATATTTATACAGGTAGCAGCTCATTGTTAACAATGAAGGATAACGATATTAAGAATTTTGATACTATTAGTAATCACTACTTAAATATTGATTGGGCTTGGGTAATTGAGGAAGATGGTACCTTTGTAGCTAATGAAAAAGAGTATGATGTAAAAGCTGGTGATGTAATCATGGTTCTCTATGCTGGTTATAGAGAAAAAGAAGTACCAGTTGAAGATAGAAGAAAAGTTAAAGATTTTGTTATTATAAGAAATGAAGATTTTTATAATAATTATAAATTGAATAAAGAATACGAGCAAAATCGTAATATGAAGGATTACAATTGTTGCGAAGCTTGTGTTAAGGAAGCTTAAAGATGAATTTAGCAGATATAGTTGGTGGACAAGTGGTCATACATCCAGACATGTTGGCCATTCCACCATTTAAAAAACTTTGGGATTCATTCAAAGATAAAGATTTAGCAACAAAATACTTATGGTACATAGTACTTAAAAACAAATATGACTCTCCTTATGTAGAGACTATGGAAAGAGATCTAATAGAACCTACATTAAAAAAGGAATTATTTGGAAATGAAAACTATGAATTACCAGAGATAGTAACACAAGCAGAAGATAGTTGGAAAAGCAGAACATACTCCTTACTTGAGTATATGTTAGATGGATTACTATTGAAACTTGAAGGTGCTGCTAAATACTATCACTTATCTAAAGATGACGAAATGGATTTAGATTCTATTAAAAAGCTTACAGATGGTGCTAAGAATATGGCTGGAGTAATAGAATCAATTGTGAAACTTAAATCTCAAGTAAGAGCAGAAGAGATTAAGAATAGCAAAGTTAGAGGCGGTGGAGAAATGAACCCATTTGAATTACCAAAAAAGAAGTTGTAGAAAATACGACACAATAAAAGACATTATAAAAACCTGCCCGTTAAGGGCTTAAAGAAATTGCAATTATGGCTAAGACTAAAACTAGTAAAAAGAATACTAAACCGACAATGATTATTTTTGATTTTACTGAAGTATATAACAACATGAAAGCAGAGCAAGAAAGAGATTTGGCTGAAGCTGCTGCTTATGCTATATCACACATGGATGAAAAAACAGAAAATAATCACACTACTAAAACTAGTTTATGGCAGAAAATTAAGAACCTGTTTAAACGAAGAAAGTAATTTATGATTGATTTCACAAAGAAAATCAAAAATTCTAATAAATTCAGAACCCCGGCGCTAACTTATATAGAGTCGGGGTCTTATTGTTCCTTCCCAAAAGGTACATCAGAGTATTTCAATTTTTGGGAAACAGAGGCCGATAGATGCATTAATGGTTATACTGCAGATGATGGGGGCTACATCACTGGGTATAACTATTTTTATTTAAACTATTGCCCAATTCAAAGAATTGTATACAAAAATAAAAAGAATAAACAAGGTCAAGAAGAGCTAATTAAAGTAAGAGAGTTAGCATTTCCTGACTTTTATGATTATGACTATTACTATTTTCAAGCTATTGAAAGCGCACAGGATCAAGGCAAACACTTATGTGTAGCAAAAGCTAGACGTAAAGGTTATTCCTATAAAGGTGGTTCTATGCTTTGTCGTAATTTCTTTTTAATACCCGGTTCTAAGTCTTATGTGTATGCCTCAAATAAACAGTATCTTACTGATGATGGTATCCTTACTAAGGCCTGGGATTACATGGACTTTATAGATGAAAACACGGCGTGGGGTAAGAAACGACAAGCTGTAAATACTAGTATGCGTCGTAGAGCTTCTATGATTGTAACTGATAATTTTGGTAATAAAATTGAAGTTGGTTATAAATCAGAGATAATAGGTGTATCATTGAAAGATAACCCAGATGCTGTACGTGGTAAAGCAGGTATGTTAATACTTTGGGAAGAAGCAGGTACTTTCCCAGAACTTAAAGCAGCATGGCAAATTGCTAGACCATCTGTAGAACAAGATGGCGTTGCTTTTGGTCTCATGATTATGTTCGGTACTGGTGGTGACGAAGGTCCTGCAGTAATGACATTACGTGAAGCATTTTACAATCCCAAATCATATAACTGTATAGGTTTTGAGAATATATGGGACGATGGTATCCAGAGTAAGGAATGTGGCTTCTTTATACCTCAACACACTAATTTGGATATACGTGATGAGACTGGTAAACGATTGTATATGGATGAGGATGGTAATACTCTTCATGACAAAGCAAGACAGTTTATTTTAAATCTACGTGAAGAAGAATTAAAAGAAGCTACTAGTTCTCAACAAATAGATAGATATGTAGCAGAACACTCTGAATCCCCAGCAGAAGCATTTACTGAATTATCTGGTAACATATTCCCAAAAAAAGAATTACAAAAACAATTAGCAAGGATAAGAACTAATACTAAATTACAAAATCATAAACAAGTAGGTACTCTTACTCTAGTTAATGGAGAGATAATTTGGAATATACAGAAAACAGGAGACATAACCGAATTCCCATTACCAAAGAATTCTGATCCTACTGGTAAAATAGTTATATGGGAACACCCAGTTAAAGATGCACCATTTGGTTTATATATAGCTGGTATTGACCCATATGATCACGATCAATCAGGTACTAATTCATTAGGTTCTTGTTTTATATATAAACGTTTTCAAGACTTTGAATCATATTCAGATATCATTGTAGCAGAATATACAGGTAGGCCAAAAACTGCTGAAGAGTTTTATGAAAATGTTCGTAAGTTACTTATTTACTACAATGCAAAAGCAATGGTAGAAAACCAAAACACTGGTTTATTTACTTATTTCAATAACAAACATTGTAGCCATTTACTTGCTGATCAACCAGACATCATTAAAGATATTGTTAATAATTCTACAGTAAATAGACGAAAAGGATGTCATATGAATAGAGAGATCAAACTTTGGGGAGAAGGTAAGATCAAAGAATGGCTGGAAGAACTTAGAGATCAAAAGCAATTAGGTTTAAATACTGTACTATCTGAACCATTCCTTGAAGAACTTATTCAATATAATGACAAAGGAAACTTTGATAGGGTTATGGCATTTATGCAGGTAATGGTCTATAGAGAACAATTGTATAATATACAAGTAAAGAAGAAAGAGGATGTTGAAAAGAAAATGAGATTGTTTGATAAACCGTTGTTTAAAAATACAGATGATTCATTTACATTCACGCCTTTAAATAATAACACAACCACATTTATGTTTACTAATTAATATGGAAAGAACAGTCAACTCATTTCCTATCCAAAGACTACCACTCAGTAAAAAAACCGAAGAATGGCGAAAAGACTGCGTGGATTACATTATTGGAATATCTGGCATAGCTTCGTCCGAAAGTATACCTGATGAAGAAGAAATGCAAAGCTATTATGATTTATATAATAGTATATACAATGAAAAAGACCTAAAGTATGTTACAAATCCTTTCAATCAAGATGATGGCTTTCCAGCAATGGCACAGGATTATAATATCATACGTCCAAAAGTAGATCTATTATTAGGTGAAGAAACAAAACGTCCATTTAACTTTAGAGTGTGCCGTACTAGTGATATTGCTAGTAGTGAAGTACAAGACAAAGCTAAACAGATGCTGTTGAATTATATGCAAGCTGCTATGCTTGCTAAATTAAGCCCAGAAGATCAAGCTAGATTTCAAGAAGGATTACAAACAGGCGAAATTCAAACACCAGAACAAATACAGAAGTATTTAACAAAGGATTACAAAGATGCAGCAGAAACAACAGCATATCAAAGCTTATTATTCTTACTTAAGAAAGAAAACATTTCTCATGAATTTATGAAAGGCTTTAAAGATGCACTTGTTGCAGGACTTGAAGAGTATTACATAGGAATTAGAAATGGTGAACCAGTTATTAAAAGAATCAATCCTAAAGATTTTAAGTATCCTGCAGAAGAAGGCATTGAATTTATTCATGATGCATCTTGGTGTTGTTATAGATCATTAATGTCATGGAGCCAAATATATGATCAGTTTTATGATAAACTGGATGAAAAGCAATTAAATGAATTGTTAGAAATAGTAGATCAAAAACCTACATCTGGATTTGGTCCAGACAAAAGTCCAGTAGATGATTTTGTTCATTATAACTTAAAATCATACAATAAATTACCAGACCATAATCCTTATGGAGATCCAGATAACATTGTAGTTTATCATGTATGCTGGAAATCACTTAAAAAGATAGGGTTTGTTACAATAATAGATCCTGAGACAGGTATGCCGGATGAAATACAGGTAGATGAATATTATAAACCTACTGGTGAAGAAATCAATGTTGAATGGAAATGGATTATTGAAGCATGGGAAGGATACAGAGCAGGCGATGATCTTTACTTTGGTATGCAACCATTAGAGTACCAATTCCGTAGAGGAGACAATTTAAATAGTGCTAAATTACCATACACTGGTGCAGCTTATAGTAATACAAATACTAAAGCCAAGTCATTAGTTGCTATTATGAAACCACTACAATACATGTATATCATACTTTGGTATCGTCTTGAAATGGCAATAGCTAGAGACAAAGGAAAAATACCTGTAATAGATGTTACTCAAATACCTAAGAGTATGGGTATAGATGTAGATAAGTGGATGCATTACTTAGGGGCACTTGGTGTAGCATTTGTCAATCCATACGAAGAAGGTTGGGACATTCCTGGTAGAGAGGGTGGTAAACCATCACCATACAATCAATGGACTTCTATTGATGCAAGTATGTCTAATACTATTAATACGTACATTCAATTACTTGCGAAGATTGAAGAAATGGTATCTGAATTGTCCGGAGTAACAAAGCAAAGACAAGGATCTATTTCTAGTAATGAGCTAGTGGGTAATGTAGAAAGATCTGTAGTTCAATCTGCTCATATTACTGAGCCATGGTTTTGGTTACATAATCAAATTAAAACACATGTATTATCAATGTTATTAGATAGTGCCAAGTTTGCATGGAAGGATGATAAAAAGTATTTAAATTATATATTTGATGAGGGTACTAGAACATTCTTGCAAATGGATGACAATTGGTCATATGAAGACTTTGATATTTTTGTAACTGACAGTACCAAAGAAAGTCAAGCCATTGAACAACTTAAGAGTCTTGTACAACCAGCTATGCAGAATGGTGCATCATTGTTAGATGCTGCTGAAATATTTACTAGCGACAATTTAAGTGTAATCAAATCCAAATTACGAGACATAGAAAACAACAGATTGGAGCAACAACAAGCAATGCAAGAACAAGAAAATCAACAACAGCAACAGCTTGTTGAAATGCAGAATCAAGTTAAGGAAGAGGAGCTTATGCTTAAAGAAGCTGAACTTGATCTTACTAAATATAAGATTGATCAAGATAATGCTACTAAGATTACTGTAGCTCAATTAAATGCATATAGAGGATCTGAAAATATGGATCAAGATATGAATGGTGTACCTGATGTAATTGAAATTGGTAATCAAGAAATAGCTAGACAAAAAGCTGTATCTGATGCTATGAGCAAACAAATGGATTTAGCAAACAAGGCTAGAGCTGAAGAAAATAAGAAAGAACTTGAAAAGCGTAAAATTGCTGCACAAGAGAAAGCTGATAAGTTAAAAGCTACAATTGAAAAAGAAAAGATAGCTCTTGAAAATAGAAAATTGCAAGAGGCTAAGAGATTGCAGAAGATGAAAGATGATGCGGCTTATAAGAGAGAACAATTAAAAGCAAAGACTGCTTTAAAAAATAAAGTAGTTGGTGAATCTAAATCTAAAAAATAGGAGGACTAATTATGGCGTGTAAGGGAGGCTCTAAAAAGGGCGGAAAAGGTAAACCGGGTAAGACAGGTAAGTAAATATTACTAGTATGAAATGGAAAGATCTATCTCTTAA